TAATCATCATGACTGACGCGCAGGGTGGCAACGCTGCCCGGCAGCGTATTCAGATTAAAATTCCTGAAAAATATAAAGGACTCGATGAAGCTGTATGGAAAGATCTTGAAGAATATCTATTTGTTGGGTTTTTATCAAGCCCAGCTAACCTCATAGGCAATAGTTTTGTCTTTAAGACTCTAAACCATCAAGAAATCAGAAATATCAACTATATGCGTCCCCCGGGCGCAGCAGAAACCAATGTTCAGTTTAAAGCGGCATTTATTGCATATAGCTTATTCGTAGCTATGGGTAGAAATGTGTTGTTCAAGAGAGCTGAGAACATTGATAAGCTTATTGAACTTATATCTAAAATCCCGTCAGCTTATCAAGATAAAATAGTTGACAATCTGAATTTTCTGAATAAAAAAGCACATAGACTTCATCCGCTTGTTGAAGCCTATGTACATGAGTCTAGATCTAGGTATAAATGGCTGTACTTAAAGAAGCTTCCGATCCATTCGCTTGAAGCCACCGGCATCCCCGGGACATCAGAGCTAGGGATGAATTATTGTCAGCAAACATGGATCGCCATGAATGAGGCACTAGACGAGAAAAATGATGCTGAAACTGATTGGAACCACGCGAAATTTATCGGATCGTGTTTCGCCGGGAAAGGAATGATGTCTGTTGATGAACAAGACAGAGCTAGGAAGAATAGGGAACGTCAAGAAATCGAAGAAAATAAGATAAATGTTTTGCGTGAGTATATCGGTGCCAGTTCAGGTAAGCCCGTGGAGTCTCTTCAGGGAACCATAACTTTGCCGGACGGACGGCGTGCTGTTGTTGAAGGACGTTTCAAAGCAGAGACAGCAGAAGAGTTAGCAGACCAGTTATCTTCGGCTTTATCTGGTGAAAAGGATTGGCATGATAAAGCTGTTGCGGATCATTTCCGTCGTGTCAAGGTAGAACGGGAAGTCATGGCAAAACAGAGCAGGCAAATTGCAGCTATACCAAACCGATTACTGACAGCCGGTACGCCAACAGCTGGGGGAGGCGCCAGAGTTTTGAATCGGGAAGACGCTGACGAGTATGTGAAGCGAATGCAAGCTTTGATGATTCATCCTCCTATAGAGGCTTCTTCCCCTCCCGATATATCCGCAGCGGATATTGACCGGTCAGGCCTAAGAGGTAGATAAAATGGCTGAAAAAACCACCGTCGATGTTGGTATTAGGGCTAAAGTAGACGAGAAGTCACTTCTTCAGGCCGAGAGAGAATTCAAAGAATTACAGCGTAAGCTCAGGGGGATGAATGTTGACTGGACAAAGGTTGCAAAACAGACGACATCCATTACATCGGAACTTCGTGTTATCTCGGACGCTGCTGCTGCATTTGCTAAAAAACTCGGCACAGCAGCCACGTCTAGTCTTGGGAAATTTGGGAAATTAGCGGATGAACTTGAAGTAGCTCATGATAAAGCAGGGGAACTATTAGAAGCGTATGGAAAGGCTGCTCCCGGCGCAAGGAAAGGGATAGCCGAGCAGATAGGAGTACAATTAAAAAACACTAAACTCCTAACTGACCAAATCAACAAGGAACGTTTAGTTCGCATAAAAGAGATTAAACAACTTGAAAAGCTTACAAGAACTCAGATTAAATATAAAGAGAGGCTTGAAGAAGCTGCTAAATTCAATACAAGCGATATGTGGAGTGGAATTAAGGATAAAATAATTGGAGGGTTAAAAAGTGGAAGTTTAAAGGGAGTTATCAGTGGGGTTGGCGGTGACATTCGGAAAGGAGTTGAGGGGAGAGTTGCCCGTGGTGGTTTGGAAAAAGCTGGAGGAGTTGGAGCTGAGGCCGGAATTGCTGTAATAGGTAGACTTGGGGCGGTAGTTGGCGTTGCTGCTGCTGCTATTGCTGGATTTGCTGCTGTGGTTGAGATAGTTAAAAAAGCCAGTGATAGTATGACCACATTGAACAAGGCATTAATTCAGGGAGTTGGGTACGCTAACGACATGGTTGGCGACGCCAGTGGGTATCGGGCTGTTATGGATGAGATGCGAGATTCAGCCATTGGCGCTCATTGGTCTATGCTGAGATTTGGGAAAAGTTCTGAAGATGTTCTAAAGATAATAAACTCATATGCGAAAGCGTCTACCGGGTCTATTGTTAAAACAAGACAGGCGTTTGCAGAAATGGGAGACGTTGGAAGGCAGATGGAACAGTTTGCCACCAGTGCAATAGTATATGGGAGAGCCCTTGGCATGGAGGCCGAGGAAGCGGCTTCTATGATGGGTCAGTTTCAGACAGAAATGGGATATGGTGCCAGTCAAGTTCAAGATCTAATGCAAGGCATTGTTAAATCAGCAGCCACGGCAAACATGCCTATGACGAAGTTTATGGAGATCTTCAAATCTGTTACACCAGAAGTTGAACTATATAGAAATAGACTTGAAGAGCTCACCGGGACGATCAAATTACTGTCTAAAACCATGAGTCCAAGAGATGTTAAACAATTCATGGATGCTTTCTCAAGGGGGTTTAGCGGAGTCGATTATAAACAACGTTTGAAGACTGTATTCGTTGCTGGAAAAGGTTTTGTTGACAAGGCTTTGGAGGAGGGGTTTAAGACAAGAGGTGGGTCTTTGGCAAAGAGTATGGGGGCCGACGTAGGTGAATTTCAAGTAGCGATGCGAGGCGGTGAAGAAGGTATGGCCGCCTTAATAAATCGGTTGCAAGCATCGGGGAAGCAGTTGTCTGGAACTCAGATTGGTGAAGCTATGAAATTAGCTTCATATGAAGCGACTCGTAAAAAAGGCGGTGAGCTAAATCTGGCAACGGCTCTTCGTGGCGCTGGTATAGGTGAAACATATCAAATTTTAAAGAGAGTGAGTCAGAGGTTTGGGAAAGGATTTGATGGATTAAACGAACATGTAATCGCCCAGCTTGGGATAAGCAATGAGCAATATGAAGCGATGCGTAAGACGCACTCGTCCATGGAGATATGGAGTGATCAAATACAAAAAGCTGGGATGACAAGTAGCAAGAGCCTGAATGAAGGAATAGCCAGGCGTATGATGGCCCTTAATAAATCGGTTACTAGCCAGGAAGAAGCGTTAAGAATTTTTTCAAGTTTGAACAAAGAAGAGCAGGAAAAGATTTTATTTGAGGCTTCGGCTGAGCATATTGAAGCTATGGACGTTCGGCAGACTATGGAAGACTTGGCTGCTGAGCAAACCACAGCGACGTTGTCTATAGACGATAAGATAACCAATGTACTCGGGTTTCTACTCGAAAAAATATACAGTGCATTTCAGCCGTTACTTGATTTTCTAGATGGTATATACTCTTATCTTGTGTCGCCTGAAAATTCCCGACAAGCAGTCGCCACCGCAAAAGATTGGACAAAAGATTATATTGATAAATCGAACTTGATGGCAACTGGATTTGAGACGGATGCAGCAAAATATGCTGACGCCATAAAGAAAACTGAAGATCCTGAAAATAAAAAATTTTTACAAGAGCAGCTTAAACTTTCACAAGAGTCAGCAACAAGGCAAAGGGCACTTGCTGAAGATGCTAGAATATTTGGTGAAGCAGTCGCTACAAGAGCCAGAACAGGTGGCATCGGAGACGCTGCTGGTGTTCTTGACCCTGCATATTTTACCAAAAATATGCAGGAAATTTTTGATCAGATTAAATACGGTGGAAAATTTTCCGAAATGTCCGATAAAGATGCAGCCAAATGGTATGAATTAACAAGTAGGGGGGTCAATCTTTCCGAAGAAGATGTAAAATGGGCCCAGAGGTCATTTGGTGAGACTATGGGTGTGAAAGGAATAATGGAACTTGGACAAAGAATAACAGAGGAGCAGGGTCCAAGTGAAGAAGCAGCTAGGATAGCTGGGTATAAAGGTCTGACTCGGAGACCAGGAACCTATGGGGTAGGTATAACCAGTAAGAAGAATGAAAAAGACGCAGCCGCAGCCGCAGCCGCAGCCGCAGCCGATGTTGCGCCAGGTTTTTCTGAGAAATATTTCGCAGGAAAGGGATCCACCGGAGCTGGAGCGGTTAAAGCTGGTACTGGAGCTATGGCGGGCGTTCTAGTCCCGACCGGTTCCCCTACAGAATCTGTTGACACAAAAGCTGTTGTAGCTACTGCTGAAACAGCGAAAGTTCAGTCAGACACGCTTACCGAATCGTCTAAAATCTTGGATAACATTCATACCCAGCTCATGGGTATTAGCATGAATACTGATAGCATTAATAAACACTTAGATAAGGTCCAACTGATAAAGAGTAAATTCTTGAATGAAATTGTTGGCGGTGGGAAGAATATTAGAGATACACTCAATGATGTCTTATCTGATAACCTAACAATCTTTTTGTTTGCTTTACTTACAGGAATGTCCGACGGAAACAAAAAATTTATAAGTGAAAACTCTGCTGATCTCGTAAAAGCAGGCGTACGTATGGATAAATTAATCAACGCCCCAGGCAGTGACTGGGGCTCGGTTGGCGTTGAAAAATTTAAGAATGAAGTTGATCCGGTTACTTATGCAACTATGGATTTTGGTGGGTCCATTCCAGTCACAGGAAACTACAGACTTCAACAAGGTGAATTCGTTTCTCCAAGGGGAGAAAAACCTGGAAAAAGCGTGACAGTAAACGCGACCATAAATGTGAATGGCGCACAAGACCCAAGGGCTATAGCTGTGGCTATACGGGAAGAGTTATATCGTCAGTCTGAGCGTCCATAACGACTTTTTACACGTTGTGTGCATTAATTCTATTTAGAATTAATGCACACAATAGATAATAAACTTCAGATGACCAGGGTTCAATAACATGCCACGCATACATCTCCCACGTATGCCGTTTCCATCAGCTAACGAGGCTTCATCGGTTGGTAATGGAATCGGGCGGGCTATGCTATTCCAGGTTACTAAAGTCGGAGAACATGGTCCTTTGTGGCCATATCTTCTTGCTTTACATGTGAACCCTGAATCTTTACAAGAGCAATTCAACAAAAACAAGAATGTTGTGATGACAAGAGGCGGATTTGTTGAATTTGTTTGGCCAGATGAACTAGATACCTTATCTGCTGATGGATCAACAGGAGCGTTCCTCGGTCCAGACTCTGGGTTAACATCAGATTCTGAAAGCTTTGATTATGGGCCCGGGCGTGGGGCTGGCATCATTCGGCACTTCAGAGGACGACGCGGAACTATGGCATGGGAGCGCACTCAAGACCTTCTTGATTTGTTTAGGTCCAATGGTCAGATTTTCGGTTCAAATGGGGCCCCGGTTTTACGTAGTCAAATTATGTGCATGTATGATCGTGGAATTTATAATGGGTATTTTGCCACTTTCGAAATATCTGAAACTTCAGATACTCCGTTTCAGTTCAAAGTATCATGGGAATTCAAGGTTGTAGGGACAGTATACAACCTTCCAGTGCAAAACATGGTTCCTCTTGTGGAGGAGACACCAGGGGTGACTGAAGCTGACATCGAGCAGCACTTCATAGACTTAAAGAACCAAAGTCAGCCTACGGATCCGGAAGTTGACGCTATTCTGAAAAACTCTTCAGAAAGTTAGGGTTGACTTATTAACCCAACTGTTACTGTTGCTTCTGAAAGTCATCTAGAAAACGTTTCAGATGAATAATTTTAAGAATCTTAAATATAAATATTCCATGAACCCGGAAGTTTAAATTTCGATAAGGTGAAGGCTTTCATAAACGGATTTTCATGATGAGTTCAGAAAAGTCGTTCCAAGATTTGTTGGAGAGCCTGAGAATTATTGGATTTCATCCGGCTGTGGGTTTTGAAGGTCTCGATGGAGCATTTGTTACCATAACATCTTCTACAAATTGGAAGACTATGGTAATAGGCCTAATCCCGCCGCCGAATAACATAAATTATTATCCAGTGATGAGATGTCCAGCGGTTGTTCCCCTTGCTGAAGCTCCTCCACAGGAGAGAAAGCCAAAAAATACGTCAAAAAAGAAGGGAAGCGGCGTTGACGCTAAACAAACAACATCATTTAGTCGGGATGAATTTCGTCAAACTGTCATAGACGAATTTACCAGACTAACTGGGTCTTCGCCATCAGATGAACTCTTGTCTCTTCTTTGCGCCCACGCCTGGGCTGAAATGGGAGCTACGTCAGGTTGGTTTAGAAGAGATGGAACGTATGTCAAAGCTCCTCTTTTGAGAACTCTTAATAATAATATAGGCGGAGTCCATGCAGGCCCAGGTTCTATAGAAGGAGACACGGTCGAGATTCCTGGAACCGGGAATAATGTTTTCTACGTAGATTCTCATGGGGTGACACACGAACTTGACCCGAAAACTGGAAAACCTATAAAACCAAACGATACAATATGGGCTATGCCTGGAACAGGAAGACTAGCTGGAAAAATGGTAGTGGCTGACCCGACCAAATCAGGAAATAAAAAATTTTATGAAAACTTAAAACGGGAAAATACTTATATTGATACCGACACATCAAAAGGGGTTCCATACCTTGTTGCATTCCGTTCGCATGGAACTATGCAGGATGGTGTTTCATCATGGCTGAGTCTTTTAGTTAATAGATATCCTGGGTTTAAGGATGCTAAAGATGCTGAACAGTATGCAACGGCGTTACTAAACGGTAAAGACGGTTCCGCATACTTTGATAAAACAATTGGGCCAACTAGCATTGGAGGTAGTGGGTTCTATATTAAGAGTCTTGAAAAACAGTTACAATCTTACAGAAATGAATATCCCGATGACTCGAATTCCAGTATGACTAATCTGTCTTCTGTAGACCCCAACCAGCGTATCCAGGCATTTGGTGGGTCAACGGATCCCGAAGACCCGTTAGGTTCAATTTGGGGTCGAAATATATCAGCAGATACAGCGAGATTTGAGAAATTACAAGAAAACATAGAAATGTTTTCTCATTCCATAACTCTCATGGAACAGATTCCCCCTCTAGTTTTGCTTATCAATCCGCAGGAATTCAAAAGAAATTATGAAAACGCTGTCGATTTTGGGATAAAAACCAGAAACGGAAATATTGTTCATACATGGTTGGAACGACCGGTAAGAATAAATGCCAGTGGGGTGAGCGCTGCCCAATACGCCATACCTACTGACATATCTGGAGGCCTAACTAATTACAATCGTGTTCATAGCCTTAGCTATAGAAATTTGATGTCTCTTGTTCTTTTGTATAAGAACAACGGCGTGCTCTATGGATTTCCCGGTGAATCTGACGGAACTGCGTCTTTGGTTGGATCCGTTTATATAATATATGATGATCACTTATATATTGGATCTTTTGATTCGTTTGCTATAACAGACGCCGCGGATAAACCGCACAATCTTGCATATTCCTTCGAGTTTACTGTTCGATACGATATCCATAGGAGTTGATATGCCTCGTGTTTCAGCCTTCAAGGGTACCTGGGAAGAAAACCGAAGGCCGTATATTACTATGGCTCCTGATGCATATGTTGCTATACAGGGTCAGACTACTGTTGTTACCTGTGGCGAATGCATGAAAGAAGTCAATCTGAATAAATATATCACCGGAATATCTACTGAAGCGTCAGTTGATTCTCCACCCGGGTCTGCTACAGTAAATCTTTCTATTCCGGATACTGATGTCAACGAGTTTTTTGTCGAGGGAAACTTTGTCATCATCCCAATGATGGAACTTGAGATTTATGCAAAAGGGTATTATACAGTAGGAGGAATCCCTCAGTATTATAGAATCTTCTTGGGGATGGTTATTAATATATCTAAAAGTTGGTCTAACGGAGTGACAACATATACTTTGTCGTGTAAGGATATCTTACACTGGTGGGAGAAGACTAACGTAATTCTCAACCCAGCTTTTGTCGGTCCAGAAGGCGCGAGTACTAATTATACCCTGTTCCAAAATCAATTCGCTGGTTTAAACCCATATACGATCATTGTGTCATTAGCACGTGAGTCAATGGGAGACTTTTCCATTACTGACGGCTCCTATACATCTTTTAAACCTGAAGTTGGCCCGGAAGAGGCTGTTGTGGGAAATTATGCCAAAGATGTGATGGCATATTGGCAAATGAAATTTGGAAACATATGGAACTCTCTTGTTCTGTATGGAACATCTGGAATTGCATATACATTCGAAGGGGACGGAGATATATCCCCACTTCGGATATCGCATTCAATATTTAAAAACGAAGTTGATATTTTAAACGAGAATAAAGAAACAGCTGAGTTTAAGGTCCAGCCTCATGAAATTACAGCGTTTAAGAAAGAACTAGACAGAGCTGGCGACGTTCAGTTTTTTCAGAATGACACACAAAGCAAGTTATCTGTTGCTTTGCAGGCGAGAGATCAGATCCAGTATGAATTTTATTGCGACACGACCGGCGACATCGTGTTTAAGCCACCGTTTTACAATCTTAACGTTATCCCGAATAAACCCGTCTCTTGGATTCAGGATTTTGAAATTATTGATGATAACATAAATGATTCTGAGCAGGAAGTTGTTACCCATATGACGTCGAGCGGCAACGCGTTTGGCGGAGTTATGGACTATGGTCTCAATACCGACATCACAGTTCCCAGAACCGGTGTGGTTGACTGGCATCTACTGAAACGGTATGGATGGCGTCGAATGGACTTTCAGTGTGAATGGGCTGGGAATCCCAGAAAACTATTCTGGTTCCTTGTTGATATGATAGATCGTGTTAATGCAAAGCGGCACAATGGAACTATAACCATTCCCATGCGTCCAGAAATTCGTATGGGGTTTCCTGTATGGATTCCGTATTATGATTCGTTTTTCTATGTAAACGGGGTATCCCATAACTTTTCGCCTGGGGGTCAAGCAACAACTACTTTAACTTTAGTGGCTAAGCGTTCTAAATTTATAGCCCCATCGAATATGGGAAAAATCGAAAGGGTTTCTTCACAAAAAAAGAAAGAAGAAAAAAACAACGCCACTAAAGTATGGAATATCAATACTTATAAAATAAGCTTTGATGGGGGGATCGGGCAGACAGCCGGTCTTGGATCAGAAAATATACAGGGTGAACCAAGCAATACACCGTTAATTATCAGAGACCCAAATACTGGAAAAATTCTTGGATACCCAAACGTTGTTATGGTGTATAGAACAACGTATGATGACAAATCTCTGGCAAAGACCACATCAGAAAAAGGAAGCGCTGCTGGAAGAAAAGGTGGTAAACCTGTAGAAAGGCCAATGAAGTTCAAGTATGACAAGGTTGTAAGAGAAACTTTCAAACAATTAAATGATAATCGTAGGGCCGGAATTTTACAAAGGATCAGATACCATAGGTATGAGGCTGGTATGACGAACTCCGGCCTCTATGATTATGCTGTCGATACTAGTGGTGACTTCAAAGAAATGGTTTTGATCCCAGTTACTTCTGTCGTATGGGGGGATAAATCGTCAGACCCAGCCGACAAGAGCGGAGCTCTATCTGGGAACCCCTCGATACCAAAGGCGAACGGTAAGTCTAAAGCTAGCGCCCCTGACGCAGCAACAGATCCACCACCAGCTGATTCTCAGGTAAATAATGGCTTTGATGGATATCCAAATGCTGAATCGTATATGGCAAATCGAAATTCTGAACTTGATAAAAGAATAGCTGAGCTGAGAAAAAGTCTTGACTTTGTTAATCCTGGACGAAGAAGATCAGGTTCAGGTTATGACTCAAACAACGGGCTGAAACCGCAGGTGATCGCCAAGAAAAGAGAACTCGGTAAAGCCCAACAAGATTTAAACCAAACAATTGTCAAAAACCATAAGGGAAAAACACAAGCCACTTTGGAGCCAGATAAGTATACTGCAGATGAAAAACAAAAAGCATCTTTGGTTGATTCCATAAGGGCTGAAATTGATGCTCTTGAGAAGCAAATTGCTGAAATTGAAAAGGAGATCTATACATTAAGAGCATCTAAAGACGGGTTTAAGATATTAAATAATTTAAATGTTTCTGTTAGACCTGTATCTGACGAATTTGGTTTTGAGGTGATAGGTCATCATAGATACGGAAGGGGTGTTTTTATAGATAGAGGACAACTCAGGCTTAAGTTTGCTGCTTCTGAGAATAGCCCTGGGGCCAATAGTATACAAATTCAGTTTTCTCCTTCTGGAGGAATGATCACAACCAATCCCCCAACAGACCTGAAAAACGCAAGTCAACCATTGGCTGCAGAGACGTTTGAGACTATGCAGCCGGAAGATTGGATTACAGGAGCTTCAAATAACGGATCGTTTACAACATTGACTAATGTTAACACGTATTCATCTGCAATAAATCATGCGATAAGTGCAAACTCAAACATCGGGGCTGTTTTCATTGAAGCCGATGCAACCAGGAGAGCAAAAACATTTTGGGAACTTCAACCAACTATGGCTAATGGACTAGATGAAGTCGGATTCCCTAACTGTAGCTGCACAATTGGGAGGTTTCAATGGTTTTCAATTTTCCCAAGGAATGTTCTCGATGAAATTTTGTCACCGTCTAGGTCTACAACTTATAAAACTAACGCGAATCCGTATACACTCCAGGGATTTGTATACAAGGATGCGTTCACAGGAGAAGACACAAACGCCATTGAATCAGTTAGAATGCGCCCCATCTCTTCAGACTCAGAGTCCACCATTGAAGATATAAAAAAGAATGAGAAATTTGCCATCTATTCGAAAAAAGATGGGGACGGGAATGTTATAGATTCTTTTAGAGAAAAGGTAGGAGAGAATTCTTACCCTCCGGCTCAGTATGACGTTAAACCTTCATCTGCTGGAAAAGCGAGTGAAAGAGCGAAGGATTATGACGTTGGATTGGAAAATACTGTTAAGATGAGCGGGAACGATGATCCAACAATCGGGGTCACGAGTTTCCCGGACTTTTTTAAAAGATTAAACGAATACTTGACCAATAAATTCATGGACGATCTAAACTCTAATGAAGACCGCGAGGCTTTAAACAGCGGCTCGGATTTGAATGCTGAATATGAAGAATACGATCCAGCATTCAATTCTACAGACTATATAGACCCAAATAGCGTTTTGGGAGCTTCTGGCGGATCCTTGTTTGACAGAGTCTCATTGGGGGACCCTCAAGCTTTGCAAACTCTTCAAGATCAAATTAATTGGGACTGGAGCAATACAGAGGCAGCTTATGATGACTTTGCTAAAACAGCAGATGAACAGAACAAACGTCTCGCGCAAGTCGAAGATGATTTTAAACAATGGAAAAGAAATCTAAGTCAACAAGGTTTTACTAGAAGTTTGGCAAGCAGTGTTGCACAGCACGGGGTAGGCATAAGCACCAGTGGTACCGGCTTTTTTGGAGGAGGGGAAACATTCACAAATCAGCCAGAACCCATAGGTTCTACCACTAATGAAACTAGCGGGAAGCCACCTCCAGGTCAGCCACAGCCAATAACCCCCGCCCCATTCACAACACCACCGGTCGTCATAACCGATCCATTTGAATTTGCAGGCCCAACAAATCCAGTTTATGAAACTGTTCATGATAGCGGAGAAGTTCCACCAAGTCCACGTTCTCCGAAGACTAACCCCTAACCGTGAACTGTTTCAACAAAACGTTTATCACATTTTCCTGGATTTAGTAAAAACAGGACCGCCTGTTCCACAAATCTATTGATCGGTTCAATAGTGCATAATGATTGAAATGTATACCTATCTATCATATGACGTATTTCTTTTACTATGAAAGTTGCAATGATAGATATTTCTCCGTTTTTTGACTTATCTAAACAGCATTCGCTTTTGTTTTGTCTTTGTATATAATTCAGTAAATCTTTATCTGATGTGTATAAACTAATGCAAACACTGTGACCAGTATTGATAGGGACGTTGTTTAGCGTCTCTATATTCCATTTCCCTTTTTCTAGGATTTCCCCGTTTATTGTTACGGCTTGGATAATCAACACGATTGATATTACAATAGTAAGGTTAGAGTGACGCATGCCCCCGAAAGATTTTGGCCCTCCAGTTCCAGATCCGAATATTGGCGGAGTACGACAGAGATCACTTCAGTCCAGGGACGCGCATACATTTCTTTGGACTGGACATATAATTCATGTGGATGTTGAGACGATGGTTTGTTCTGTCGCTCTCCATCTTGGAGCAGCTAAAGAATGGCATGATGTACCACTTCCGGCTCCAGCTGGAAGTGGGCCACGATCTTGGGCGGGGTGCATACCAGAGCCCGGGACAAAGGTGTTGGTTGAATGGGCAGAATTTGGTAACCGAAACTTTAGACCACAAATTGTTGCTTTTTTAACGACTGGGACGTTTCCGGCCAGGCAATATGAACCGTTTTCAGTATGTGATCCGCAGGAAGCCAAAGAAGCCATTAGAATCATACCTGATTTAGCAAAAGATCCAAGATATAACCTCGATACGATTCGTCTAAAAGCCAGAAAGGCCTATAGCGGAGATTTTCTGGCATCATCGAGCCAGGGAGCCGATTTTATTCTTGATAGGGACTCAACCCTCCAAAATAGAGCTGGAAATGAATTTAAACTAAGAGATTCGGATCAAACGTCTATACTACAGACTATAAATGAATTCGTCAGCAGTGGGGCCGGATTTTATAGACGTGGTTTAATTCGTAGGAATGCCTTTAATCTACTTCCAGACTTACTTCTCTCTGTTAAAGACAGAGAGCCAGGTATGATTGGGTCAAAGACAATAGAAGACGTTTTATATGAAAAGACTAAGGATATTCAGAATGAAGACGGTATTTGGTCAACTGTTCTGGTTGACCAAATAGACCCAGCAAGCTCTGCTTTTTCAATTCTTACAAACTTCGGGTTTATTGACTCCACTGGCAAGGTGACCCTACCAGACCAAACTGACCCTATATATCCATTTGTTGTCACGTCGGATGGTCGTCGTCAAAGCTATATAGTTCATGGAACCCATGACAAACGTTTTGATGAAACAGACGAATGCTATGTTGAAGACCGTTCCGACATCTTTCATACTCACAATGGGGTGATGTCTGTTACGGAGGAGGGCGATGGGATACAAGTAGATAATCTTTTGAAACGTGTTTTCATTGAGGACGTGAAAGGAACTGTTGTAGGAAACGATCCATTTTCGGACGCCGGCCGGGCTTTATACTCCAGAATTTTATCCATGTCGATGTTCAAATCAAATGATGACATGGAAAGTCCACAGGCAGAACTTTTTGCTGTTGACACAGCACAAGAACCGTCTCAAGCAGATACAATTGCTTTAGCCAGACTTTTTAGGATAAGCCCCCCAATAGATGATGCTGTAGAATACGTCTTTGCCGTTACAAAGGAGGGACGTGTATTTTGGAATGTGCCTGCTGCCAGGGGGTCCATGCAATCGGTTGATGTCAACACGATTGGAGGGGTAAAAGCTTTTCTTGGGGCGAATTCTGATAGGGTCAGTTTAAATCTAAGGACGCTTGGAGGGGTGAAGCTTGATCTTGGATCATTTAAAGACGATTCATCTGACGGTGAAGACTCTGTATCTGTAGATGTCACTTATCGTGGCAAGGTCAAAACAACCTACGCTGGCCTTCAGGGTCGAGAAACAGTGATTTCTGGAACTGAGTATGTTTCGGTCGGCGGGTCACATGTCATCAGCGCAGGAAGTGGCCAGGTTATTATGTGTGGGGGTGTTTCAGCACTTGAAGCTGAAGGGGCCCGTAGAAATATTGGCACTGGTGGATACGTACTTCGTAGTCTTGGTTCTTATGACATTACATGTTTGGATAAAGCTTCTGAGTCGTTTGCTAGACTACGAATAACAACGACTTATACAGGTTGTACAAAGATGACAGTAGCCGGCGTCGATTCAACAACCGTTGTTGCTGGTACACATAGCACTACTGTGGTGGCTGGTGCTTACGCAGTAACAGTTGGAGCTGGTACGCTAACCATGACCGCTGGCGGAGCCGTATCAGTTACATCAGGTGGGGCTACGGCGATAACTTCTGGCGGGGCGATAACCATGAATGCAACTGGAGCTATTTCTTCACTTGCAGCTGGGGTAAACATGATGGCTTCTGGGTCAATGGCCTTGGTCCAAGCCCCCATGGTGAAAATCGGGATGTCTGTTGTTGGGAATGTGGTGACTGGGGTTATGGGGCCCCCGATTCCATCTCTGGATTACATTACCGGTATACCCTTAATGGGTATGCCAACATGTCTCATAGGCCCCTGATGCCACTTGACCCTATTTCCGTTGGTGCTCTTGTCAGGACTGGGCTTCTGTCGGCTGGGGCTATCGGTACTGGAAGTGGTAGGTTAACACTTGGCCTGACAAATGCTTTATGTACATATGGCAAAACCGCCATGAATGTAGGGACGATTGATATTGGGACTGCCGGTGCTGGTAAGGGAATCGGCATTGGCGTGTTAATCCCACAGTCAATTTTGTTTACTGCGCTCTCTGGATTTTTGCCTGGACACGGAATTTCCGGACTTTCAATGCCACAGATCGCGCTTGGGGTATCTATTGGATACTCGACAGCTTTATCGACAGCTATAATAAACACGTTACACCCATCTGTCGGGGTTGGGACCGGAAAACTGCAGATTACACCTAATACTACAGCAGCTGTTGGAATATTCACGGCAGCTTTTCTTAGTGCCGGAATGACCGGTACGGCCGCCCCCCGATTAGCGACGGCCATAGCTAAAGCATTAGACTCTGTCCTGCCAACGGCTATTGGGATAATAGCTATCGCTGGACCGCCAAGTATAATACCCTCTTCAGGTATTGGATCTGGTAAGTTATTATAACTCCCTTGTGAGTATCGTCCAACATGACTCTTGATATGAGTGGTATTCTGTTAGAAGGTATTCGCTATAGTACTGGTAACAATGTTTATACACATCCTCCAGACAGTGTCTTAATTAGTCAAAACATTTTAAATACAATGACTGAACGGGCCGAGTATGCTGTCATTGCCGGCTCATTGGACCCAGCTAAAAATGAATTGGACATTGCAGATCCGAGTTTGCTGTTTTATTGGACAAGGAATGACCCAGGAATTGTGAGATTTGACTATGACACCTTTTCTGGTAGATGGCTATCAATGCCAGGGATGGCTCCACGTGCCGTTGGGGATCTATCAAACAGCACTCGTCTAACAATTCCAGTTCCGGATCCTTCAAAAAAAAGCTCCGCCCCATTCGATTTATATATTGATGAAACTCCGCGCATTTCCTTTTCATTAGTTTTTGTAGGATCCGGAGCTTTTTCAGATCCATCCAGTCTACCATCTCTCACTGTTGAAGTGAATAGTAGCGGACAGCTAAATTTTAGTGCTGTTGACACAGTTTTACATCAGAATAAACCAGTCCTGTTCACGGGACAGTCATTTGTTTCGAGAATGCAAAGTAAGGGAGCAATCGGGTCGTTACCAGCTTTTTCTACAACAGATTACCGCATTTTCATGAATCCGAGGCCAGCTTCGGGTCAGACCCCGAGAATCCGGATCGGATACGGACCATATTTAACCCCGATCGAAGTTCCAACAGAGAGTTCTATGGGATCCGTCTCTATTGGAACGGTATTGTGGTCGGCTGATACCGGAAAGCTAAAGTTCTCTGCAGCTGATATAACAGCAAATCCTGAAGAGACTGTCTATTATGACGGTTTGTTTATTGGATCGGCTGCTTTATCAAGACAAAGTGGGATAACTTTATCGTCTGGATGGCCGAATCCATCGTTCAACATTCCTGTGGCAATTGGTAGCGATGATTCTGTCAAGTTTATTGTATTTGCCGAAAAAAGTGGAAATATCAGAAACTATTTTTCGTGTGCACAGATTTTTCAATCCTCTAATGGGTATCCATCCAATCCTCCGTCTGCTGGGTGGTTTTATCTAGATAAAGACACTGGAAACGTTTTTCTGTCGGCGTCTGATGTCACCAGTTTTCGTTTGTGGACCTTTGGATATGTTGATGCATTGCTGTCTGTGGGGGCCCCTGGTGTCGCCGTTCGGATGAGGAGATCTGGGGCTAACGGCCCAGGACCATCTGTAGCACCAGATTTCACGGTCATATATAAAGTTTCTCAACTTTTAACCGATAATATTCCTGGGTTTCCATTCATGATGCTCCCGACAGTTCCTACCGTTAACTCGAATCTTAAGCTGAAGGTCGAGATGGGGACTGGTAAATATGTTGGAAATCTTGTTGACGCCACTAACCCGTCATTACCCGGGTTGGGGTATCTTCTAGATTTGGATACAAAAAGACTTAAATTCACATATCGTGCGCACCCGAGAGCATTCACCCTCCCGCAGAGTCAGTCATTTATCAAGCTTGATAACGCGGCTTTGAGCACTCGTGGTGTTCAAATAAAGATGAATGATGTTCTTTTGTCTATGTCAGACTTCGATTTGAATGCTTCGGCGGGGGTAATTGAATTTGTTGAGCCCATTGGGGAAGGTGATGCTAATTCGAGAGATATTTCTGGATCTGCTTATAACAGCACATTCACCGCAACGTCTCCATCGTTCAACGCTTCAGATATTAATAAGCGACTCCTCATTCTAACCGGGTCTAACTCTGGTATTCGGGATATAATTGGAGTCAAGTCATCTACAGTTATAACTGTAGATCCACCGTTTCTCAGCGCAGAGACCGTGTCCGCTTCCGTTAGAGCTACGGATGAAATCATTGCAGACAGAATCTGGGCTCCGGTCTCGTCGGTACCTAAAAGGTTTTCCTTATATAGGAGCCCAACTGGACTGTCAGGCCCATTCACTAAAGTTGACGTCGGTCAATATTCAGTGAAAGAAAATGTTGGGCAAGTTGGTTTTTCTCTTGCAGCCAGGCCAGGAGAAGTTTTTCGGGTTAATTATGTATCTCTTGACACATCAGATGATGGTGTCACTGTTACATCCACACAAAGAACAGAGACGGCATCGTTTAAAATTAGTCAAGAGGTTCCTGCTTATACTGTTGGGTCTAGAACAATTATATTCAATTCTGCCGGAAAGACACTTAGTCTAGATAGTCCAGTGTCTTTATATATCCAGGGTATAACCCAGGATCCAACGACTTATTCTCTTTCTTCTCCTGGCGTTATCACATTGCAAAATGCATTAACAAGTGGGCCTGTAACGATTGATTACTGGGTCAAAGAAGCAAATGGTGGAGAGTTATCGTTTAATTTACTATATTCTCCGATAGAGAACGACTCGCTTAAAATACTGGGACCTGTGCCTGGTGGCTCTTCGGGGCAGCGAACACTCACAGTAAGTGGAAATCAAACTAACATTTTTAAGCCTGGTGGCGCTATTTTGATAGAAAACAAGGATATACTTTATACTACGTCATCAGTATATGATTTAACTTCAGATATCACAACTATTTCATTTGCACAAGCGTCAGTCGCGGACGGGTCATCGATCAAAGTTTGTGATGTGATTAATCAGCGGCACGCGCTTTCTTTCATTGCTCCAATGCATACGCCGTCATATATGATCGAGGAAACAAACACTGTTGAGATCTTCGTATTTGGAACCAATAGTGTTAGAATTCATGGAAATTCAACTTCGAATTATAGAATTGGAACAGTTATAGACTTTGACGATGACCCATACTGGGTCTTAGGGTCATCCTATGACGCTGCCTCTAACATAACAACTGTTAGCACTGCCGGATCTGCACGTAGAAATTATATAACCCCAATAGTTAAACGGACAATTCGCCCGATTGCAGATCCATTGGGCGATTTCTCCACGCTGAGATCGGCTCATATATCGCGAGGATTCGTCCTGGCAAAAATGGGGAAAACGTCTTCATCTGTTTTACAGAAAGATATTGACTATTCCCTTGGTGATGATGGCATTTTCAAACTTCGGGCCCCTGTTACTTTTGGGGATATACTTCGTGTCATGTATGTGGCTAGAGTATTCCAACCAATAGGCACTAAATTTGAGGTCAATTTTGCTTATGAGATTGCCCCCGATAACTCAAATGGACTGATTTCGCAACAGCTTAGGATGGATTATGACTTACATGCGCCAGATTCATTCTTCTATCGTGTTGAGACTATCGTTTCTCTCTTGCCGGAAGCGAAATCTCTTGCCACGAGTAACACATCGATATTGAGCTCAGGCCCGAATGTCGTAAGTATATCATCACAACAGACAAAAGATGCTGGACTTCCTAGCCCTTGGTATTTCTCTACTTTTTACCAGAGTATGGACGTGGTGGCCAGTAGATTTCTCAAATTCTACCATGATGTTATAAACATATACGAAGATATTTTATCTTTTGTTGATGGAAGAATTGTCGGTGGGAGCTCCGGTCGATTCCGGTACGATGGAATCGTACATAAAGTAACAGATTATCAGTCAATCAAAAATGACATAGATGATGAGGTGAAGCTTTACGACACAATTTCGATGAGTTCATCATTCCCGTTAAGAACTGTTTTAATTCCCGTATATGGAAAGATGTCGGATCCAAACGTCCTGTCGAGACTGTTCCCAACAGTTTCCATTGGGGCTGCTTACATTCAGGATATAATCTCTTCTAAAAATGGGGATCAAGTTGGAAGTTATAAAATTAAGAATATAACATCAGTCGGAACAACCACAACATCAAGAGCGTCGGCTTTCTTTACATCATCGACTGTAACGCCCAGCGGAACTTGGTTTACTATTGATTCAACTGCGGATGCCATAAATTTTGCTGAAATTCTTAGAGGAGGAAGTTCCCCGTCGTCTGGAACGAATGGGGACCCAACAAATCTGGTATCACCATTTTTAAATGATCAAAAAATTCAAGTGTTTGACCTCGAGGGGAACAAGCTTGCTGACGGAGAGATCTTATCCATTGATCTAGTGAATCCTTATATTGTGCACACAAATATTTCCACACCCATGCCACAAATTGGAGGCTTAGCCCAAGTCCCCCCAGACCCTCCTGATTTTAGTGGTGACAAAAACATGCAAAATATGTATGTTCCGGGAATTGATTATACTTATACTCCGGATAATGGGCAAATTCTATATTTCAAAATGCCGTCTGGTTTCCCGTTTAAAAACAACCCACTTGTCGGAAATGAAATTGTAGAAGCCTCGGTTTCATTTTCAAATGTTGACATGAAACCAAAACGTGTCCCTGCATTAGACGGCTCGGAGGCAAATGACTCCGGGCGACTTTCAATCCCTAGAACGCGTTTAAACTGTGAATTGAATATGCTGTTAAAGGAGCTTTCCTTACTTCGAGCTGGGATTGCAAAGCATGAATTTGTTGGACCAAATATCACAGTCGTTAGTATCTTCGGAAAAAATCTTGCCATTGGAGATGTCATTCAATTTGTTGATGGACCAAACAGCGGACAAGTTGCTACAGTTTCTAAAATTTTCCCAACTTATGTCGTATTGAACAGTCATTTAACGGGGTTGGACTTAACCGGAAGTAGTTTTATTGTTGGATCTGTAACAAATATTCAGTATACATTGAATGATGAAATTAAGTTTTTGAACTTTGAGCTGGCTTGCTTAGACAATGCTGTAACAATGTTTGGGGAACAAATATCATCCGGTTATGGAACCTCCACTTCGGAGTCTGTATGGACGTCGTCGTCCAGTCTTTCTGGAACAGAAGGAAAACTTCTTTGGGTGAAAAGTGGACTGAGCCGAGGTCTATGGAAAATTTCTTCAGCGTCTGGAAACACAGTTACAGTTAACTCGTCTCCATATCCACCTTTGATTGCTGGGGCTACTGGACAATATTCAATTATCAACCCGTGGGCATTCCTACAAGAGTTGGAATTCAAATTTGTTGCGTGCTTTTATCGAAATACCCTGACATTCTTGAAGCTTACGCAGTCATTTTCTCCAACATACGATGACGTTGTTGCAAGAGCAACAGTGGTCCAACAGAGACAAAAAGATCTCTCTGGGATGCTGGGGTCTGGCGGAAATATTCCAAGTCTGACCAGCCTTCTTCGAGACGGTGACAATCTTTATGACATGAGGTATCTATGGATAGATCAGAGAACCAACAAAGAGACAGGTCTTCTTCAACTCCAGACGAGAGCGACTGCTCAAGCGTTGGACATACTGACGAAAATAACAGACAATCAACGGAAAGCTCTGACCTTGGATGCGATAGCATAAGTCCAGCGTGGGCTCATAACCAGAAATTTCAGCCAAATCCAACTCTTGTTGAATTTTTGAAATTATTGAAAGATGGGGTTGAAAAGATGATCGACTTTGAGAAGGCAAAGCTTGAAGAACACTTACAGGCAAGGCAGCGAATGGGTGGAAAATAATGTCTGACTGGTCCAGCCTGAAAATAAATATAGACCCACTAGGGAAGCTTAAGCCTCCACTACAGAGCTTATTAACTGTTTTAGAATCGGTTGAGGCTATCCTGGAGGCTTTGCTTGCTTTAATTAAAGTATTCTCACTGGATTTGTTGAACCCACTTAGGGCAATCATAGCCTTACTGCTAGCGTCAATTAGAGCGATCATTAATCAAATAAAATCCACTGGATTTGCAGTTTTGCTTGTCCGTCCCGATTTTCGACGATCTGATCTTCGCGCTGTGTTTAATTCGGTATCTGGTGGATACAAAGGTTTCGAGGCAAAAGTAATCGGAAAATTTTATGACGAAACTGATCCTTTCAGGCCGCAGTATACCGCCGGCATGAATGCGATGATGAGTATTTTATATATTGGGGCCGAGTCCCCAGCGGACCTGCTCAGTGAAGTAATTGCCCTGTTGGATTTAATAAAGCACCCGATGGACGATGTTGGGCTTGCTGCCCCTGTCGATCTAAAGGTTAGTACTCCAACGCAAAATGGAGGCCCTGCTACCCAGTTTTGGCAGTTATACCAAAAAGTGACAGGAACAACAACCCCAAAGCTTGTTCTAGAATGGAAGATGCCAACATCTGCAGCTGGAATCGGGTCTCCAACTCTTGTTGGACAAATAGCTGCATCTTTACCGAGTTATAATCTTGGACAAAAATTTATCATTGAACGAACTGACGCTACGCATCCAACAGGAGAATATGTATACGCTAAATTCGATTCCAAGACTCAGGGGACCCGCGTTGCAAGAATGGCAGCGAAATATAACATCCCATCTGTGTCAACAAAGATAGCTGTGAAAGAACGTGGGGGAGGGGCTTATAAATTCTTCCGTACACGAAGAAAGGCTGATAATATTACTTATCTTGGTGGGGTGACTGGAACGTATCGATATATTGACACAGATGTAGAAGAAGGAAAAATTTATTATTATAGAGTTCGAACCTATATGGGTAAACTGAATGATTTATATGTTCGAAATGACTATATAACAACACCGGACGACGCCCGAGAAAATTTTGTAAAACAAGATTCACAGTATGGCTGGGTTGTCAACTATGGCAAAAATGTAGTTATGGGAAAGCCCAGTGCTACTGTTAAAGGATTTGTTCCACTGAGTATGTCTGATTCGGACATATTTGATTTATATAAGGATTTGCTTAATTCTGTTCTTGCCGCTCTCCTCTTGAATTTTGAACTTCCATATCCTACGGCAGATGATAACTCTACTGTCATTTATCAGAAAACGGGTTGGGGCACTTTGTCAGTCATTGCTGGTCAAATTGGGGTAATTAAATATGATAACAATACATCCGATTCTTTTGTTAAATTTCCATTTCTAAAACCAACAATTAGAAGAATCGTAAATCCGATAGTCGAAAAAATTCGGACAAAGCCACAGTTAATGATGAGGCTTGGAAAATTATGGGCCGCTGGCGTCAAAGGAACAGTTGAAAAAATCCTTGGAGCAGTTGGATACGAGTTCACTGTTGCTGGCATGGGAGGCGTTAAGTCATACTCGCCGGATAATCAAACAACAGGAACGGTGAAGTCTCATTGGGGGCTGTTTGGCGTTCTTGGAGATGTGACTGATAAAACTAATGAAGAAATACTCAGTTATCTTGAAAAAGAAAATCCAAGATATGCCGAGATTCCAGGAAAAGCGTATGACGGCCCACTTCCGTTATTGCCAGGGCCAGCTTCGGCCGGAATAAGTGTTAGCGTTGATGAGCGAAATGACTTAGCCGATTTTTTGCGTCTAGCCCTGTCTATTGGGCCAGTTAACTATCTTCAATGGTACTCAGTAACCATTGGGGACTTATTCCCTGCAATTGTTCCATTCTTATATGATTTTGAGCAGTGGATTCTGGCGCTTTTAAAGGCTATAGAAAGTGCCCTGAAAGAAATAACAGATATCATTGAAACGCTTATTCAAAGAATTCGAGACTTAGAACAACTTGTTAGGGCCATAATCGCCTTAATTGAAATGCTAAATATTGAAGTGTCAGTCAGTTCCTTATGGGTGTCAGGAACTGATGGGGTAAACAGTCTCATTCAAGGATTGATGGACTCACAGAATAAACCAGGGGATAAGCCATTCGGCTTACATTCAGGTCTTATAATGACAGCCGGTGGCCCTGGTCCTGGGTTTACAAAAGCACTGGAGGCTTTGAAATTTCTTCTAACGGTTGGTTCAAAATGAAGGTTTATCACGGCCATAGTTCACTTTTCAATCATTATGTGAACTATGATAGCCAAAGACCTCTATACTCAAGCAAGGTAGATATTTATGGCTTATAACTTTTTCGGAACTTTTACCAAAGCTCAGTGGGACGACTTTAAGGATTTTACAGTCGTTCAAAGAGAAGAGTTGGGAGCCCGTTTGACGTGGCTCAAAGCGGAAATTGCGCGGACCGGTCAGGTGTCATGTGTCTATGATGACGATAACATGACACCAATTTCTTTTACTGCCGCCCCCAGAACGTATATAGGGAAGCTTCTTTTGGCGTATAGAATGCTCGGTGGTGTGCCAGAAAATGATATGTTGTTAAGAATTCGAGACAAACCGGTCTTTTTACATCGTGGGGTGGACATGAGCAGCTCCCCATCGTATTCAAACGGAAGGCTTGACCGGGGGTCTCAACGTTTTGATAGATCTCTTGGTTTAGCCGTGGAAGCGTTGAAAAAATGGCAACTTGAGGTTATAAAATCAAAGAGGGAGCACCTAGAGTTTAAAATCAAAAGAGCCATGGATTATGCCGACCAGCTTCAACAAGAATATGATATGATAGACGGACTCATCAACGGCTTTGTTATCGATGAGCAAATTGTTGATGTAGAAACAACTATGTTTGAACCTGGAAGAATGAATGTCCCAATTCGAGAAGGAGATAGACACGGACTCCAGATTGGGAATATTGTCGACCCGACCATGGTAGACGCTGTCGAGGTTGCTGCAAGTGGGCATCAACGTGGTGGACATGGTGGGCTATGAGCTACGATTTTGCGTTACAAAAAATATGTAGCCACGAAATTCGTAGAGAGACCGGTACCTACGATGGTATATCTGGAATGGTCAGATTCAGGGCCCCGCCTGTAAATCAAAAAGTAACTTTATGGGTTGACGGTGTCGAGATTCCACCATCAGGTTTAGTTTCGTATGCTTCTGTTGCTTTTTTGAATCCAGGTCCATATCGGATCAAGCGCGATTTGAACGATCTCATATATGTTAAAATAGGTAAAGACCTTCCTACGTTTGTCCAACTTATTACTGGAAATGTAAAGGCTCAGGATCTTGCTGAAGATCTTTCCAGGAAAATCCCGCTTTTAGCATTTTCCGTGATGAATAATAGGGTAGTCGTCCAGTCGAAGAACCCGATTAATGGGGCAGCTTTTTCTTTTGTTGATCCTAGATGGACTGACAAGACCCAGTCACTCCCAACGACTGGACGGACATTAGGAGCATATTCAAGACTTGGGATTGCCCCTGGAAGGGTTGTTTCAGGGAAGGTCTTATTTCCCCCATGGACAATAGAAAAATTTTCCGAGTTTCTTCCTTTGGAAAAAGTTATCAAATTTCATGGTGTCGTTCCGAACAAGAAACCCACCATACACTTGAGTTATGTGACATATGCCAATTTTTGTAGGAGATGCGGTGGAACAAGAATAGAATTCGATTATAGCGTAAAAAACGGGTCTTATGAAACTGTAAGGGACACTGATTTACTGTCCCAAGAACTGGACAAATTCTTATTTACTAGACTTGGATCACATTGGAAATGGCCATGGCTCGGCTCAAAACTTATCGATAGAATTGGTGGAAAAGGATCGACTGCTAAGAACACTGTCAATTCCATGTTGACAATGGATGCCAGTCAAGCTTTTGCGGCTTACCAAAACATTAAAATGCAGCAAAATCAGAACCCAAATCAACAAGTCACAGATGCCGAGTATCCAATGTCAATCAAGTCTATCGGTGTTTCCGTTCTTCCGAATGATCCGACAGTAGCATTGATAAACATCACAATAGCGTGCAGAAGTCGAGTTTTAGTTCCACTGAAAAGGATTATAGGAAACCCAAATCCCTACACACTTGGGGGTTCTGAGTCCAGTTTCCTATTGCGCGGTTGAAGCCAATTTTTATAGGTATTGTTGGTGCATGGCCACCACCCCGAAACTGAATTATCCGGACGGTTCCGGAACAACTGCCTCGCTTAGCATAACGTCGAATGTAAGCGGGCTGGTGTTTACAGGTACTATTGACACAAATACGGTTGACATCCAAATTGATATGAATGGGGCTGGATTCATTTCGGATCCAACACTCATAGAAATTCTTCCGGGATCTTTCACAATCCCGAATTTATCAAGTTTCCCAGACGGACTCTCTTTAGAGTACGGAACCAATACAATTCGGCTCAGAGCTGTTGATATGGCTGGCGGGGTCAGTTCCCCAGCCATGATTACAGTGGATATGATGACTGATGCCGATCTTGAAATGATTGTTCAGTCTCCAACTGGTGTTTCGGTCAATAGACGTGCCAAATCCGTTGACATACTTTGGTCTGATGTGTCTACGGATACAGCAAGCGGATATAACATATATGCATCGACCGGAACCGGAGGAACCGGGTCTGGGTATCTCAGGGTTAATGCTTATATGATTCAGTCGAGTTCTCCGACTATTTCGGATTTTATAGAAGATCCGATTGGGTCATTTGAGTATGACTTATCTGACATAGACGGTAGCAGTGATCTTCAGATTGTTACAGACGCCACCAGTCCAGCGACCGGCTTAGTTGTAGCTAGAAAATCAGTAAACTGGGTCCCTCTTCTAGGGAACAAGAATTACAAGCTATCTGTAAATATATCATCTAGAATTCCGGTCAAACGATTTGTCTTCAGCCACAACAGAGCGTCTAGTATTGGTTCTGGCATTTTGAACTCCGATACATTTGGAGTGGTTGGGATAGAAGATCCGTTATTCTATGTCGTAACTGCTTTATATTTCGACAAGACAACTGGGGATTATATAGAAAGCCGTTTTTCTTCTGAACTTTCGGCAGCCCCTCTCCCCCTTAATCAAGTGGTTCGAGGCTTAAATATAAGAACTCAGTCTAAAATTGCTCAAGAGTACATCGGGGAAATTCAATCTGTTGAACCATCCCTATCACTGATTCCAGGTTCAACAGTTCGCGAAGTCCATATTGAACCGTTTGCTAATGAAGTACAGCGTGTCTATTTTCTTTTGGACTTTGTTCACAGGGCTAAGTCGTTCACGGCCTTGCTTGCTATTGACGATCCAAATATGATAGGGTCTAGCATCAACGTTGACAGTTCTCAGTATAAGACAGCTTTGCGATCAGCTTTGAATCTGGCCGACAACGTCACAACTCAGAATTTAATTGATGGTGCCTTCGATTCTTTAGCACAAAATTTTGGCTCCCCAAGACTCGGACCTAGAAGTGCTACTGTCGTCCAAACTTTCTATACCACAACGACACCAGTACAAGACATGCTTGTGTCACAAAATGCAGTGGTTTCGTCATCGACGAATACGTCTGCCCCGAGATTTGTGTCCCGCGGGGCTGTTTTCATGTATGCAAGCACGGCTGGACAATATTGGAATGTCAAAACTTCACGGTATGAAGTTCAAGTTGAAATGATTGCTGAGGTGCCCGGGTCCATTGGGAATATTTCAGCAGGAACACTTGACACGGTAGTTTCCGGGGCTACTGGATTTAAGACCATAAATACAACGGCTTCCAGCTTCGGCAGAGATACACAAACTAACACAGAACTTGCAGAATATGCAATGAAATCTCTGCTAGCTCTTGATACTGGAACTGAAGGTGGATATTATAAAGTTTCCGTTGGGGTTCCAGGGGTCATTGAAACAAAGATCGTAAAATCCGGCGATCCTTTCATGATGAGAGACTGGGACCCAATTCGGAAGAAGCATACTGGAGGAAAAGTAGACATATATGTAAAGGGAGTCATCGAGCAGACAGTAAGTGAAAGTTTCGCATTCCAGTTTACTGTTGCTCAAAACATGAGATTTGAAGTTGTCGATGCCGCCGCCTTAATATTCCGAGCAAAAGATTCGAGACTAAACATTTCAAATCCAGTCCAAGAAATGCTCAATAATCCTTCACAGGGGCTTGGATTTCGTAATCACTCAGTCACGCCAACCCAAGCATACGACTTGACGGGTGTGACAATTATTGATTATAACACGATCCAAATCAATACTGCGATACCACAGCCCACAACAATGTTCGATGATTTTGTGGAGGGAGATTATAGATATCGCAGCAACAATAAATTTATTGCGTCGTTGCAGCCAATAAACAGAGTTACATCCGTAGTTGGTGAACTTTCTGGAACTTTAGACTCGACTGAAGGATATTCACTTTACAAGACCCAGGACCCCCTACTTGAGGGGGAAAGCACCCTAGCACAGGATTATGTGTCAGTTAACCAAGTCGGGGGCATCCCACCAGGTCAAGCAGTTCAAGTGAATGATGAACAACACGTGTTGATTGCTGAATTTGAAGAGTCTCTTAGATCAGTAGGCATTAATACTTACACACTCGTTGTATATAGTCAGGATCGTCTAATTAAATATGAAGGTCCGTTGTCAGCAAATCCGGATTATCTAGTTGTTGAAGGAACCCAGACAACTTCGGTTAAAATTGTAAGAACAGCGGCTTCTAACATTAATAGTGGTGACACTGTATCGGTTGACTATCAACATGATGAAAATTTCGTGATGACTTATGTTATCAATGATGTGCTACAACGTGTAAACTCAGCGGTGTCAGCAACGAAGCATGTGACAGCTGATGTAGCCGTTAAACAATCCCTTGAAAATCCATTGTCTTTGGCCGCGACAATTCAATTAATGCCGAACGCTGTTCAATTTTATGTTGATTCAAATATAAGAACATCCTTAACTAACCTTGTAAACATCCGAGGTCTCGGAAATCCAATCCATCAATCAGATGCTACTGGATCCATGGAGACCATAAACGGGGTTGATTATCTCGTTCAACCTTTAACGAGGTTTACACTAAAAGATGGGGCGTATCGTATTAGAGAGAAGGTTTATTCTGACAGTAAATTCTTGTCGTCTCTTAGTTATGGAGCTAACGCCGTTTACATTATGACCCAACCCCTTCCGTTCAATACCATCGATGGAGGCGGACCAGACTATCTACACACTGGCGTATATAAAGATGAGCTTGTGATGGAAAAATCACCGTCACTCTATGATGTAGGTCGTGGGCTAAATAGGTGGTGGATCATCGGGTCTACTGGAGCTGTTATCCAAGGATATTCCGATGATATCACTCTGGCGGCGTTATTCCCAGCAGATGAGATCGTTTCAGAGAGATTGAGTAGGACAGCGAATAAAGTTCTTGTGTCACTCGACGCTAGCACCACTCCGTACGATACTCCATCCAACCATTCCTTTGCTGCCACGTATGTTGTTTTTGGAGATCGTGGCGTACGAGATGTCACTGTTTCCCCAATTGAGTATTTGACACCTGGTGACGTCGTACTGACGTATAAATCGGCATAGGAGGCTTCATGCCGATAGTGCGCGCAAATCTAAATGCTTATGAAGCAGGCGAAGAGTATTTAAATCGCCTGAATCAAGAAGCTGAAAACAATTTCCGTGTTCTTCTTGCAATGCTATCGTCTTACTGGCAGTCGACTGTTGACGGCCCAAACTATGCCAGAGAAATTAAGGCGATGGCTTTGTCTATGGCTAGAATCCGAATAGCTATGGATGACATTCGTGCTGATACTGATTATAGAACAACTCGTGCCGAGTTTTTATATCAGGTTCTTGGATCTATGCTATTTCCCAAAGAAATGGCAAATCCTGGATTGGCAGACATAGACTTTGCTAATTTTCTTAGAAATCTCGTTAGTGTTTATTTCGCAGGAAGTGTTCCAACGAGCATGCAAAGAGCCGTGGAACTTGTCACAAATGGCATGCAAGTTATAGTTACAGAAAACTATGCGGAAGCGCGAAAGTCAGGGTCTGGCTTTGATATTTCCGACGAAAATACTTTTAACGTTGATGTTTTGCTTACATCCCCTGGATCAATCGACGTTTTTCTTGCCGAAAAGAATGTGAGAATTTTATTGGATATTATCCGACCGGCCCACACTTTATATAGATTGAAATTTGTTCTCCAAGACGAGTATACTGGGAACCAGACGTCCATTGAACCAGTAAAAATAAAAGATGCTTTCAGCTTTGCTTTATCGAATTATGGGTACGAAGATTTCCGAAGGTTCGTTGATGGAATAGATGGTATTGATTTACTGGGAACAAAAAAGTCGGTTTCCGTTTCTGGAGAAGATCACAGCGCTGATTGGTAATGCTAAAATTGTAGTCGGAAAGGCAAGCAATGACAGGAGTTGGAATATTCGTTCATGATATTGGCTCTAAGCAAATCAGGGTCAAATTCAATGCCCCGATGGCTTCAGCCGACGACGTTGGGGCGTATGAACTAACTTCAGTTGTTGGAGGCGCTTCTCCTGTTCCCACCATCATTGCAGCTGAATACTATGACTCGGACCGTCTATCTGTCGCTTTAACTCTTTCTGCGTCTCTTACCCTCGGGGCTACATATAGTTGTTTGGTTACTGGTCTGTTTTCCGATGGGGGTCAACCGGTTACTGATCAACCATTTGTTTTTTATGCAACTGATGTTAATGCTCCGATTATTCTCGGGGCGTATCAGTCTCTTCGTGGCTGTGTGGACTTAATTTTTGACAGAGACGTTGCTCAAACGTCTTCGTCTGCAACTGCTACATTGACTGGCCCAACTGAAAGTCTGTTGATGACTTTGGTTCCATGGGCCGTAGGACGCCCCGAAAAAGCCATAAGGATGACTTTTGTTTCTGAGCCATCAGGGCCATCGGGGCCATGGAGCGTTGATTTTGACGACGTATATGACGCCTCAGGGAATTTAAGTTCTGGAACCATTGGGCTGTCTTTAGCATATGACGCGTCAACATTTAGCGATCTAAAACAGGCAACAATCACACACGCTCATGTGGTTGATGTAAGCAATGCTGCAGAGTTTTCCGTCGCCACAATGAGAGTTTTTTTCAACTGTCCGATGCTTGAGTCGGACGTTTTGAACGAATCTAAGTGGCACTGTTATCAAGATGGGGCTCATGCTGCTGCTGATCTAGATAATGAGGTCACGTCATCAGATGCATCCGACTTGAGTTCTTTACTCATTCTGGCAAATGAGATAAAGACCAGACTAAACGCCCATTTTTTGTCTCATGCCCACACTGTCACAGATACAAAAAACATTGTGACTGAACCGACGGCAACTGATCTTGACACTGTGTGCACTCTTCTGCTAGATGAGGAAGACATTCTAATTAGTCATCTTGAACAAATCCCGGAGCACAAGTATCAAGATTATTTGAATCAGATCAACAAAGTGAGCCTCCCAGATCTAGCATCTGCAATAAGTATAGCGAATCTTATAAAGGCTAAGTTTAATAATCACATTCAGTCAAATTATATTTTGAGTTTATCAAACTCATACACTCCACTTGATAAAATTTCAAATTTTGCGTCTTCTTCGAATGCCGCGGCTGTGTCTGATCCGTATACATGGTATGCTGATTTGCACTTTTCGACTAATGTGACCCACGCCGATTTCTTTTTGTCTGTGGACACTATCAGCAGTGAAGATGCAGGAAGTTCTCTAAGTGTTAGTTACCCTCCTGGCATTCAGATTTTATCAGCGGCTAGTGACCCGTCTTTGTTGTCAGTTTCTCCGTTGGTTAGGGGAGCTGCAGTCAGAATGCAGTCTGGCGTTGAAATTTGTTATGCTGATTCAGCACTTCTGACACAAACGAACTCCCGCTTACTTGCACAGATACGCACTATGTCATCTTTACCAAACGCTCTTTGGGCGTTGAATAACGCCATTCAAGCATATAGCATGCATATTAGTGATCCAAGTTTATCTCCATACACTGGAGCGGGGCACCCAATTCTTGATACAGTAAATACTGTATCAATCTCCGATTTCGCCCAGGTTATGAACCTATCTGATATTATCGATAAAGCGAATGCATTTAAAGAGAAATTAAGTTCTCATATGATATCCACTCCCTTCCATTATGGTAACGATGAGGCTATTGACGCACCTGTTGCATCAGACTTGGATAGCTTATCGAATCTTATAGAAGTCATGCAAAACCGGCTAACAAATCACAACTCTTCCGGGTTGTATCCAAATGGTTCTACATCTCCTGATCTTCCTATATATCATGACTTTCCTGGAAAGGGAGTTGTGTCTGTAGGAGTAAAGGATATGATTATGATCGAGGCTTCAGGCTTCAAGAATGATGTTTCGGTTTCTTTAACAATGCCTGTCTCAAAAATCTGGTGGGATAATTACACAAATACATCAGTTCGAGTTGTTCCTGGAAGGATCACAACGAATTTCACTGGCATAGATACGCCCCCCGTTTTGGTGTCTGCTGTTTCTAGACCAGGGATTAACCCAGAAAACCTAGACCCATATATTTTATCGGATTCTGTTGAGCTTTATATGTCTAAACCAATGCAATCGTTGGTTATCATGCTAGAATCAGATCCTAGCATGCCGTATGTGTCAATCACTGGAAGTCCAAACCCATTTCTACTTGAGGCTAGTTGGTTAAACAGTCGTGTGGCTTCGGTTCGCGTTTCAAGAATGAACACAGCCAGTTATTCTGTCGAGGCTTTTGGTTTCCAAGACCTGGCTGGAAATTTGCTTGTGTAATTGAGGAGGAAAAGTGACATCCGTTTCGTTGTCTGGAATCAGCTCAGTCGCGGATCGGATTTTATTCACGCGTCGAGCTCCGATAGTGAAGAGCCCACTTGCGCTCCTTACCGGATCTGACCTCATAATCCTATCTCCCACAACTGTGCGAATCTTGTCAGTTAGTCTGACTTCATCAGATGAGGGGAGACTTTTGTCTTTTTCCGGAAGCAGTGGTGGAAGAAATGATGGAACATTCTTAATATCCAAAGTCTTGAATTCTGTAACAGCTGAATTGGAGGGGGCGAATTTTAAAACATATGACCCGATGTTGACACTTCAAAGGATCATAACTCTTGCAAATGCTTTGAAGTCGGCTTTCAACCAGCATCTTGTTCATAGAGATATGCGTTTACCGTCCCCATATTTGACGCATGTTGTGAACGACGTTGTGAACATATCCAGCGCGGTTGCTTCAGACTTGTCGACATCTATAACACTGCTGAATCAGATTAAATCTTGCCTTGTTAACCATATGGCAAACGTTGGTGACGATTTTCATACTAATGCTGATATTTGGAATCCGATCACGATTGCAGACGCTCAATCAGAGTCGGATGCTATTACACTAGCAAATCAACTACGCGTAGCTTATGAAAGTCACAGACTTGAAAGAAGATCCCATTATCTTGGTGATTCGGATAGTCGCGTCGGTACCTCGGCTATAAAAGTAGCTGTTCAGTCGTCTCCCGGGTCGCTTGTCGGGCCGTTTGTTTGGACGCTTCTTGACCCTAGACTTGGAACAGTAGCAGACTCTCCGGATGATGTGACCGTTCGTGTAAATGGAAACCTCGTCACTGCTGACGCCGTCTTTGGTATGATCGGTGCCGTAGTTCTTCCATATAAGCCCTCTTCCGGGGACAGTGTACTCATAGACTATAATTACCTAAATAATCCACCAGCTCGTTTTCTCAGATTGAACTCACCAGAGTTTGTTCTAAATCAGGACGCCAACAATGGCATCATGGGGTTCCCGTCTCATAGATATAAGGCTCGTTCTTATTTAATTGACCCAGGAAACACCCCGGATTTGATTTCTGCGGTCTCTCCGGCAAAAATTGGGTGGAAATATAAAGCGTATGAGAGGGCGTATTCTGCCACTATAAATGATCCGAAAAAGCTGTTAACAAATTCCCCAGTTACGAAGATCAAGTATCCAGTCCTAAGCACGGTTGTTAAGGAAACAACTATTTCGTGGGATCCGAATGTTTTACCACAAAATGCCCCGGACCCGTGGGTTTTAGAAGGGGTTGGCACTACGACCCTCTCCAATAATTTGTTACTTATTTCAGATCAGGATTTCCAGTCCGGTATTATCAATCGCCCCCCGTTTTATACACATAATTCTGATATAATATCAGACAGCATTGTATCAGCAGCTTTCAGGGTTCGCGTTGAAAATGACTACACACCCGACGGTGCTTTCACTGGTGTTGGCTTCGGTCTTTCTGACGGATATCGTGTTGCTCTCGTTGGATTTGTCATTACTGATGCGACAAATTTGACGTCTGCGGTTGTGTTGGCAAACAGCGTCAAGGCTAGCTTCAACACACATCTTATTCAGCCAACAGTTCACAATCCCAATGATAGCGCTGATGCCATTGAAATAGTTGACGCAACCAGCCTTGAGTCTTTGATCATTCTACTCAACGCAATCAAACTGAAATTCAACCTTCATCTCTCTAAGGCAGATCCAACACTGGCTACTGCCGGTGTTCATAAAGCTATAGACACAACGAGTATAGAGTCAAATCCTGACGCTTCGGATCTAGACTCAGCGATTTTGCTTGTAAACAGTCTGAAATATAATTTCAATTTACATAGAACGGCAGATGACATTCATTTTGTAAATGACATCTATAATGAGGTTCATCAAGTCCAACAAGTTGGAATACTTACTAACTTGGGCGCTTACGAATTTCAAGAGAATTGGGAATCTGCGGCTGTCAATTGGGAAATTTTGAGCACATATCGACTATACAGAGATCCATCTGGTGATATCCATCTATATATGAGCGGAGATACTGAACCGTTGGTTTCTGTTTCGAAGAATTTGCTTCCGTCAATATCTGACTTTGGTGGGAAATTTGACTCGGTTCAACAAGTCTTTTTCGGGTCTATTAGCAGAGAAGCAACATCGAATAATTACTGGGGATTAATTCGAGCGAATATCAACCCGTTAGACTCAAATCTCATAGAGGACAATAAATCGGTCGTTTTAGATGTGAATACTGTACCGGAATCCGATCCTGTAGCTCCTTGGATTACACTCGGGCATGGTGGGACGGAGCGAGTTGTTTCGGGAGGTGGGGTTCAAGTTGAGTCAACTTGTACGGCTGATTCAACTGAACTGGTTGCCATGGGAGCTAGTTCTGGTGCCTTCCGTGGCTACATGAGATTTGAACCCATGCTTTCTCCTTCAACGTTAAGTGTTGTGGAATTTGATGCTTCGATAGAATATTTCACATTCAGCATGAGTGAGAAAGGTCACGGATTATATATCGATGACGGTCAGCAATCAGTGCATTTTGCATTTCTGTACTTCAATCCTATGCCGGCAAAAGTCGTTGGGACTGCTAGCTCTTTCTCTATATCTTCAGGGGACAAAATTCTCATTGGACTCAATGGTAACACACCTAAAGTCATCACTTTCAGTTCTGTAATGACTCTGGCTTCAGACGTTTCTTCTGTTATCAACGCAGCTATGGGGGAGGATATAGCCAGTGACGATGGATCAAATCATGTTCAGCTAATTTGGGGAAGTGGGTCATCTTCTTATATAACGATAGTTGGAGGATCTTCTGCAGGCAATGCCGCCACCAAACTAGGCCTTAGTGTTGGAAGACATTTTGGTAAAGATTCTAACCCGGAACCAAGAGTTTCGTGGTTTGGTGATAACCCTCCAGATTCTGAAACTGTGCCGTGGAAAAAATCAGGTGCTGCCGAAACGTCTATGATTGGGACAGCATATGCGCCGGTTATGCGTATTACAGATGAATCAGCTGACTATGCTGTTTTCACTATGGACAATAAGACAATTATATTCGGGTCAGTTGACCCGTCTTCCGATTGGAAACTAGACTTCAGAGTTGCTGTTATTAGTTATACTCCGGGGGATGCCGTTCCCGGTGTTGGTCCGATGATTGATCTTCGTTTTTGCGGAGCATTGGCGAACATTGATGAGGGGTACGGAGGTAAAAATGTTGAGTTACACCTTTCGGTGGACTCACAAGGACTGCCATTTCTAAATCTTGTTTCGTATTTTTCAGGAACAGGTTCCCTCGTTCCAATAGCCCAATACGCATTCACTTGGAACGATGAAAAACCACACAGTTTCAACATATTCACAAATAAAACAGCTGATCAGTTATTTATATACGCTGATGGTTCCATACTATCTCCTTCTGCTGGAACCCCAACGTATTCAGCACTTGGCTCTGCATCTAGTGGAACGCCATCAATTGTGTTTGGATCGGGCGGAGAAGCCGTATCAAATGTGGATATGAAAACGTCCATGTCAGTCACAGATTGGAGTTCAGTTGCTGTGTTTCGGGATAGCAAGCTTGCTATCCCTGCATACACGAATAATATGTATGTTGGCATTTATAAAGGAGGGGACCCAACACTTTTCGGATCGTGGGCTGTTTCGAATTTGGACTGGACAATTCCGACAACATATAGAATTGTACGAGATCCAGTTGGATCTGTAGCTGTCTATATAAACGGGTCTAGTGTCCCGTCTATTTCGATGAGTTACAACCCAATTACCCTTCCGCCAACTTCATCTAGTTTTTTAAAAAATATTTCCAATGGAAGGTCGGTGATCGCGTGGGGGGCCTTAGACCCGACAGAGATTAGCAGAGGAAAGTGGTCGCTTTTAAATTATTCGCTAGGAAAGCTTACTTTGACTGATAGACTTGTTCCGTCCCATCATACTTTGAACCGGGCCAATGTTATGGCCTCCCCAGAGCATATCGAAACTCAAGTTAGTCATCCACATTATGGCTTTTCAGTTTACTCCGGTGGGACTCCAGAAGATGACTTTATGTCAGACATATCAGTTCCAGCGTTTACGATTCTTGGGGAGGGAGTGCCTCCTGTTCCAATGTCTCAGGATTTAGAATCACAAGGAGGATTTATTAAGAGAGTTACTGCGGCCGGAACAATTTCAGCCGATAACTTCATGAATACGAATGGCTTTTTAGGAGGTTATGAAAACGATCTTGTGAATTATACTGTGGTACCGAACGCCTCGGGGTATACTTCAATACTCGGTTTGCTGTTGGCAGCAGCCAACGACTCTGGGTCACTGTATGAATCGCATAGAGTCAGAAATATTCCACTTATTGGAGATGTTCATATATCAAACGATACGGTCAATGTTATAACTACACCTGATGCAACCGATTTGACAACCCTTGTAAATAGATTAACCGAGTTTAAGTCAGTATTTAATGCACATGTCACCAGCACGGTTGGGTTATATCATGATCCCAAAGATTTGCTGACTGTTTTAACTTCTCCAGATCCCGTGGATGTTTCAACCTGCACAGATCTTGCAAATGAGATACTTGTTAAGTACAACCAGCATCTGGATAAGGGATGCTTCCATTTCATTCCAGACGCTGCGCCATATTTTGACACAAATCTTGAAACAAATCCTGACGCGTCTGATTTGACTTCATGTCAAGTTTTGCTTAATAGCCTGAAGGGTAAATTCGCACTTCATGCAGCTTCAGACAAGTGGCATGGAAAAACTGCCAAATACTCAGTTACCCTCAATGTTTCATACATTGTTTCGTTGGCAAATGAACTGAAGTCTCTGTTTAATCAACACATAACAGCTTCGGAAACTCATCAATTCGACGACCAGTATAACCTTGTTACAAAGGGAACAGCTTATGACGTTCCCAGTTGCTGCTCTTTGGTGAATGATGTTAAAGCAATGTATAATGCACATATTGCCGGTTATTATGTGCATCCAGTTATCGCTCGAGACTCAACAACAAAAGAAAAAGAAGATGTGATAGATCAAGATCTTATTCCATATCAATTGAACATGGCAATCAATTTGGCTAACGATATTAAAGCTAAATTGAACGCCCACCTTGTTTATAAGATTTCCCATGTTGAAATCGATGAACAAAATATAGTTACGTCAGAAGATGCAACCGATCTTTCTACTTTGATTGTGCTTGCAAACGAGCTCAAGGTGCATTTCAATGCGCATAGAACATCTATTCTACGCACTTGCAATGTTCATGTTTCAAATGATTCGGTTAATGTTGTCACTATAGCTGATGCAACAGATTTGGAGTCAGGCACTGATCTTCTGAATCAGATCAAACTTTGTTATGATAACCATAGGGATCAATCCGGGGTTCATGGATCAGCGGCATTGATCAGAATTGAACCTCCAGATGGCATCTTGTACGAAGGAATGAAATTTTGGAAGGAAGAAACAGGAACAGAAGGTTTGGTTAGTCCATTTTCAGATGGGGAGACGTGGCATATCGGATCTATCCAAAATCAGTCGAACAAATCCTTGCTATACGATGGAACGCTTCTACCAGAAAAAGCAACCCTTGTTAGTGAAGGTGCAAACGCTGCGTTGATTGTTGACGAGGATACGCTCATTTTGGAGGTTGACCACACTCCTCCTGTAAAAGTAGTTTTTGACTCATCAGACACCAGTGTTTCAGCAGTTGTTTCTAGAATTAACAGCTTTGTTCCAAGTCTGGCATATGTTACTGGAACCGAAATCAGACTGACAAGTCCGACTTCTGGCACGGCTTCGTCAATTTTAGTTAACGGTGGAACCGCATTATATAAACTCGGGTTCGAGATCCCGCATCATTCCTCATGGTTTGTGACATCAGATGACCCATCCCAAGTAACAATATCTCAGATGGAAATTGGTGGGGAAGATTTTCTACGATATGGCGTTTCCGGGTCATCCAAAACAATGTACGCAAGTAAAGCCGGGTACCCGGTACTCCCATCCACTGGGTTCAATGTAACCACCAGAATTAGAATTAATGCAACAGGAATTCTTGATGGAGAAGATTCTGGGATCTTTGTTGGGGTGTGTTGTGCTGCAAATAATGAGGGTGCCCCGGGTTTTGTTGCTGCTATTGGGTGGGGGGATGGCGGATCGTATAAATATGTTAAACTACAAGATATGGTATCTGGAACTGTGTTGGATAAGATTTCATTTAACTGGGATGATGGAGAATTTCACACGTATAATTTAGTATACGATGAAGCAGATCAAACACTGCGACTGTCGGTTATCGAGGACCCATGAGTACTGAACGGTTCGGCAATCCTGTATCAATACTGAAATTCCGTTTGCTGCCGTCTACGCCTGCTGTATCAGCTGATACAACCCCAGGATTTGTTTTTTTCTCACCGGCCGTTAGACCAAATAACGGTGTTCAGATAGACGTTTCATCAGTTTCAATTGTTTCTTACACAGCTAATAGATATCGCAGCCCATCTGTCAAAAATGGGCTGCGTCCATTTGTTCTCGGTCCTGAACCGGCTTCACCCTCTGGAAGGGCTTGGCCACCAGATTTTTCCACCTCATATAAACCCGTGCTGAATAGCAGCTGGTTTGGCCTTACAAATAACAAGACAGGGTACGCTATTCGCGGCATACTTACCGATACTGGTACAATGGAGACGCAAATTGTTCTTGTCTAGGAGCTCAAGATGATCCGAGAAGTCTTCAAGAGAGCAAAAGACAGACCCACCAGGTTTGCTTTGTCGAGTCTTTCTGTTGATAAATATCCACGGCGATATTTGAATGGCGAGGTTTTTTGGGTCCTTAGGAACTCGGAAACTGGAGAGGAGACTCGCGGTCATCACAAAAATGTTGTGACTCTGGACGCCGGAATTCTTCTAGCCACATTTTTGAAGGGGACTGGAACGGCGACGCCAAATCAATGCATTCCGAATTTTGGTGTATACGCCCTAGCTGTTGGGACCGGGGATATTTCATGGGACCCAATGAATCCACCCCCAGCTAATTCTGCACAACGCTCATTATATAATGAATTAGGAAGAAAGGCCATTGCGTCAACAAATTTCATCGATGCTGGAGGGTCAATTTCTGGAGTTCGAACACACATTGTTGATTTCACAACCACTTTCACCGAATCTGAGGCAGTTGGGGCCATCACGGAAATGGGTTTACTTGGTGGTGATATTGATACGAATATGGCACTCCGGAATCCAATTTTACCTCCAAATGGAACGTACGATCCAACTGTTGACGTAACCGGGAAAGATATCCTGGTGAACTATGTAACATTTCCTTCAATAAACAAACCACCCAGTAGCACGTTATCATGGACGTGGCGCTTGACCACTTAATGTAATGTATTGGGATGCGATCTGATATTAGTATATTACTACCTTCATTGGACTTAACTAAAACTACTAATAGATACGGACAGCCAATAAACAATGCGTCAATGGTGGTGTCTACATGTGTAGACTGTGGCTGTGAATTACATATAAAAATAATCAACCTGAAGGCACGCTTACGAAAGCAAGGTGTTGTTATATGTAATTCATGCGTTGTTAAACGGTCGTGGACTGAAGAAAAACGTTCATTTTATAAGTCCATGTGGCAAAATGAACAATTTCGTGAACAGCAGATTACCATTCGCAAGAATTTATGGAAGGATACAGAATTTGCTCGCAAACATATTGAGAGATGTTTGCGAGCACAAACTCCCGCCAGGCGGGAGCAGCTGTCTAAAACTAGTAAACAACTATGGGAAGATCCTCAATACGCAGAGAAACAAAGAGAAGCCAAACTTGAACTTTGGCGTAAGCCTGAGTTTAGACAAGCTCAAGCAGATTTCAAAACACCAGAATTTCGACTCAAAGCAGCAGCTATTCAAACTACTGTTATGGCTGACCCAGCACGCCGGTCCGCAATTTCTGCTGCAATGACAGCCAAATGGCTAGACCCGGCTTACAGGTTAAACCAGTCAATTAAACAACGTGAAACCTGGACACCAGAACGTCGACAAGCGAGCAAGTTAGCACAAAGTAAACTGTGGCTGAACCCAGATTTTAGAGCCAAATATGAAAAGATGTGGGCAAGCCCTGAATATCGCCAACAACTGGCGGCCATAATTACTGAAAAGTGGAAGCAACCTGAGTACAGGGCGAAAGCATCTGCTGCAGCTAAAGCAAGATGGCAAGATGCAGAGTACAAACGCCGTATGATTGAATCAATTTGTAAATTGTGGCATGATCCAGCATATAGGCACACACGTTCATGTCAAAGCAAAGAAATGTGGCTTGACCCTAAATATCAGCATAAAATGGGCATACACCGTTCTATGCAAATTCGTCGTTTATCATCTTTAGAGAAAATCACCGCTACAATATTGAGTGCCATGCAATTGAATTATCAAAGTCAAGTTCCAACTGGTCCATGGATATTTGATTTTGTTTTACCAGATTTAGATATATTCATAGAATGTCAAGGTGAGTACTGGCACTCTTTACCGGGTAGACAATCTCGTGATTCGGCTAAACTTGCCTATCTAGAAAGGTCTAAACCACAGGCAAGGTTGTTATACTTACTTGAACGTGATTTCATAAATCCGGAATGTGTAGCAGATAAGATAAAAAATTTTATAACTGGTGATATACCAGTTATTGAACCAGTTTCATTTTCTTTTTCTCAACTCAGCATTCGATCATTGGAATCAAAAGAGGCTGCAAATTTTCTAAATGCTTACCATTATGCTGGGTTTGGTAGACACAATAAAATTTCATATGGCGCGTTTTTGGACAATGAACTCATTGCTGTATGTAAGTTTACTCCAATTATACGTAAAGAAGTGGCTACTTCTATGGAAATGGAACCAAACTCATTGCTTGAGCTAGACAGATTTTGTATTCATCCAAATTTCCATAAAAAGAATCTTGCTTCGTGGTTTATTTGTAGAGCGGTGAAGCTGGCATCATCTAGCTTTACTAACATAAAAGCTTTTGTATCATTTGCCGATATGACATATGGTCATATCGGAACTATATACTCAGTCTCAAATTGGCTATGTATCGGAACTGTGCAACCTGATTATTGCTATGTCAACGATCAAGGGTTTGTTTTACACAAGAAAACTTTATATAATCACGCTGTAAAAATGGGAAGAACTGAACGTCAATACGCAGAGGAAAATAATTATACTAAAGTTTGGGGTAAAGAAAAAAAGAAATTTGTTTTATTTGCAAGTCCATCTAAACGTAAATATAACCAAATAACTCAGGCGTAGACGTTTGGAAAATATGAAATCTTATTAGGCATTCATCAATGTTAGCAGCACAGGTCAGGTCCATCTTATTATCTCCAAATTTATTTGTTGCATATGTTAATTTACACCGGTATTGTTGAAACAATCCACAACCCTCTTATTGGATCGATCTGAGAAATGGCATATAAACAGCTTGGCCCAGGTGTAAGCCAAAACCCACAGACCATTGTTGCCGGAGCCGGTGCTTACACGGCTGAAGATCATTCTTGGGAAGGAGTCGTATTCCAGTTCAATAAACCAGTTAATGACTGGGAGTTAAATCTTCAGAATGAGATTACTTCAGCTTATGGCCTCGGCCAGCATGTGCGTCAAACAGTCCCGTCTGGTTTTTTAAGTGGGGATTTTTACGAGTATTCGGCTGTCGGCCCAGACTTCATGTTCTCCATAAGTCCTGGATATGAAAATGCGTTCATGATGGCCGCATCCGATTTGGTTGTAAATGGATGGAGTGTCAGATTTGAATATTCTGACACTGAAACTAATGGTTGGAATAAAATCCAGCTATCTGGGCCTCCTTCAACCGGTAGAGATTCAGAACTTGTGATACTCGAAGTTTGGAGGGCTTTGGTTACAGCTGGGTCTGGGGATAACAAAAGCGTATCCGGACAAATTCTACGGCATGGTAACGCAAAAGCCCCAGACTCCGTTGGAAACAGGAATCTTGTTGACGACTTAATCGATCCGACGTATCTTGATGAAACTCAAGCTCGAGTTCAGATCCAATATAGGTACAGGGTAATTTCATGGGGAAGTATAGAAGGAACTTATCCAGAAGCGCCAGATGGCGTTATGGCCAACACAGTTCCATACTTGAATAGTAGCGATGTTGACGGTGATTCTACGTCATACCCATACGAGAGAGTCACTGGGGATCCGGGTTTATGGAGAGCTGGAGACGGTGATTCTACGTCGGCCTCTGACCTTGGAACAGTTGACGGTTATGTGTATGCTATCCCATTGTGCGCGGTATATAGACGAAACAGTGATGGATTTGATAGAAGCATAAATTTAAACGGTGGAGTCTTAATAGCAGTCGGAACATCTGACAGGCCTGATGGGCTATTTGCTGACCAAATCGTTGATAAAGATGTGAAAGATTTACGTAAAGCCGCGACCAGTAATTTTCAAGAAGCTCTTACTCGAAATTTCAATTATCTGATTCAAAACCAGCTAGCGACTCAATCAGAAATTCTTTCGCCAAGCAATTGCGGCGGAACCTCAGTATTTGTTCACAATACGCTAGCTCCGTCAGGACGTCAAACACCAGACGGCGTCAGGCGTTTGTTTTCTGATCGCGCTGTGACCGAGACAATTGTTTGCAAAAAGCAGGTCATGTCCCCTTATTCAACAGTAGTTATAGGCATGGATGACATGCCTATTGTTTGGTATGGATCCTCAGTCGATTTATCATCATTAGTTCCTTCAGGGACTAAATTTCTAGAAGTCAGAAAACTTAGACTGACGGTAAATTCAACCCAAGAAGTGGATGGGCTTGACCCAACGAATGGAGTAATTTATGCAGATGTTATCGACTTGAGTTCTGATGAAGTCACAATAAATTTCACAGACATATCCGCGTCCGGAGATGTGTATGCCTATGTTGAATTAGCGATCGGGTACCCAGGGGACTGTGGGCTCGAGAGAACACCCGTGGAAGACGGACAGGTATGGATGCCTGAATCGTTGGATGCATGGATTGATCCGGCTTATGTTGAGGCTCTCCCAGATTTATCACGACTTCTTTTGGATAGTTCTCTATGGTCGATACAGTGGTTCCATAGGGAGTTGTCTCTATCTCTTCTTTGTGAATCGGAGTCAGACAACGTGTTTGCCTCATCGACTGGTGACTATGTCATGTTGCCTAATCGACTGTCCGGTTCAGTTACAATAGATGATGGAATTAATCCATCATATGGAACAACAAACTACACTATCAATACTACATATACAAAAATTCAACTGTCTCATACAGTTCCGGCAAACACAGTCGTAAATGTTACATACACTCAGCTTATTCCGTCCCCTCCCCTACCAGCTGGACCCGGAACTTGGTATGACGTCTTTTATACTGCTAGAGCCAATCAGTCAGTGGAAGTTCCCAGCGGAACTTACCAAATGAAACTTCGACTTAGAGCCATATCTCCGCATATGCTAATGGTGACAGGATCGTCGGCAAGTCCTGACACTCCTGACTGGGATTTAAACGGAATTAGTCAAATTCCAATGGCTAATGGTGATGGAGAGGGGAGTGTTGGAAGCAGTCCTGTTGGTGTAATCATGCCAGACTCTGCACCGGTTAACAGCGGTTTTGCTTATGTTCCCTCAAAATTTACCTATCTGAAAAATAGTGAAGTTTTACTTCGGAATGTTGGGGACACAGTTGTTGACAGTGATGGAAGGTACTTCTGGCCCCGGATTGGTGTAAACGACGTGGTGGAGTTTAGAGGTATTGAAGACATGGGTTCAGATTTTCCTCATCGTGCTGTTTACCCAGCACTTATGGAAGTTGTGTCAACGGATACAAATCAAATCCGACCAGGAACTTTGGTCCTTGCATTGTTTACAACCTATGGGACGGATTCGTTGTCGTCAATTTCGGTTTTACCAACATCAAGTTCAGGATGTGTGTCAATTTATAGGACACGTGGAAATCTTATAAATTCCAGGAGACTCACTCAATGAAGTTTCTGGCCAAATCAGATGGAACAATCATCGGGCGTGTCGCAAATTCCAAGCTTGTCTTTCCGATACCTTCAGACATTATTGTATGTGACTGTCCAATCGACATTCCGGAATCTATTCTTCCGAATGGGTCTACCATTAATCAATTCATTAACGCTAAATTCGAAGCGCTCAAGTTATTATATCAACCATATATAGATACCTCCCCGGTTGCTGAAGAATTTATTGATGGAAGTGACTGTGATACTGTTAACTCGACTTTGATCACATGTGGAGGGGTTGCAAAGACCACATCAATCCGTCCTGGAGGGGAATTATACACACAAGTTCATTCAGTCTCTAATGTTTCCAAATACGTTTTTCACTTCAATACGTTTATTTATGGCTCTAAGGAAACAAGCTACAATAACATTGATTACAGTTGTAGATTTTATAATTTCGATGAAGGAGGACAAAATTTTATCGATCCTTCTCTGTTAAATGTTCAAGTTAGTTTGTATACCGACGCTCTTGTGCTCATCGAAGATGTTGTTCCGGATGAACTTAGAACACTGGCGTTACCGGATGATTTCGTTGTTGGATTTTATAACGGTTCTTCATACACAGTCTACTTGTCAGATTGGATGATGATGTTTAAGACGGGAGAATAACCCTTCTGTCTGGCTGTTAAATTTTCGGGTATGGTTCAACTAGGCCACTTATGCGACCTTTTGGTGGTTATTGCGTTTGACTAATACGGAGCTGTACGAATGCCGACGAATCCTCTTGGACCAGGCGTTTCACGATATATTGACGATAGGGATCGCCAGTTTGCGACCGTTGTCTTTCGAAAGACAAAGCCACCTTGTGATGCTGAATTAAATTTAATCTCTCTTATGGACCTCGAGGCTCGGGCCGAAACCATGAGGTCGAGGTATCCGTCTGGTTGGTTAGCGGATTTATCAAATCCATATGGGGATTTCAAAACTGATGCTTCATATTCAAATCAGTTTTATTTCGGACGAAATTCATCAACTGAGATTAGAAATCTTGCTTGGGCAGTCGTAAACGGGTGGATGGTCCCGGTGGCTGGAACACGCACTGGAAGCCCTCCCCTTGTCCCAAATGATGTTGATACATGGAATAAAATTGCTCTTAATCCTCCGAACACATCTACAGGTGGTAACCGCGCTGAATTTGTGTTTCTTGAGGTATGGCTTGCTAGAATTGATTCAGACCCTACTTCGGCTGTCGCTCCAGGCAAACCCCAGCGCGGATATGTGTGGCGCTTTGGGAACGTTGAGGGTGGTTTCTCATTTTTGCCGGACGGCATTGTTGATCCAGATCTTAATTATGAGACAACTGGACGTGTTCAAATCCAATATAGGATTCGAGTCGTTGCAGATGTTAACATGGCGCAGAATCCGGAGGGATTTGACCCAACCCTTGTTTTTGCCCAAGGCATGCTATCGTCTCCAAGTTCTACAGCATTTCAGAACATGCGCCAAACTCTTGGAGACCCAGGGTTGTGGAGGGCTGGGACGGGGGATCCGTCTACATTTGGAACTGTAGACGGATATGTGTACGCAATTCCACTTTGCACGGTATTCCGGCGAAACTCCGCTGGGTTTTCTGACATTGGGAATCTTTCTGGAGCCTTCAATAGAAATAGCCAAGCTTCTGATAGAAACGGGGTGACTATTTATACAACAGGCGTATCTCTACCATCAGATCTGCTCGCCACCGATTTTTCGTTCACTCTGACAAGCATTGTTGGGACAGTTCTCACCACTATGACAAACTTTGGTGAGGCGTATTTTAAGATCGATGATGAGGTCATTAAGGTTGACAGCATTGTTCAGACAAGTCCGACTGCATATGTTGTAAACATTAGTCGCGGAGCCCTTCAAACTGTGATTCGAGATCACAAAATGGGGGCCTCATTGACTCTTGTTACAACAAGGCCGGACGGCTTATTTGCTGATCAGGTCGCGTTAACTGACATCCTCGACATGCGACATGTTGTCTTGGATAGTTATGACTATGGGACATTGCTTAAGACCAATTTGGTTGAGCTTTTGAAAGGAAACCTGCGTACTACTTGGAAGCGTTATGGGTCAACAAATTCTTCTGGATCGATTGTTTTGTATGGAGACAGAATTACTGATTCAACCACTTTCGTTGGTGGACTGTCTCGCCTTGATGCACCAAACGGGAACCGAAGAGCTTTTTCTGACGCGGTCGTAACAGAACGTTATTCAGCGGTTGCGAGAATCCCATCGGACGCTGGCACCGTCGGTGACCTCCTATCCATTGGCGTTACTCCGTATAACACAACTGTCAGCTGGACAGCAGCTACCAAAACACCTGGTGGAGGTAATAGGCAGCAAGGCGGAGTTGACTGGTGGTGGAACGGAGATGAAATTACTATCAAACTATCCGACTTTCAGGCCGGCCTTCCATTAACAGATGCAGACCAAGTCAGGTTTGTTTTGCCAAGCGAAGACCCGGATGCTGTTTTACTCCGCTTTGAAGGAATGACAACAGATCCAAACGGTGGGATGTTATTAAATATTACTGACCCAGGTCCCCCACCTGTACAAGGTCCGGATATAATTAACCCAGATACAGCTCCAACCGTTAGTTACCCAACAATGCTAAACGGCCTAGTTGAATATGATCTGATTGGCAATCATATAATGAAGCATGGTCAGGGTATTGATGTTTCAATTAATTCTTCTGGGGATCTTGTGATCAAGTTCAATTCAGGTACAGACAGCACAAAGTTAACTGAATTTGATGACGCGATGTATGGATTCACATCTCCATCTACGGATTTGGCTATAGCGACGGTCTTACACATCCAGTTTGCCGTTGTATATGGTGCTGGGAGGGGTTTGTCCCATAAGCCGAAGCATATCCATGCTGTGAATTGGCTTGGAAGCCCGAGTAATTCATCAAAGGTTATGACAAGACCTGGTCTACCCACAATGAACAGGATGATCCCAACTTATCTTGGGGATTCTCCGCTCGTTCAGACCGGGCGTAATAGAACACTAGCTATAACTTCTGAGGTTATGATCGATCCGGGGTCTAAGACTGTGTATGTAGCCCCATATCGAAATATGCTTACCCCAAAATTGCTTGTTCGTAGTGGATACCGATTGAATTGGTATGGGACGCAACTTTCACCGTCGTTTCAAGGACCCATGCCAAAACTCAGCCAGGATGGACTAACAACTGTTTATTCAGTTACTGATCCACTGAGTTTATTTTATAGTCAACGAGCTTCTGGTACGGCAAACTATGCTGACACGAGGTATGTCGAACTGCCGATGGAGTGGATGCCACGGCCAGGATTGCATCATATCCCAATTATTCCAGTCACTAACGGCATTTTTCCATCTGGACTTAACTTCTTACTTATGTCGAAAGAAGGTCCATTTGCCGCTACAAATACATCAGATTGGAACAGGAATCTCGTCTGTTACCCGTCAGGGGCTCCAGGATTTTATATTGTTACGCCTGTACCGTCCGAGACATACGGACAAGCTAGTGGAAGTATGTCTATTTTTGGTCAAAAGTATATCAATTCAACAGTTAGCTCTGCTTCTGGTGGATCATTTAAGGGCATACAATTCCCACCATTTTTGGCTCCAGCCAGGATAACAGGGGTATATCTGAGAGATCCAATTACAGATCCAGTTGTACCATCCCCGGCGAGTCCATTCGACAACAATAGGATATACGTTGGTGGTGTTGGGACGAGTATAAACCTGCTCCGTGATGACTGTGACGCTGCCACAGTCCTACTCAGTGTTGATGCAAACGGGGACTTAACTTTTGTTTTAAGTGCAGACGCCCTCGATTTTAGTAAAGCTCCGGCAGGAACGACATTTGATAACTCAAACTTCCTTGTTGAATGCACGCTATTTGCTTTTGACAGGGGATTCTTGCAGACGAACGCTCGTTTACTGATATGCAAAATGATAAGTGGCGGATCAATCAGTGTCGATGTCAATAATTTCACGACATCTAGCGATAACACCGTTGGAGTCATTGTGCCTGCTCCAATGTCGTTGAATTACGTCAATAACGAAGTCACAGTATATTATAGTAGGATGCCGTATCAAGGTGATGTCTTCGGGACCCAGGGGTCACACTCTGATGATCTACAAAGAATTGGACCTCTATCGGTTGGAGAAGCGCAGGCAATTTTTAACCATCCACTTGGACCTCCGAATACGTTAACCCTAAAAAATAAAGCCGGTTTTGAAATTCTAACATCCCTACCGTTTGTGACATCTCTTGGGACTGGCCGTCTATCCGGGTCAACACCTATCCCAATGCTCAGCACAGTTAGTAATCCTAACGGGGTTCCTGACTATGCCGGAACTTTAGTTGACCTGGATCGAAGGTTTTCACTTAATCGTGTCGGATATGAAGACTGGGCAACACCAAAATTCCCAGTGACTGCCGCCTCAGTTGCGTCAAGACCAGCAGTGAAACGTGGGGCCATGTCTGAAGCGTACGACCGAGATTTACATCCAGAGTTCGCTGGATGTGTTAGCAATCTTCCTCTTGGAATTTATTTCCGGGATAAGGATTTCATTGGAAAAACTTTATACCAAACAAGGTCTGCATCAAATGCCGCGTTGATTCCCCTTGGAACGCTTTCGTTCCAGCCGTTTCAATCTGCTCAAGACCCATCAGTTGCCGGCATTCCACGATGGGAAGGGACCGAGTTTGTTTGCGGGAACGCGTCAAACATCACTGGAAATGGTGGCGAAGCTTTGATTCGCGTTGATGGGACTGGCTCTACGACTGATGTGTATAATTTTAAGACAACAAGGGGAGGAGCCGCATACTCAGTTACGTCTCCATGGGCCGGATCTGGGATCGTTGCTAAACTAACTAAGGCAAAACCCAACTTTGAAGTTGGCGCTGTTATGTCTGGTGTCGCGTATCTCGTACGTTCTCAACCAGAAGTTGTGAACTCCAGTGAAGTCCACCCGGGACATGAACTGCAGATGTTCATCGTTACACACGCGTCCCCTTCCTATTTCAGGGGGACAGAGGTTTCCCATTCCGCATCCGGTGTAAACGAGGGGTACACAGCTGCTGATAGATTCCGGATTTGGGGACGACCGCTTGAGAAGCGCAGGAGTGGTGTTGACATGGACATTGTACCCACTGCAAAGCCTATGTTTGTTAATGATGTGTGGGACGATCCAATATTCTTTGGATCGAGTGATCCAAACTTGGGTTCATTCCGACAAGAAACGATCACTATTTCGTCAGATGGGCAAACACTTTTTCCAGATGCATTGAGTGGGTCACCTCTAGACCCGGCCACCGTGCAGGCTTGGCTGAATGGATCTAAACTTCAGTATGGCGTTGATTATACTGTCGGTGGACCACCTCTAAATCGAGATATCACATACTTAACGTCTTTTCCTTCTCTGATTACATCAGATGTTCTTGAGGTTTTTTACGCTCTTAAGTAAGACTAATTATGTCAGGTTTTTCCGTAAAGTGTGTTGACATACTTGAATTGTTACAACGTATGCCAGTTTGCAGAGATTGTTACCTAAGAGACAGATAATCTTTTTGTTCAATCTTCTGCTGGAGATTTCGAATGGCAAGGCTTCGAGGATTTCAGGTAAACGAACCGCGGACAAACTACGTCAAGTACCAACTTCCATCACAGCCGAACGACACAACGATGGTGCTGAGTGGCAGTGATTTTACAAATTTTAAAAATGCATCAGTTACGGGTGTTGTTGGTGGAGCCGAAGAAAACTGTCCAGCAGTTTTAATTGGAGACAGTCCCGGCCCATTCATTAATATAAACGCAGGCGACTCGTTTGCCGTCAAAATGCGGAGTTTGAACGGTGGGAACCCGATTGTCGTTACATTCATAACAGGTGATTTTGTAACAATAGACGGCGATCTATCTTTAACCGCGGCCAAGGTTTCAGGCGCGATTAATAGAGCTTTGAACCCAACGTATACCAATCAGGTTGCCGCATCGGATAACAATGGGAGTGTACAAATTTCAAGTGTCGGTCCAACATCTGCTGATGTTGGATCTGGGGCCTGGGCAATCATTACAGATGTTGGGTACACAGAAAATACGCTTTCGAGACTCGAATTTGGTGCTAGTACTAAAACGGCGTATGGGGTCGCTGCTAAGAAACGTGGAATAATTACTTCTTCCCTTGATGGGAGAGGTGGGTACTTCCCGCTCCGATACGCCAACGGCGAAACTGTGCTTACACAAACCAGCACAGGTTTATATGCAGAAGATGGTTCGTATGTTAACACTGTTGGTGGACAAACAGTGTATGGAAGACTTAGTTCAAATGGAACATCGATCACTCTGTCATTTTTTGCATTTGGGCTAACCCAGCCGGCTCTAATAAGTAGCAGTGGGGATTTCTCTGCTTTAGGAACATACAAGTTACGTATAACTCACGGGTTGGCTGATGGTGCTGAAAGGTCTTTCGAAACTACATTTGGAACGATTAACTCTGTTACTGATGTGGTGAATGCGATTAACACAGCCTTCAACACATCTGACGCGTCGCCTCGTATAACGGCCAAAGTGCCTGAGCCGTACCAACTTAATGATTCCGATTCAATTGTTTTGAAGGTTGACGCAACCAGTCATACCATTACGTTTTCCGCTCATGCAAATGAATCATCTACTCAAAGTGTTGTTGATATAATCAATGCCGCGTTCGGTAGCATTGTTGCATATGTACACCAAGTTGGTAGTGCAAATTATATTCAAGTTAAATCGTCAACCACTGGCCCATCTGCTTTGGTGCAAATTGGGTCTGGTTCCAACAAAACAACTCTAGCAAAGCTTGGTATGCAAATCGGCACTGTAACTGGCGCTAATACCTGCAGTGTCAGTGGAAGTACCGAGATTAAGATCTTTAATCCGTTCTGCGACTCATCTTCAGAAGAAATGGAGAATTTCTTTGTTAAAATTGAGGATGTCGTTGCGGGTACGTGCGCAAAAATGGGATTAGTTCCAGACACTACCAAGTATGCCCCAATTGAGGAACACCCGGTAGTTCCCCCCGCATGGCCGGTTGGGGCGTATGGCATGCCAATCGTTATGTTGATTCCAGAGTCTCTGGAATTCGGTGATGTACCAAACGCTGAGTCGACGACTCTACAAGAATTTATGAATCAAGACACAGTGTCTCAAATTGATACCATATATAATGGTATCGAAAATTCCAATAAACCAGTGCTATTAGATAAACACGGCCTCATCACACCAACCGTATTTCCAAGTTTCTTGCCGCATTTATCCACTGGAGTGATGAATATCGGCAGTGGAATTGAGAACCCGTCCTCGTCTAGATTAAACATTCCGTATATACAGGGTGCCACATCTGTTAAAACTTTGCTATTTAAATCAGACGGAATCCCAATTACAGATCCACCGTCTTCTACAAAGAACACGTATTCCCTTCGAAACTATGCTGACTCGTCAACTGCTGTTGGAAAATATGTTTCGACATGGAATGCTTGGTGGAATTCGTCCACTTCAAAATGGAACAAAGATATTTCAGGTAAGGCGGCAACGTTAATTTCCCATGGGGAGGATGGAAGCCTTAGACTTGGTTTTCAGTCTAATATAGACAACACGCCTTGGTCTGACTTTAGTGATTTGATTTCAGTGTCATCCGATAACTCAGACAACGGGCCAACATTTCAGATAGCAAATAACGGTTGGCTGTCTAGTGCTGGTACTATGATGTTTTCAGATGAAAACATTATAGGTAGCGGTTCTGGTGAGCGTCTCCAACTCACCTCAGCTACAGCATTGAATGGTGACTTCATCCCTCGTGTGGCAGATAAAGATGCCTTTGAAATAGATGGGGAGTATTCAATCCTCCGCAGTTTAAACGCCAGAGCCTATGTGACTTGTGGTAATGGGTCTACTACATTTGGGGATTTCAACGGCACGACAGCGGTACAGGATGCCATAGCATTTCTCGTATTAAAAAGCGTAAAAGGCGCTGTCATATATGTAAAGCCTGGGACGTACACAGCAACCAGCACCATCTCGGTTTCAGGTATGGATTTGACTGTTATAGGAACCGGTCGACAGGTGACCGGGGCCGTTTGCACCATTCAAAAACCATCAACTGGTAACACCATAACCTTCACTAGAGATGGTAACGGCGGTCGTCTCAGACTTGAGAACCTTAGCATCACAGCAAATAGTGGGTTTTACGGTGTTGAAACAACGTCAGGTGCCCTATTACATGCGGACAACTGCACCATAGAACAACTGTGTATTCGTGCACCAGCGACATTTTCAAATTCTGATAATGTTCAAGTACTCATAAAAAGATGCCAACTCAACAATGTTAACGTTATAGGTCCTACTGTATCAATTCTTGATGTGGCAAACGCTGCCGTACCATTGGTATTTGAAGATTGTGGATTTTTCTCTAATACTGGCATCCAAACTTTTTTCATTAAAGCAGTGTCAGGCATCAGTGGCGTTTATCATATGGCTGGGGTTTTATTCAATAGATGTCTGTTCCAATTAGGAACTGCAACAATGTCCGGAAATAATTTGAATGCAAATACTGGCATTTTGGACTTAGATCCTAATGGAAACGATGTTCGGGCTGGGAATGGACTAATTATTGACAAAGTATCATATTCTGATTGCTCGGTGGCATGCCACACACCAGCAGGTGGGATGAATGTTTTGCTTCATCTTCTTCCAACTGCAAACGGAACTAACGCTGATACAACTGGCGCATACATGTACATAGACTCACTTACTTTTGAAAATACAACATTCACACATCAACCGCCTACCACTGTTGGACACACAAATGCCTTCACCATTGCTTATGGTGCTAGGAGCGTTACAGTTAAAAACTGTAAGTATGACCTTACAGGCCCATCCGGGTTGTCAGTTCACGGAACTCCAACTTATGATGTAGCATGGGCTATGCACGCCGGTTTATATGAGGGCGGTGTTAGTGGTACCCCTAATGGGAGCTGGGTGGGCATCAAACCATGGGGTAGTATGGCCGTCATGGCTGATGATATCAAGATCGATGGACTTGAAATGACTGGACTGTTGCAACTGAGCGCAAGTTATAGCGGCGGAAACCCTATATGCGAAGGAGACGTATATTTATTATACTGTCATATACTTGACGTAAGAAATGTTAACTGTCATGATTATTCTGGGCATGCTGGGTCATCCAGATATCTACCAAGGTATAGATGGCACATTTTTAATCTTGGGCAGGAATCAATGACTGGGAACGGTCTTACATATAAACCGAGCGGGGTTATTGATCATATGATATTACAGGGACGCAATGCGATTAAATCCGGTTCTGGGTGGTCTTCTATTGGTCATGTTAGGCTTAATGCTAGTGACATTCACGTCAAAAACTCATCAATTATTGACTTCAAACTCAATGATGGGTCTACAGCAGACGACGGGTCTGGATTTATGTGTTATGTTGACGGAAATTGGGACGCCCCGTGGTATAACACCAATTTCAAAATTACAGATTGTACCATACAGTACACTAACAATGGAATAGAAGTTGATCTTCTAGAAGAAACAGACGGTGCCGGTGGGTTCGAGATATCCAGAAATAATATTGAATACTGTAAATACGGTGGTATCCACCTTACCACCGTTTACCTTAAGAGAAGCGGCCTTATATCAGCAAATAATATAGGATATTGTACTAAACCAGGGATTATTTATTATTATAAGTCTGCAAATCATTTCTGTTCAGTAAACATTGTCGATAATCTTTTGAAGAAAAATTTCTCTGCGGATACGTCTCCGTCAAATGGAAAAAGGCAGATTCACATTTTCCCAGCAGGGACAGGAACTGGATATGAAAATTTAATTCCTGCTGTATTTCTTGACAGAAACTGCTGTTCTTTTTGGAGTATTCTTGATGATTTTGGGTATATCGGTATATCACTTACTGATGGGACTGGTACCCCAGAACATCCAACAACACCGGGCCCCATTCCTGGTTCTGGATCTTATTTAGGAATGCTTTATGGAGCTGAAACAGGTCTTAATGCAACTCCAGCAACATATAAATATGTAGACGAGGATCTGATGGTCAGAAATCAGGCATGTCTGAAGACCCCATCAACAGCATTATGAGGTTGTTAAGATGAAATACCTAAAAAATTTTTTTAAACGTCTGTATGAACTTATGGTGAAATATCCGCTTGCCACAGCTGCGGCGGTTTTTATAATCATTGCTGCAGTGGCAATGAAATTTCTCGGCCATGACGTTCAAATTGGAGGCTTACTAGACAAATTATTTGGTAAGAAACCGTCTCCGGGCGTGAGAGTTATTCCACCACCTGGACGGGTCAATGATAAAGGAGACCCAATCCAACCTGGACAGTCTGATGACAGGGGATACATACAATCTCCAGTGAGCACTGAAATCAAAAAGCCTGGTATCTTCAGCAACCCTGATACAATAACAGTTATTAAGCCGGATAAAACGGAAGTAATTTTACCTTTACCAACTGGGATTAAAAATACCGATATATCTGAGGTTATCGAAGTAACACCGGACGTATATCAATTAAAAAACAACGATAGTGGTGTAAATATTGATAAAGTAAAGGACATTTTGCAATGAAATCCATCTTCTACATCATTCTCACAGTGCTGATGACCTTATCAATTGATGCATTTGCACAAAATCCAGAGCCATGTAGTGGAAAATGTCTCACTAAAGAGCAGGTTGATATATTAAGGAAAATGGTTGACGAGCTTGACGACATCCATAAGTCTCCTGCCGTAATTGAATTTCAAGACTCCCTCATTGTAACAAGAGATTGGAACGGACGTGTGTATGTGAACGGTGGCGTCAATTCACCGTTGCGAGCAAAAATCAGAATAGGTAAGCATATAGACAGAGATATGAGGGTTACACTGAATCCTCATGTTTGGTACAGACCAGAGCCTCCCGAACCTATGTTTAGACTTCGGATTCGGGCACAGGCTGGGGTTCTTGCCCCAGAGCTAATTCAAAAAATTAAAGGGGATGATGGTGTTGTTTATCCTTTAGACGCCGGTCTATCATGGGATTTCTTCCATTTAGGAACCTTAAACCTGTCCGCATTCACAGGAATTCGAAGTGTTGGTGCTGGTCCCGGTTTGGACTTAACAAAAAATTTTGGTTTATATACCGGGTACTCCATGCTATATGATGGATTTAAATCAAGTGTAAGCTTCGCAGCTTATTTTAGCTTTAACTGAGCATTAATACGTTCAACACGGGATCCTGGCATAAAACGGTCAGGTCTGTTACGATACTGCACGGGAATAAGCAAAGCCTAGTGTAACAAGGGATAGATCCATGAATGACCCAGAGAAAACTGCAATAAAAATATTGAAACACGCTTTATCCAATGCACCAGATGCGCAGCTCATCGCAGACATAACGGCACATGAGATTGCAGCGTTTGTGGCCAGATATATAATAACCTGCCCGAAATGTGGGGCCACAGCGTGGTGTGATATTGATTGTGACCTATGTCTTTTGTGTAATGAATTGATAAATGAACAGCGTATGATGTGAATGTTCCCCAGGGGCTGTCTATGCCTCATGTTTAATTATCATTTGATGCTTGACCTTATGTTTGGTTTTGCGTTCATAAAATACAACCAAAGACTAATATGACGCCAAATGAAGTTAAAATGCTGGAAGAACTGCGTAAATTACGCAGTATGAAGGACATCAACCTAAAGCCTTCCCCGTTCTTGAAGAGCAAGTACATAGACGATGACGGTGTCGAAATTCCGGTCAATGTTAGAAATTATCAAAAAATCGGCATCATGAACCTGCTGATGTCGCCACGCATGGTAGTCTCAGACGACACTGGACTGGGTAAAACGCTAGAAGTTTTGGGTGCAATAGGTTATGTGTGGCTAAAAGAGCCCGAGTACGTACCAATTGTTATAACAAAGAAATCTTCTTTATATCAGTGGGAAGCAGAGACTAAAAAATTCCTTCAAGATATGGAGGCTGTTACGGTAGACGGTGGGCCATATGAACGAGATGAAACTTATACGAAATTTTTTGAAAGTTATGGGTCAGCAAAACATCTCCTAATTATGACATACGACGCCTTGCTAAAAGATGCGCAGGAATCTGTGATTCGAAAATCTGATCACAAGGCGTCTGTAGCAGATAAAAAAGAGCTTTCCAGGCTGCGCAAAATTTTGAAGGAAGCAAAGACAGCAATCTCAGGAGCATATACAGATTTTGAATCTTGGTTCAATACCAGACCCTTTGAGATTTGGGACTATGCAAAAACATCCACTGCAATAGGTATAAAATCAAGACCAACCTGTCCTAATGGATGGAATGATAAAGATGAACAACAAGTTGAGCGCATGACAAAGCTGCTTAGTACAGAAGCCATCTGGAAAAAAGAGGCTGCTAGACTTGAAGAACTTGTACACCCCACAGTTATCTCTATGGGTATTATTGGTCATATTCGCGCTTTTCAAGCTCAGCATCCAGAAGCCAAGCTCATGCTCGTTATGGACGAGGCTCACGTGGTTAAGAACCACAGGGGCAAAATACATACTGCTGCGGCAGACCTTGCTAAATGTTGTGAACGCGTGTATGGCCTAACGGCAACTCCAGTGAAGAATCGTCTTATGGAGTTCTTCTCCATTTTTCGTATAGTCGTTCCCGGGTTATTTCCGAGAGTTACATGGTTTCAAAATGAATTTTGTATTACTAAGCTTCAACGTATCGGGGGCGGCCGTTCTGTTCCGATTGTAGTTGGATATAAGAATCTTGATAAATTCGTACGAAATATAGAGCCGTTTTATCTTTCGCGACGAAAATACGACGTAGCCACTGAACTCCCACGTTTAGTTACTCGAGAACTTCAATGTGAATTGACAGATTTGCAGGAAGAGTTATATGATTTGACTGAAGCCGGTTTGCTTGCCAAAGACGCTGATCCAGACGAGTCCCCAGCAGCTGTCTTAGGCGCCATGACTTTTGTCCAGGAGGCAGTGGATGCGCCAAACCTTTTGAATGATAGTGACGGGAAACCGTGGGAAGGAAAGTCACCCAAGATACAAACACTGCTTGAGATGCTAGAAAATGAGCTCGATGGAGCAAAGGTGATTGTGTTCTCCCGTTTTGAGCGCATGATCTCTCTGACTGAGCAGGCTTTGAAGGATAGAAGCATCCGGTGTGTCAGGATTACTGGAAAAGAAAAGCAATCCTCAGATCGAGAGAAGGCTAAGAAGATTTTTCAAGATCCAAAGTCTGAAGTAGATGTTATTCTAATTACGGAAGCCGGATCGGAGTCTATTAATCTACAAGCAGCTGAGCATTTTGTTCTATTGGATTCTCCATGGTCATGGGGGACTTATTTGCAGCTCATTGGTCGTATGATCCGCATTGGAAGTAAACACTCAATGACAGTTGCTACACATTTGGTTGGGGTGAGAAAAGACGGCCGTAAGACCATAGATCACTATGTTATTAAGAAGCTCAAATCTAAGAAGGCATTAGCTGACAAAGTAGCCGGGGAGGGGCTAAAAGGAGGGCTTGAATTTGTACCCGAAGATGACGCCATGGAGTTAGTATCTATGATAAAGGAAGGTCAAAAAAACCCCTCGAAGCTTCCAAATTTTTCAGCGAAGGCTAAACCAGCTTCGAAGGTAAAAAGCATCGGGAAAGCCCCTTCCGAGCCCCAGGAAGACCCATTCGAAGCGAAAGCCGCAACTGTAGATTTGTCAGAGATTGAAATTTAATATGGAAGGGTGCAAATGCAATGGATCTGGGATTCTGGAAAAAGACGGCAAGCTATATGAATGTATTTGTGCTCTTTTGCGGCGTCGGGCTGCATCTATGCCTCCCTATATAAGAATTGCCGAGCTTCGTCCTGAGCATTTGACACCGAAGCTTCATGACCAGACTTGCAAGTCTTTGTTTATACTGGCCATGTGGGCGGATATGAAGGCAATTGTGAAGGCCGTTATGCTTCGTCATGTGAATCTGTTTGTGCGTGTGACTTCTGATAATGAAATTCTGCATGCTTATGTTGGGAATATGTCCAAAAAGAGTAGGAGTGAAAACGAAGTCTCTTTTGAGAATGTTGGGGACTTCATAGGGCCCCCCGGGTTGGCTGTAATTCGTCTAAATGCTATAACTAGGCCAAATAAGGCAGCCGCTGGCGCACTTGAAGAAGCACTGGTTATTCGTTCAGATCAGGACAAACCGACTTGGCTTGTGTCTGATATGGACAGACCTTTCATATCTAACAGTCCAGCTTATTCAGAATCCCTGTGGGACCTAATCGAAATTTTCCCAAAAATTCGGATATCCCCAATTTTACCACGAGGTCAAACAACTGGTTTATTTGACCTCGCCCCCGTTGGGTCTAGTCAGTCAGAACCGGAAAGCCCTATTACCACACCTGATTCCACAAAAAAGCGGATAAAACCTAAACCAAAAGATCTACCTACCGTTGATAATGACGATAATTTCAACTTATCAATATACGGGTCAGGCATAAATAAAAAGAAAAATTTCGGTAGAGAATAGGGGATAATTTGGATCGAATACTGAGAAGCTTAATGCAAGTCGGAACTGTTCCAGATGCTGAAGACTGTTTGAAGAATTGGAACAAACTTCAAGAACATGTTATTGATTTTTCCTCTGTTGAGGATAAAGCGATTTGGGAGTATATTCGAAAATTTTATGGGCAAATGGCGGCCCCGCCAGATTTCGGGATCGTCCGTGAATTCTTCGAAAAAGAAGATAACATAGAAGCCGTGACACGGCTTGACGAGATTAAGAATGCCCAGCCATTTATTGGGACAAATTATCTTGCCATTGTCAGAGCCGAGGAGGATAAACAACAAGTAAAAAATTTCATGCTTCTCATGCGCGACGCCTCGGTTGTTGCTGAACATGGACGAAATCTTGATAAACCTGTGAATGGAAAGAAGGTCTTAAAAGGTATAACAGACGCTGTTGGGTTTGTCTATGATAAACTTCATGATTTCACCAGAGTTGAAGGGGGTGAAAAACTTGAAGGTGTAGTGACAGACGATGCCGAAGAAATTCTTCAAGAATACGACACTGTAGAAAAGACGGACAAATACGCGGGTCGGAATCTATTCGGTCTTGAACCTGTTGATGCGGTTTGCCGGGGGCACCGTCAGGGTGAATACTGGATTCACACAGCTTTCGCAGGCGAGCTCAAATGCGTAGCGGGATCTTCCATTATTTACGATCATGCTGCTAAACGGCGTAGACGTATGGATGAGGTGTTTGAATCCGGTGATATGCCTGTCGTTACAGCATTATATAAGGAAGGTGCTGAACCAAAACTTGTTCAGGCGCGTGTGTCTCATGTATTACAAAATGGCGTGAGACACGTGTATGAAGTGAAACTGGAATCGGGGCGTGCTACAACAGTCACAAATAACCATGGTTTCTGGACGCCTGATGGGTGGAAATACCTGGGCAAATTGTCTCCGGGTGATTTGGTGGCCGTACCATGCAGTATGTTAGTCCCGGATCCAAATGAGCAATTTACGGATATGGAAGTGGAGATAACTGGAGGATGTCTTAGGCGTGTACCAGATGAATTCTTTGGATTACCAGAACATCAGGTGATATTGTTACTCAGAGCTCTATGGTCTCGTGTCAGTTTGAATAAACGTAATGGTTTAAAATATTATTCTGCATCGCATGGTCTATGTGTGGACATACAGTCATTGCTTTTACGTTTAGGCATCAAATCGACAATCACAAGTCATAAGATTAAGTATAACGGGAAATCTTGTCCAGTTTGGATTGTCAAAATAGTTGAGACACAGTCTAAAAGAAGGTTTTTGACTTTAACACCGTATATAATCGAGCAAAATGAGTCAGATTCAATAGCAAACAGCCTACACTCTGTGGATGACAACCCACACTCGTCCTTGCCCGGTATGCATCCTGCAGTGTCTCAGCAGTCATGCAACGCTGCTGACAATGACATCTGCTGGGAAAGAATCCGTACGATAGCTTCTAAGGGCAGACAAATGACATATGATATGTCTGTGCCAGAACATCATTCTTTCGTGGTTGACGACATTATCACTCACAACACTAGCCTGGCTTTGAACTATGCATATAATAACGCATATGTGTATGGAAAAAACATTTTTTATGCCATTCTTGAAATGCCATACAAGCAACTTCGACGTCAGCTATATGTTATCCATTCATCACATGGAAAATTTGTGACAGAATGGTGGAAGGAGGATGAACGAATTGGAATTCCTCCAGAACGTAGATATACTGGCCTTGATTATAGGAGAGTGCGGGATGGTGAGCTCTCCCCAAGGGATAAAGAACGTTTAAAGAAGGTAGCACAAGATTTTAAAGCAACGTCCAAGGGAAAGCTTTTCGTATGGCGTCCTCCAGATGAAGCCGGAATATTAGAGATCCGACGCAAAGCTGAAATGTTTCATAATAAATGGGGCTGCGACGGAGTGGTTATTGACCACTTGGGGCTAGTGAAACCTCGCCATCGCACATCAGACTTTGTGACAACCCAGAATGCTGTTGTGCGTGATGGACGTCTGATGGCTCTAAATTTTGCCAGAGGTCGAGGTGTGCCAGTCCTTGCTCTATTTCAAATGAACCGGCAGGGTAAACTTAGGGCCGACAAAAATGACGGTCGTTATGATATGGCCGCCATAAGCTACGCCAATGAATGTAACATTGAAGGAACGCTTGTGCAAACGCAGCTTGGCCTTGTGCCGATAGAGCGGATAAAGCCAGGGGTCCACCGAGTGTGGAGTTCCACAGGGTGGAAAGAGGTCTTGAATTGCTTCGACAATGGAGTTAGGGAAGTTTTCAAACTCAAAACAAATAGAGGTCAAGAAGCGGTTGTTACAGGATCGCACAGATTCAGGTCTCTGGTGAATGGCAAAATTGTTTGGGCACAGGTAAGTGATATGCAACTGGGAGACATGATTCTGACAGATTTCGATAACAACCAATTCCCAATTGAATCACCAGACCTTCCGCCATTGGAAGTCCAGCATGGCGAGCATTCTTTCTCTACACAGTCCAAGCTTACAGAACAGCTTGCATACCTGATGGGTGCGCATGCAGGCGATGGGGTGTTTGTGCGCAGTGTGAACCGCCGACCAGGCATTCCCTTGGTCATTCTGCAAGCGCCAAGGTCGATGGTAATTACTTTCATTCAAGGCATCATGGATACTTATGGGTGTGTGAGTTCACAAGGAATTGTGAATATTGGTTTAAGAAACGAAATGAAACCCACCCTGTTGCAACTGCAATTGTTGTTCGCCAAGCTTGGAATTGAAACCACCGTTTATGACAAACGAGCCTCCTTAAATAGTAAAAAATCCGATGAAGCATGTCTCAGAATCAGATCGCACAACTCGAGAGAGTTGTTTGCTAGGTTAGTTGGATTTACTGAGCCAAGCAAACAAGAAAAACTGATGGAGTTTGTATATAAGTTTTCAGCATTGACCAAGGCTGAAAACACGACATCATGGCCTGTTGGATCAACGCTACGTGCTGTGTGTGCGAAGCACCAAGGACAGTTCACGAGGAAAACCAACCGTGTTTTGAACAGTGACAATGATCATGTTCCACACAATGCCTTCATGGAAACACTAAATACCATAAATGACGTCGGCGGAAATGATGTTTCAGAATTGCGGACACTGGCCACCAAAATGAGACCGCATCGAATTGCTTCCATTGAAAAATTTGGGAGCGGACGAGTTTTCGACCTGGAAGTGACCGGCGATCATGAGTACTCGACTGGTGGTTTCTTTTCCCACAACTGTGAGAAAAGCGCTGATGTCATTACTTGGACTTATCTAAATGATCAACTCCGCAAGGAGGGGAAATTTTACATGGGTAATCTGAAAAACAGAGACAATCCCATATTCGAGCGTATGATCGGCAAGATTTTTTGGATGTCAAAACGCATGAGAGCTATTGAATCCATGCTCATCGATATAAACAATGATAGCATTGTGTCAGCGTCAAATTTCATTTCCACTCTTCAAACACAAGACCTATTTATCTAGAAGAGATCTCGTGCGTTTGACTCATAGTATAACGTATGGAAACTTCTCCTATGTTGGAGATCCGATAGAAATAAATCCGAAGAGTTCTAAAAAACTGTTATTTAAGTGTATGTGTGGTCACGTGTTTACCGCAAAAGTGGCCAATATATCAAATGGCCAGAAAACATGTGGTCATTGCAATGACGTGACTTTAAAACACAAAGACACGTACGGAAGTCTGGCATACCTCGGACAGGATATCAAGATAAGTGCTGGTAGTAATAAATTAATTCAGTTCAGATGTTCGTGTGGAAATGATAAGACAGTCCAGGCAAAACTCGTTTTCAATGGTAAAATCAGAAGCTGTGGTAAATGTTCAAAAATCTCGTTGAAACACGGCGACGAATATTTTGGATTTAAGTATCTAGGTCAAACTGTTGAAGTGTTTGCAAATTCTCCGAATAAACTATTGTTTCAGTGTAAATGCGGTAAGTCTAGTGAGAGATCGATAAGAACAGTTACTACTGGACTAGCCAAAACTTGTGGGAGATGCAACGAAATCTTTCTCGAACACGGTCAAGAGTATTTTGATTTCACTTATTATGGCGAATCAGCGACTGTGTCACCAGGAAGCAAGAAAAAACTTCCTTTTAAGTGTCGTTGTGGCGTCGTTAAGAACATTCAAATAGGTAGTATAACTAGACGCGTTACCACAAAGTGTGGGCTGTGTCATACTCTGGTTGATTTATGGTATGAAGAAAACAAAGAGAAGATCCGTGGTATAAAATGCCCGGCTTCAAAAGCTGATTTTCCTCCTGGAGGTGTTGTTCCATTAGAAGTGGTTTTCAACACAACGGACTCATTTAAGGCAATCTGTCCAGCTTGTTCAAACACATATCGTCCGTACCTTCACTCCATAAAACGTGGTATTTCACTCACATGTGGGTGTACGAATGACACGATTCCCAGGTGGAATCGACAGTTGGCAGAGTTCATAAAATCTATCGGGGAAAATGTTATATGTGAATTTTTGGTGAATGGTGTCCCGTACGATATAGCCATTCCAGACAAAAAATTGCTTATAGAACTCAATGGTTTGAGATGGCACTCCGGGGTCTTATCCCGTCAAAGGGATGCCAGAAAATTCGCATTGGCGAAAGAAAACGGATATAACATAATCGTTTTGTTTGAAGATGAATGGGAAAAGAAATGCGATATAATGAAGTCAATCATAGCCAATAGACTTGGCTGCAATAAACCTAAGAAAATTCGTCCAAACAATTGTGTTATTAAAGTACTTTCTGCCAAGTATGCCTTCGAGTTTTATGAACAATTCCATTATATTGGCGGTGCACCATCTTCGATTCACTACGGAGTTTTTCACGCCGAAGAGTTGATAGGGTGTATTTCATTCCGTAAGCCTGTGCGCCAGAAATGCTTTGGCGAATATGAAATCTCAAGAATGGCTATGAACCCCAAATATCATGTACATGGTATTTGGTCTAAAATTTTGCAATTGTTTACGAAATCAAATGGCGTACAGTCGATAATAACATTTTCGGATAACAGGCTGTTTACGGGTCGTGTTTATGAGCTAATGGGATTTCGTAACGATGGTCAAATACGTCCTGATTACTATTGGGTGAAAAATAGAGTTAGACACCACAAGTCATCACTTAGAAAGCCGGAAGGATGTTATGAAACTGAAAACAGTTTTAGAAGAAACCAGGGATATACAAAAATCTGGGATTATGGAAAAACCAGATGGAGATGGTGTGATCTGCTGAACAAATGACAATTTGAGATCTCGTGATTTAGCCGTAAATTTTAGCCTATCACAAGTAGACAGAGGCATGAAATTCAACGGTAAATTTTGGAATCGCAAGTATAAATCAGACATCGACATCGCTCCAGGTCTTACTGGAAACGGTATCGATACGCCACTAAAGCAGGCATTTGTCGATGCGTGTATGGCAGTCGAAGACTTTGTCAATCTGGCCGAAGTGGAGGTTAGTCTAGTCTCAAAGAATAAATTTAAATTAAGTGCAAAAGGGCCTAGTAAGCACATGGCAGTTATGGTATATAGATGCCCAAAATGCTCGGCTATCACATATGGAGGATCACACCCGATGAATGGATGCGAGGTTGTTTTAATCGAAGAAGTGATGCTAACTTAATGCTGTAAAAACGGAATGTAGACTTGTGTTATTGCTTAGTTACACTGGAGTGTGACCATAATCGTTAGAAATACGGAGACAACATGCAAGTTAAACCAGTAAATCCACCGTCAGTTGGAATTGATACAGTGTGCAGGCTCGATGCTTCAGCCTGTAACATGCTTCGAGTTTCACATGTTTCCTTTGTTGTACGACATCTTCATGGGAAGTACGGGCTAACAAATGATGAAGTTGCCACGATTATTAACTCGGGCCTAGGGCTAATGATTTCTACTCCATTTAGAGCCCCAGGTTGGGTTCCAAGTTCAAGTGTTGGGGCTCAAGACGCAAACATTGCACTAATCACAATCGATAAATTGAAGCTGCCCCCGATGACAGTTTGGTTGAACCTTAACGGCCATAATGCTTCGAACGAAAAGACGTGTGAATGGGTAGACTCGTGGAGTTATGCTATTAAGCAGGAAGGCCATACACCGGGGTTGTATGTTGGGGCTTCAGATCCTCCGGCAGACATGCTGTATACCCTATCCCATATAGAACGCTTTTGGCGATCCTCCCTTAAGGTCCAAGAGCCAGAGCAAGGATGGTGCATGCACCAGCTACGCCCAACTTGCCGGGAGCTTGGAAAGCTAACAGTTAGTTATAACACTGTTGAAGCTGACTATACGGGAAACTTCCCAACAGCTGTTTTTCCATGAGAAACAGACCGTCTACAATAGACGATCGAGAATGGATAAAAGCACGTGTAAACGCAGTGTCTAAGAAGTACACCACATACGACGCTATGCTCGAAGCAGGGATCGAGCTGATAGATAAAGATACAGAGTTACAAATACGGTGCCCATGGCATGGGCCGGACAACACCCCGTCGGCAAGGTATTATGCCGGTCAGGACCCGCATTTTCATTGTTTTACATGCAAACTTCATATGCGGGGGATTGATATCTTTGGGAAACTTCATAATCTGAAGTTTATGGGGGCTTTGTCTGAACTTGAACGCCGATTCAATATTAAAGTTCCTCGTCGTCCAGAAACTGATATTGAGGCCCCGGAAGATAGAAACGGACAGTATCAATCAAAGGCATGGGACGACATTCCGCGAGTCATGGATATGCTGGAAGCAAAATTATTGCGCTTACGAAACAGCGTACCCATGACTGATTACATAAAATGGTGTAGAATCCTTGATGCCATCAGGTGGGACTTGGATCATAACGGTGGCCAGCCTTTACCTCAGATGTCCATAGCCTTATCCAAGCTTAGAAACATGATGGGCGGAGTAAAACAGGATGTATACGTTTGAATATTCACTGGTTTTATCAACCGGCGAGAAACTTGCAATTTCAGAAGTTGTGGTGGGAGCGTTGGACTCATGGTGTGCTAGGGCTTTTTCAGACCCAAACGCAAAACGTGCTATAGCCCCAATTTTAGCATTATGTACAAAGGCTCCACCAAACGTCATGGACGATGCCAAAATCGGACACACCAAACCCCTGGAAAAGTTGTTGAAGACTCCCCCCATTGGTGCACTCATGAAAATCGACAAGCCAATTTGTTCTAGCTTTAAAAGCTGCGCGTCAGCAAATGCCAGCTGCACGACACAATTTGTTGGCAAAAATAAAAGTTTCCCAAAATGTTGGGACTATTATGTCACTGACCCGGATAATTTCACCAACAGCATGTCTGCAGCACAAGAATTAGTTAAAGATATAGTGATGGCTTGGCGTGATTCACGGTATGTCGTTATTTGCGGGTGAGCGCATCGGATAACTCTTCAACAAGTTTCATAGCCCGCGGTGTCAGTTTATTTGGTACCTCTATTTTGGCAATGATTATCAAATCACCGATTTGACCCGTTTGGGAGTTTCGAATCCCAGCCCCCGTTACAATTATACGCTCTCCTGATTGTGTCCCCGGCCTAATTTTGAAACCCAATCCTTGTCCATCTAGTCCAGTTGTCGAGCCAGAAGCTCCGATTATTGCTTCACATACCCCAATTTTATGCTGGGTAACTATGTCGTTTCCAATTCGTTCAAACCTATCATGTGGTAGTCCGATAATGGTCACGAAAAGCCGACCCTGGAATCCACCTAAATTACCAGAAAAGCATAACCCCTGTCCGTGTTCCACCCCGGGCGGAATATTCACACGTACAGAAGCGTCGCCTTCTGTCGTTCCCTTCCCAAGACACGATCGACATTTCTGTGCTGGAGTTGTGCCAGCACCCCGACAAGTTGAACAACTTCTGTCTGAAGTTCTGAACCCCCATGCACTTGGAATTTTACCAGTTCCTAAACATGAGATACAAGGCATCATTGGTGACCCAGCCATGGCCCCGCTTCCAGAACATGTCTTGCATAAAATCTTCCCGATTTTTACTGAAATATACTTTTGACATCCGAAAGCCATTTCTTCGAGTGTTAATTCTAACGTCACAGAAGCATCTTCGCAAAAAATCGGATCTGATTCTTTGGATTCGATTTTTTCTCGAAGCGTGTTATACGCGTCTGTCAATTTTCTAAATTCAGCTGGGTCGCCCCCCGCATCTGGATGTAATTGAGTTGCAAGTCTCTTATATGCTTTTTTTATCTCTTCTAGGCTTGCTCCGAGAGATACACCGAGAATTTCATATGGGTCTCCAAAATTCACGCTGAACGTTACCTAGCACACTCCGTTAACACTGCTAGATAAAATGTAATGTTTTTAGAAGTGTACAAACCAGTACACCAAAAAGGTTGAATATGTTATTGCAGCAAGCTGACGATCGTATTGAGATTTCAAAAGATTGGTTCAAGCAGTATTCCTTCACTCTTATTCAGAGTGTTAGTCAATTTCATAATCTTGTTGATATATGTATTAAGCGTGGGTTATGCGCTTTAGACATAGAATCTACGGGGCTGGACAACCGCATTTATTCGGACGAATTTTTCGAAGATGGAAAAACAACTCGTCATGGAATACGAACTATTGACCGAGTTGTGGGAGTATGTATATCGTTTGATGGAGAACATGGGTATTATGCGCCACTAACGCATGAGCCAGAAGACTCCGGGAACCTTCCATGGGATCCAATATGTGATGAGTTGACTAGGCTTGTGAATAACTGTCGAATTATATTCCATAATGGTAAGTACGACAAAGAGATACTTTTACCACTCGTGAACAAGGAGTATTGGAAAATTGATGAGAATGAGGATACCATGCTTCTTGCCCGCATCATTAACCCAATCAAGAGTTCGCCTGCCGGCTTGAAGCCTTTAACAAAGATCCACTTTGGCGTGGAAATGATCGAGCTTGACGACTTATTTACTCAAGAGAAAAAAGAGCAACTTCAGAAAGAGAAGAAGCGTTATAATTTTGCTCTCCTACATCCGAAAGAGGGTCTTGAATATGGCTGTTCGGATAGCATTTTTACATATAAACTGTGGTTTGCACTAAAAGATAAAATACAAGGAAATGATCAGAAATTATATAGCCTTGAAAAATCATTCTGCAATATTGTCCAAAAAATGGAGCGGAATCGTGTCCATATTGATGTCGCCCGTGTGGAACAACTTTCAGCTGAATGCGACGCCATGCTGAGATTGACTGGTGATACTGTCCGGGATATGATTGAGGGGAGAACGGGAAAAACTGGAAGATGGAATACTTTGAACGTTGGATCACCGAAGCAGCTATCAATGGCATTGCTAACAGATCCAGAGGGTCTGATGCTAAAACCAACGAAGTTCATGCTGGGTGATGAACAACACGAAGATGTTCTTTCCAACGAAAACGATGATGATAATGACGGTGAAAATGGTGGGGACCCTACTCAGAAGCAATATACGCTAAAAGACGAAGCACTAAAATCAATGGATGATGCTTATGGAAAGAATATTAGAGTCCAACGTGAAGGCGTCTTTGATAAAGATGGGAATCCGAGATCCGAAAGTATTTTTGACCTCATTCTCGAATATCGCCATTATCAGAAGATGAAGGGGTCATATATTGACAGGTTCATGCAGTCTCATGATAAATATGGGGACGTCAGACCTTTGTTCAATCAAATGGGAACTGACACAACTCGTATGTCGTCCAAGGCTGGAAAGATTTCAGACGGGTTCTCCGGTGTTAGTTTTCAGGGGATCCCCAGAGATTCAGACGACGATAAACCAGAGTTGTTTAAGCAAATCCGGACATGCATCATCCCTAGACCTGGAAAATTTTTGGTCAAACTTGACTATGCAGGAGAAGAATTGCGAGTTGTCACTAATTTATCCGGTGATCCAATTTGGACGAATTCTTTTCTGAACGAGGACGGGGACGTTCATAGCATCACATCAAGAACCCTTTTTGGTAAAAATGAAATCACTAAAGATGAACGTAACCGCGGAAAGCGTTGCAATTTTGCGTTCATATACGGTGGAGGCGCTGGCGCCATATCCAGGAATGTTAAATGCTCAATAGAAGACGGCAGTCGTCATATGTCGAATTTGAGGCAAGCTGTCCCAGTGCTCATGGGATATGTAGAACATCAGAAAGAGTTTGCCCGTAAAAACAAATGCATTTTTACAGCATTTGGAAGGCGCATCCCGATCCCAACAATTGACTCCCCAATCCGGACTATAAGGGCAAAGGCTGAACGATGTGCCATCAATTACACAATCCAAGCTACGTCAGCAGATATTTTGAAATTCGCGATGTGTTTTGTCGACAAGAAGATCCGCGAGATGGGATGGCATGACAAAATTAAATATATCATGACTGTTCATGATGAAGTCGTTTATGAAGTTGAGCCAGAACTTCTCCAGGAGGCAGTTCGAAAACTTGATGAATGGATGACATTTCCATGGAAGCTCGAAAAAGCACATGGAAGGAGATGGGAAGTCCCATTATTGACCGAGCCGGGGATTGATGTTAATTGGAAGGCCCGGTTTGATTATTTTAAAATGGTCGATGGCGTTCCACCAAATCCTAAAGACATAGCTGACGGAGTTTTTAAAGGTAAACTGAAAAAAGATGAATACTTCGACAATGGCAAAATTTTTCAGAAAATTCCAGAATTCTTAAAAGGATTAATCAAACGGGATGACGGGGGAGAGGCGCAGTATCAACCAAGCCCCACCGCTCCAAAATCTGAACTTCTCCCTGTAAGTGTCCCACCCATAGCAGATACTCATATTGAAAAAGTCAAGTCTGAACCGAAAGGAACCACTGAAACAACCCTAGTCCAATCGGTTTCTGCCATCGATATGGATGACATTAGTTTAGATTCGACTAGCGGGCCAATTTTTGGAATTGAAATTCGGGATTCGAAATCAGATTTTGAAGAATCGCCCGCGCCCATATCCACACTCGCACCAGCGCCTACGCCTACGCCTACGCCTACGCCTACGCCTACGCCTACGCCTACGCCAGCACCCATGGGGGAGGTTTTTCGATGGGTCTTCGGGGCTATTCCATCAAAGTCAACAATGCGTAAGCTTCATGCAATTTGTGTGTTGGCTGAAGGATCGGTTCCAATACGAATCATTAACCGAAAGGGGGAAATTCTTGTGGCAGAATCTGAGGATATTCTTGTAGATCCTACTAGATTCAATATTTTAGTAGATTTATTCGGACTCTAGGTATAACTAATGTCTAGACTTCTTGAACATGGCGAAGTAGAGTGTGTGTGTTCAGATAATTCAACGCGCCAGGTTGCTCTCCGAATAAGCGCGCCGTGGTGCATAGTTCAAGCGGCTATGCCATTGCTTCTTGGGCGTGGTTTTATAGATCAGCTCAAAGTGAAAAACCCGCTTATAGCGTGGACCCCACCTCTGGCTCAAGATCGATTTTTAGACTCCGCAATAGCTCAGGTTCCCAATCTTGCCGAAAAAGCCACGGTCATTATACGGGAGCGTATAATGGAGATGTTGCAGATCTTCTGTGATCTGTCTCATGTTTTAAAAAATCCGGATGACGCCATCAGCATCTTGCCGATGAATGTATATGTTGAGTTTCAATTCCGAAGCACATATGAAAAATTTGCTGCTGTTGTGGAAGAATTTAAACCTATTAACACCCCAGGGGTTGCTGAACTTCGGTATGCTATGGCAGTTGTATTAGCTGAGATTCTCTCAAATGCCGGTGATATCCATTCGCTTGAATTCAACGGGAATCACGTACCAGCGCAACTTGGCATTACGACAGCTTCTGATGGATCCGAAGTTATACTGCCCTCCTTTTCCGCACAATTCAAACACCTTCCTGGCAAGAATGGATGAAAACAGTTCAACCCGATGAAATGACGGGTTAACCGACTGTTCCATCCCGGCGACATGCTCTTTTCCAAATTCAACGTCTTTCCATTCTCCGTTTTCGCATGGGGGTAACCCAGCAAGTTTTTGCCTGGCCTTTTGCACTATTTGTTCTGGAGTGGATAAATGTGTGTGTGCCATATGTGTCTTTGGTGTTATTTTAGTAAGAACTAACTCTTGTTTAGCTGCTTCATATGAGGCTATAGCTAACGATGAAGATAATTTTGGGTGGACAATCGGGTTGGACTTGTGAATTTTCCCATCAAGTCCAATATAGTCTGGAGGTGTATATACATCTTTAGCCTCTATGGGGATAATTGCACGGCCGGTTTTTTGGCTAATGAGGTATAAGCTCGGCTTTGCTTGTCTATGCTGTTCAAGCTCTTCAAGAAGCATTGATATAACTCTATCAAGCAAATAATCGGTTCCCGGTTTTACGAGTTTACATGCCGAAGTCAAAGCTGTTTTTACAACATTTTCCGAGTTACCTTTTGCAATCAATTCAGATAGCTCTGAATTGCTTTCTATCTCTTTACGAAGCAGTATGAGATAACCGGCTACAATGTCGTCTTCGATTTGAACAGCTAACGACGACCCGGCCGCTTTTTGAATGGCTGCTACGGGGTCATCCCCCCATTTATACTCATCACTCATCATCAAAAATAAAGACAGAACCCGGTTCTGTCTTCTCCTCTTTTGGCGTCCCACCAAGCATAATGGGACGGTTGAACGGAGTGTTAACCGTTTCTGGTGTCTTAGGTAAAGAAGTAGAAGTTATCTTTTCATTAGAGACTTGGGACACTTGGGATACTTTCTCGTCAGAAATCGGAAGAGAAGAAATAACTTCGTCAAAAATTGGGGGAGATGGATCTGTATCCGGAGCATCGTCATAAGACGATGGTTCAGAAGTTTCAAAAACCGATGTCCGGATTTCTTGAATTCTTCCAAGATTTGCAGGCTCAAATCCTTTGTTTGCCATATTTGGATCATTTAATCTTGGAACATTCTCGAATAGGATAGACCTCCAGTTTTTTATCCTAAAATCGAATACTGAGTTATTTCCCCAGCTTCTTGCACACTCTCTGTTTGAACACATCATACAGAATTCTCTGTTGAATGCGTCAATTGGTGCACTCCTGAATTCTGACATGCACTCTTGTAAAAAATCTGGCTTAGTGTTTCCCATTTGAATGACAATACTATTGTTAGTAGTTTTAAACTTCGGGCTCTTGTAAATGTATATTATATTTGAATGATGTTTATTATCATGGTACAATAAACATTGTCCACTGGAGGTGCTGCATGGGAATATGTGAGAACAAACATGTCCGGGTGGTAAAGACTTCATTAAAACCAGCAAAAGCACCCCCGAAAAAGCTCCCCTGGCCTCGTGTATCCCCCGATGATCCTACGATACATCTCGGAGTCGATGTTGAAAATAAAATACAGGATATCACAAAAATTGTACATAAATACTTCCGTGTTGCAGACATTTCAATGGAGGAGTTATTACAAGAGGTCTTTGTAGCTATTATCCATAAAAATCACACTAAATCAGCTCATGACCCCCGTAAAAGCTCATTTGGTCATTATGTTTACATGATTGCGAATAACGTATGCATAAATTTAGTACACCGCAAAAAGCGACATGATAGGGAGAAAGATTCGATTGACGCACCGATTGGCGCCGATGACTTCCGAACGATGCTCGATATTCTTGAAAATCATATAAAAGATGATGAAATGGATAGTCATCTACGGGATGTTGAAAATGTCATGCGTCGGCGTGGTTATCGAGATTTAGCGAGGTATATGCGTGCTGTGCGTAGTGGGGCGAGCCCTGATGTTATTCGCGAAGCCTTAAGCTGGTACGGTCATAAAATCTCAAATAAGTCAATCATAAACTTTCGGCTTCAGATCAAAACTTTAGTTCTAGATATTTATAAATCAAACGAGAACGGTCATTTCCAACTGCGGCGTTTATAGGATAACCATATGAGTAATACTGGAAAGATTCTTGATGGCAAAACTATTGCCGCCAAGGTGAAGGACGAAGTCTCAGCAGAAGTAAAACAGTTTATAACCGCCCACGGACGCGCTCCTGGCTTACACGTTGTGCTAGTTGGGGACGATCCAGCTTCTCGTGTTTACGTTCAAAATAAAGAAAAAGCAGCGGCCAAGGTTGGAATAGTGGGCTATACCCATCGATTGCCTGCAAATACAAGTGAAAGGGATTTATTGTCACTGATCGAAAAATTAAACACTGACGACACAGTTGATGGTATCTTGGTGCAGTTGCCCTTACCTAATGGGCTGTATGAAAAACGTGTGATTGATCTACTCGATCCGTCAAAGGACGTAGACGGGCTCCATCCAACAAATGCGGGTTTGCTTGTAAATGGGAGCCCGAGGTTAGTTCCGTGCACACCGCAAGGCTGCATGCGAATAATACAAGAATCAGGGGTGAGCCTGAAAGGGATGCATTCAGTGGTCGTCGGTCGTAGTAATCTGGTTGGCAAACCAGTAGCACAATTATTACTAGCACAGCATGCAACAGTTACAATTGCACATTCTCGAACACGAGATCTTGACACGCTGTGTCGAGTGGCTGATGTTTTAGTGGCAGCAGTTGGGCAAGCAAAAATGATTAAAGGCAGCTGGATTAAGCCAGGGGCAGTAGTTGTGGATGTGGGGATCAACCGTATTGGCGATGGTACACTAGTGGGTGACGTTGATTATGAAGCAGCGCGGTTGAATGCTTTTGCGATTACGCCGGTTCCTGGCGGTGTTGGACCACTGACAATTGCATTTTTACTTAAAAACACAGTTGTCGCAGCGCGTGCTCAGGTTGGCGTGTATTAGTTTTGTTGTTTCCAGGCGGAAATTTTTTCCATGAAAACATTTAACACCCTATCGAGGGTGCTTTTAGGCACTGTGTCTCTCAAGGTTATTGTCAAATGTCCCCTGATTAGGGGCAAAGCTGTCTTTGGGTCTTTTAAAAGCTCCCAGCATCCATCACATGCATAAATGTCGGAGCCAACACCACTCGTTTTTATAACTCTAACTTTTCCCGGCGTATTGCAGTATACACAGTTATCCATTTTTCGGAGACTCTTTCGCTAATACTTTAACTAGGGCATCGAGGTCTTCTATTTTTTTATATGCCACTTTTTTTGCAAAGAGTAAAGCCAATGGCATAGGAGCCATTACTCTAAAATAAGATGACGGCCCAATGGTAGCGTCAAATGCCTTTATGAAGTCTAAATACGCTTCGGGATAGTCCTTACCAGCATAAGACGCTCTAGATGTTGAATCTGCTCCACATGCTTCTGGACTAAATTCAACGAAATGTGCAGAGCACGTAACCGGTCTCACCATATATGCTTCGCATAGGCCGTCAACTGATAAAACTGGGCATGGTATACCCATTTTAAACCAGGCTTCAGGACTTGCGAGCATGACTGTCCTCTGTAGGTCTTCTGCTCGTTTTTCCACTTCCGACCATTTTGAATGATCTTTCAAATACATCATTATGACTGCTGCTTCTGCAAGGGATACCGTTATATACCTAGTACAACAACCGATACACCTTGGCCGACAGCAGATCTGTGGATTCTTCAGTCTGAATTTGGAAGCTTTATACGCGGCGCCCACCATGGCCGTCCTAATGGGCGCCAGGAACGCAGTCAGATCAACTTCCATCAGTTTATGCTCGGAAATATGTTATTATCTAATGGTCTGTTATAGACAGTTGCAAGTACTGTCCTGCGCATCTCTGAATTTTCAGTCATCTGAGTTGCTTTATTTATAGCAATTCGTTTAATGACTGCTTCCACATCTTCTCGCTTTTGCGGATTAAATAATAAGAATTCGTAAAGAATTTGTTTGGCTTCGGCCAAAAGCTGTGCTTCCACATTTAAGATCGGGTGATCTGGTGAACATAAGTGTTCAAGTAAACAATGGCGTGCAAAACGCATTGCATATAGACTAAGCGGATCATGGTGGCTGTGTGACTGCGACATAATAATATCTATTATTGAACGTTTTTAACGACTTGATTATCTGCAACCTGCTTGATAAATTTTTCTGCCTCGTCCATAAAATGATTCGCCAGAGAAAATTTATCATCTTGTTTGGAAAACAGTCTCCCGTCCTTGAGTACATTATACAGAGATTGTCGAGACCAGTACCCCCATTTTTCAGTGGCTTGATTCCAGATCTCTGCTGCTGACATAGAGTCATTGGCAACAATTTGACGCACAACTTCCTTAAGGGAAGGACGGCCATCCACAGGGGCCTTCTTGACCTTTGTAGACGTAACAGACGTTGGGACCGCCACTTTAGTGGCCTTTTCTAACTTTGGCTTTCCAAGGCAAAGTTCCATTTCTGGCTTCTTCTTCGATTCTAATTTATTGACTACGGGCTTAGACTCTGGACTCTTGTCTGAAGCCCAGTCAGTAACATCTTCAATTCCCCCCACAAGAGACTTGACTTCTTTAACGGCGTCATCGACAAAAGTCTTGTGCTTTTCAATAGCTAGAACTGAGTTGTCAATTCCCCTGAGAAGGGTTTGTACCCTAGCAAGCATTTGCTTTGGGGTCTTCGCATTCATATCATATTCCTTTCGTTTGATTTACTTGTTCAGTTAGTTGACGTTGAATTCGTGCCAGGTCAGCTTCGCTTACAACGTTTAGGACCCGGCAAATTTCTTCTTTCTGATCTCGAAAATTGTCGAGCACAGCCTTGTGTCGATCCATGCCGGCAGCTTCATATACTACACGGAGTTTCATCCAAAGAATATTCCAGTTTACAGACTTTTTCTTGTTCGCTGAAGGCAGAATGACAATTCTTTGCTGCTTTCGACCCATAAGATAAACTTTACAATTTGAAAATTGTTATGTATAGTATAATTATGACATATGACGAATTCTCCGATAAATTCCAAGAGATTAAAGAAGAGTTTAAAAGGATAAAGGGGTTTGAAATGTCGACTGTTTTTGAGTTGGAAAATTATCTATTGGAACGTAAGAATCGTCGCTTGTCAAGAGGTCTGAAGTCACTCAAGGGGATTAATATATGAATATGTCCACTGCTTGGACAGTCCTCGGCAAGGACTGGAAGGTCATCACCGAAGAAATTTTAGCCTGTTCAAGCATAGCTGCCCGCGTCGAAAAAGCTGAGAAGCTACTTGAAGAGGCTAAAAAACTGGCCAAAAACCTCATGATAGCTAACCATCCAGATAAAAACCTGGATGATTCTGATGCGGACGTTAGATTCAAAACTGTGGTGGAAGCTATTTCAGTCATAGAAGCAAACACAATGTCCATGAGGAAAAAATTCGAAAACATGAAACAACGCGATGAGAACAGAATGCTGTCAAATGGATTTATAACAATAAAGTAAACCTCTCATTAGAGAGTCTTTCCGTGCCAATTATAACAGTAATCCAGTATAAACCTCGTTTCGCTGCAGGCCCGGCCGACGTATCTGATAACTTTAGGCGTTGTGAACCATTAATCAGACAGGCAGCGTCTCTTGGAACCCAGATGCTCGTTTTTCCTGAGCTAACTTTTACGGGTTATAGCTTCCTATGCTGGGATGACGCGGCCAAGGTTGCGGAAAAACCAGACGGACTAACAGCGAAACGAATGGTTCATATAGCTAAGGCTTTGAAAGCCTATACTGTGTGGGGTTTTGTGGAAACGGATGAAGATTTCCTATATAATTCGGCTTCTATCGCCGATCCTAGCGGTAATATAATTTTGACAGTTCGTAAACTAAATTTATGGGGGAATGATTTCCTTTGGGCCACGCCAGCTGAAAAACCTCCCGACATTATTCAAACAGACTTAGGGTGGATGTCTGTTGTTGTATGCAGGGACATCTTAGATAGAAACCAATCGGGTGGAAGACTTTTTTCTGGGCGTAAGATTGACATTGTGGCAGCTCCTATGAACTGGGGTGGCGCAGGATTTCCTTCGGTTGATTGGATTGACTTTGTGAAGAATAATTCGTGCGTTCTAGCCGTAGCTAACAAATGGGGTAAAGAATATAACAAATCATTTGTTCATGATTTTGGTCAAGGCGGGTCAGTTATCATAGGGAAAGATGTAAAGCCGCATATTGAAGGTCTTGTTTTCGGAGCTGACAGCGTCGTCGCAGCTATGGTAGAACTGTGAGGTATGCATGAGTAATGATAGTAACTGTAATTCAAATTCATGTCATCGAGACCCGAACCAAGAGTATGACCCGGATGCCGGGGTAAATCCGGATCCGAATAACTGCACCTTATGTACCGGGGATACCTCAGACAATATATTCTTTGTCCCCAGGGCCCCTGGATATCCTCCGAAGTGTGTGTTGGACGAGCTGACTTATTCCCAAGTGTGGATACTTTTACAGAGAGTACCTAAAGCTAAGTCGGACCTTTTACGCATCACAGATGACCCAATTCTAGTCCGTATGGCTGAAAGTTCCAAACTTGTCGAAAGTCCCCATGATGAGGACGAACGGATGCGTAAGAAGTTGCATGAGAATAGTCTTCCGATGTATACAGTCCTTAAAGGAAATATAGACGGGTCTTTGTGACACCCTTATATAGCTCTTTTGGTCATGACGTGTGTCTTCAGCACACTAGGGGCTATGAATCATGATGACTCCAGCAGGAGGCCTAGCAGTCCCGGGTCCACTTATATGTACATCGAAGGTGACCCGATGTGCTCCTACCTTTAGTCTGCCGCGCCCCAACCTTCAACCCCATCGGTGTCCCATGACGAAGCACCACCTTGCCTTCGCTCTTGATTACCCCTCGCTCGCTGCGGCGCGTGAGTTGCTGCCTTCGCTCGCCCCTCACGTCGGCTACGCCAAGATCGGCCTTGAAATGTTCACCCGGGAGGGGCCTGCTGCCTCCCGCGAGCTCAGAGACGCTGGATTCGACGTGTTCCTCGACCTGAAACTCCACGACATCCCCGCCACCGTCGAACGCGCCGTCGCGAACGCCTGCGCGATGGGCGTTCATCTGCTCACGGTGCATACCTCCGGCGGCCCTGCCATGCTCCAGCACGCCGTCTCTCGAGCCGCGCGCGAAGCCACCGGCCTTCGTGTCGTCGGCGTTACCGTTCTAACCTCCCTTGACGATGGTGACCTGTCGGCGATCGGCTGTACTCGCTCGTCCACCGACCAGGTGCTTCACCTTGCGCGCATGGCATGGAGCGTCGGGGTTCGCGCCTTCGTTTGCTCCCCACGCGAGGTGCGTAGCCTGCGCCAGGCCCTCGGTGCTGCCGCGTTTTTCATCACTCCGGGCATCAGGCCTTCCGGCTCATCCACCCAGGACCAGAAACGTGTCGCCACGCCCGCATCCGCGATCAGCGATGGCGCCGATGTGCTTGTCATCGGCCGCCCGATCCGCGACGCCTCATCCCCCGCTGACGCCGCACGCACCATCGTGGCTGAGATCAATGACGCCCTGTTACACCGTGGATTCTAATCTCCATGGGCCGCGTCGTCTTCGGTATTCAGCTGATTTATTGTACCAAGTATGATTTGGTGGTTTAGTCGACCTACGCTACTTGACGGAAGGTAATCATGGATGAAATCCATGATTACCTATTTTTCGGGAGTTTTCCACACCCATCTCTTTTTACCTAGATCCCAAATTTTAAAAAAACCCTGACTCGTGCGTAGATCTTGTTCTGTTTCAATAGTTCCCAGGGGTTTTCTCAGTCCAGATTTATTAAATCTACGTCTTCCTTTCGCCCAATAATAATCAGGCTTTACGTTCCCATCAAATTTGAACCCAAGTTTTTCATATACTTTTCCAGTAAAAAGTCTGTTATCTGAAAATGAGACGATCGATTCTGGACTGGTTTCATTCACAAATTTTTTGAAAAGTTTTGACCAAATACCATGAACACGAAAATCCAGGTCAGACGCCATTCTAGTTAACTCGAATGTGTATTTTGACTGCCTATTTGGGTGTTTAAAAGACATACATGCAATAATTTTTCCATCAAACTCGGCACATATATTCATGTTAGAACAAGTCTTTCCAATATAATGATTTTGATCATAGAATGTGTCAGCTGCATTACTCGAAATGTGTAGTATTCTACATCTAGAAGGACGTATTCTAAACTTTGTCTTTGCTACGTTCAATCTGTTATTAATTATGTCGCAAATCTGTTTTCTTTTATTTTCCCATTCATCTTCGTATACTACCATGAGATCAATCTCACTGGCAATGGCAGTTTTATATTTATTTAGGTCAGAACGCCTGCTTGAATCTGTTGAATGCCACTTGAGACCATGATATTCAATAGCAAGAGAAGCAGACGGTATGAATATGTCATATTTCAATCCGCCTATGCGAGCCTCACACATTGCTTCAAAACCAGTCGATATGATATGTTCAAAGATTTCTCTTTGTGGTCCCGACGTAATATGAAGTGAACATCCACAACTTAGCGAATAACCTCTCTTAATGTCTTTGAATGCGGGTGCCCATTTATTATTACATATTGGACATTTAGCATCTAATTTCGTATTGCTACTATATATGGTATTTTTGAATTCTATAACCCCGAATAACTTCCCTGGAGGAATTGGGAACTGCATTTCTTTGAATTCTTCTTTTCGATTATCAAACGCTGCCCTCACTTGTTCATAACATTTCCCACAAGTTGTGGTGTGGCCAGAAACAACGTTGTATAATTTTAACCGTGTAACTCTCCCACAATTACACAAGAAACTGGTTTGTTGACTCAATGATTTGAGCGTTGATGGGTCATCAATAAGTGACAGCCTCCCCCATTTAACAACCCCTGATTGTTTCAATGAAAATAGTTCACATTTTCCACAACTCTTACTATTACCTGTGACTAAATTTCTATAAATAACTTTAACTTTGTTCCCGCAGTCACATATAACATCAACTTTTTGAGAGATTAATTTGATCGAATCAAGGGGTGTCAGTATTAGTAGTTTATCAAATTTGGTTTGACCAAATTTTTTGACTTTGTTCACTGAGCATGATCCGCATGACTTTTTATTACCAGCGAACACCTGTCGCAAAATGACGTTGTCTACAACGTTCCCGCATGAACATTTAACTTTAACTCTATCAGATCCGCGAGACTCTTCGAGGTTACTTAAGATGGTTAAGTTATTAAAGGTTGTTTGACCAGATTCTTTTATTTTTGACAGATGGCAACGACCACAAGTAACCTGTTTATTTTGTGATATAAATGCATACAGGGACACTGTTCTAATAGCCCCACATTTACATTTCACTTTAATTAACTGAGTGAATTTCCCGTTTGGATCTATTACTGACAGTAATAGATTCCCATTTATTTCATTACTTCCGGATTTAACAAACTCTGTAAGCCATACACTAAAATTCATGCTTGCTTCAAATTGCTAAGTGCAATCTGGCGTTGTTCTGACCAGGGGCCCGCCGTAATACCCATTTTTTGCTCTTTGGATAACTATTTTTGCCTTCTCTGATACTAAATGTGTAAGGTCAATGTCAAGTACATAGGCTAGTACAAATGAGTAGATACATATATCTGGTAATTCAGAAACTACAGCCTCAAATAACCTGTTCGTAGCATCACCTCCGTTCCTGAGAGCTTTTATCATTTTGTTGACCATTTCACCGGCCTCGCCACTAATGGCTGATCCGTAATAGAAGGCTGGGTCTTGCCCATAGGCTTCCTTCTCTCCCATCTGCTTGACATCACATAAGATTTTATGCGATTCGACAGTAGCTGAAAAAATATCACTTGGAGCGAGATCGCGTTCTTTTTCGAGCTGTTCGACACGTAATCTCAAGGCTTCCTGGATTTTTCGGCCACTGTTGTTATCAGATAATGCCCTTTCCTTAGATGAATTTTCGAGGAGCAAGCGAAGTTCATCAAGTATCGCGTCAATTTCTAACTTTGTATACTTTGAGGTAAAGATGTCTGCTTCTTTCATCACCGTCGACTTGCAGTATACACCATCACACATGCCCTCCCCCTGTGGCTTAGGCGTTAGCCATAGGAGGTTAAATGCATCACTGACATCGGTAACCATATATATATTTCCCCTGAAAGTTATGATTTGACCTTTTTTAACAGAATGTATCATTTTTCACCAGGATCTCGTTTGTGTTAAACACTACTCTTTATATTTTACATATTATTAATATGAAATTATTTAGTCTGTCATAATTCTCCTAATTTCGAAAAGTTGCTTTGCCTGCTCTATTTGAGCTTCTGTAAGAACTTCTTCCATGATTCTAGTCGAGTCGCCATTGTCGGTTAAGAGGTATGATGGATCTGCCCCGTTTTCTACAAGAAAACGGGTAACTTCTACATATCTTTTTTCAGCAGCCAGTCTAAGTGCCAAACGATCTACTGCGTGAATGTCTGCCCCGTTTTCCACCAAAAAACGGACAACCCCCAAACGTCCATAAAAAGTAGCAAACCGTAGTGCCCAGTCATTGTCTATACGGATGTCTGCTCCATTTTCTGCTAGAAACTGAACAATTTTCAAGTGTCCGTTTCTAGCAGAAAATCGAAATGCCAATTCATTATCTGCGTGAATATCTGCCCCGTTTTCTACTAGAAAACGAACTATTCTAAAATGCCCACTTAGAGCGGCAAACTGGAGTGCATGGTTATCACGTGCATGAATGTCCGCCCCCTTCTCCACCAAAAAACGAACAACTTCCAAATGGCCGTTGTGAGCAGCAGACCGAAGAGTAATGTCTTCTACTGCGTGAATGTCCGCTCCATTTTCTATTAGAAAACGAGTAACATCCAGATGGCCGTTGTGGGCAGCCGTCCACAGTGCCCAGTCATTGTTCGCATGGATGTCTACCCCATTCTCCGTGAGAAGTTTAATGGTCTCCAAGTCCCCATTTTTAGCAGCTTCAATCAAAGACACTTCGCCGTTTCTAGACTCGGGTATGTCATTCATGAATTCACCCCCTGTATGATTCTCATACTAGAAATTTACACCCCCTAGACGTTCATTTCTTAAAGGCTTTTGTAGGTGTTCAATTTGCTTCATTCTTAACGAGAGGTTTATTTGTCCCGAGTAGTTATTTAACTTTATCATTTCCAAATCCAGAAATGCTGTGGTGACTGTATTTTAAATTTCCAACGTATTTCTGAGGAGATTTTTACATGGAAAATATTTTAGAAAATCTTAAAGCTATGTTCGAAGCAGCTACAGGAGACGTTCGTCGATTAGACGATGTTGTTCGGTTTAGCAGCATTCCAGTAGTTGTTCACGAACTTGTTAGTACCCATCAATACTGGGTTGGATTATACGCGGCACTGATTCATTCAACTATTCGACCATCTGATAAACATTTGCTTGGAAGGATTATGACTATGGCAGCTACACATGACCTCATAGAAGGTTGGACTGGGGACTTTGTACGAACTTTTAAATATTCATCAGAAAAGCTTCGTTCTGCTATTTCTGAAGCAGAAGCTAACATGATGGCGTCCTTGCCTTCAGCACTACAACAACTATGTGCAGATGAAGAAGATGACGAGCATGATTACATTATGGCGGTCGTTAAGACTGCCGACTTTATGTCTTTACAACAATATATGGTTCGTGAATGGATGCGTGGAAACAAAAGTGTCGGCCCATTTTATGAACGAATGGTTTCCGATTTACGTCATGAGCAAATTAAGATGTCAAAAAATTCATGGCCGTTCAGTGTTCAATTATCTGCATTATTCGGCATTATGCTCGAGTCTGCTATCCTCGTCCGACAAACATAAACACTGTGTTCATTTTTATTGATTTGTGTATATAGAATGCATTATATAACTAAAGTTGGCAAAATTACCTATTTTAGCACTTTGACTAACTCGGGGTACCTTGAGGTTGAATCGAAGAGGTATGATTTCTCGTTAATGAAATTTATATCATTCCGTGAATATAAATTTCCGAGATCCGGGGAAAGCGTTGAAGTAATTTTTAGGATAACAAAGGCAGGTTACGTTGTTTTAGTTGTTATCTCCTGTAGTTGACTTCGCCACACCCAACGCTTTTTACCAAGGTCCCATATTTTGTTGAATCCTTGAAACTCACGTAATTGTGTTTCTGTTACTTGACTATTACGTTCCAGGCCATGTTTACGTAAGCCAGATTTGTTGAATCTTTTGCCACCCTTTGCCCAGTAATAACTTTGTGGAACGTTTCCGTCATGTTTGAACCCGAGTTTGTCATAAACACGGCCAACAAATACTCGATTATCTGAAAATGATACAATTGACGTCGGATGGAAATCATTAATAAAATGATGCAAGATCTTAGACCATATACCATGTACCCTATAATCAGAGTTTGATGACATTCGGACTAATTCCCACGGATGGGATGACTGCCTGGTTGGTCTAGAAAATGAACAACAAGCTACCATTATATCATTGACGAAAGCCCCGTAACTGACTGTTGCACGACATTTTCCAATATAGTGGAATGCTTCATAAAATTTATTTGCATCAGTACTTGGCACATGTCTTATTAGCACAGATGACGCTCGAAGCGTGTGCGTTGGGAAATTCTTCCTAAGTCTATTACTAACCAATTGACTAATTTGTTTTCGACGTAGCTGCCATTCATCTTCAAATATAGCGATTACGCTCACTCCGTGATTTTCGGCGTTTCTATACTTTGCCATATCACGTTGTTTTGATCCCGGAACAGAATGCCATTTTATTCCCTGAAATTCAACTGCTATGTTTGCTTCTGGTACAAATATATCATATGCTAGTTTTCCGATTTTATGTTCAACAAGCACATTGACGCCAAGACTGTGTATAAAATCTGCCAATTCCTGTTGTCCTTTTGAAACACGATTTGTGCTACAACCACAGGTTAACGCCACCCCAGATCTCACATGGTCCCAACGTGGAAAATACTCTGCGCCACATACGCCGCATATGGCACGGATTGGGTCAGCAGTCCGTGTTACAGTATCAAGAATGGTAAAAGATCCTGATGGTAAGTCACTTGGTTGAATTGGTGGTTTCATCATTCGAATTTTAGATCGATTTTGAATAAACCATTCGTCGACATTGTTTCTGCATTTCCCACAGCATGTGGTGCGCCCCGTGGTTACATTTTCAACCACGGCCGTTAAAACTTCACCACAGTCGCAATGCCATTCCATCTTTCGGTTTGATCTAATTGTCATACTTTGCGGATGTAAAAGACGAAGTCGGCCGAATTTGGTTTTTTCCCAAAATTCTTGGGGCAGTATACCACATTTCCCGCATGATGCGGTGTGACCACGTAAAACATCAATTATTGACACCAATACTTCGTTACCACAGTCGCACACCCACAACACACGTTTACCTGAAGCGCGCGACACTGGAGCCGGAAATTTCATTTTAAGTTTTCCAAACTTAAAATGACTCATAGTCCCTGTGTCTATTTCGTTGCATTTCCCGCATGATGCAGTATTACCACTGGTCACTCTATTGACTGGCAGTAGGGTGACACGGCCACAGTCACATGTCCATTCGACTGGAGTATTTGACCCCCTCTTGCAATCGAACGGCTGCGTCATTCTTAAACGGCCATATTTGGTTATTTCCCAATGATGTTTCAACAGTATATTGCACTGTCCACAGGATTTTATGTGTCCACTGATAACCTTTGCCCATGGTTTCAGTACCCCTTTTCGACCGCATGAACAATCAAATTTAACTAGAGATGTAGACCATTGTGACCTCGGAATTTCATTTTCTGATATTGTTAACATAATTTAATTAATTATAACCTTCTGGTATTGTTAATACAATTGAAACCCTGGTAGTGTTTATCTGGATATTACATGGATACCGAAGATAAAGAATTCGAAACGCATAACATTTACTTAGCTGCTTATTTCATAGTTTCTGGATGCAAAATGGTCCGGAAAAGAAAATTGGGCACTAGGGTTTATTTTGTGTTCACCAGTTCAGTTGGATCTGTACAGGAGCTTAGAGAAGCATTTTTCTCTGGGCAAGCAAAAGTCCCTGCTCATCAGTATTCACAGCAAATTATAGCCATGAAGAATTTATGTCTTGATGGGAGAGAGAAGAATTTGTAGCCTTCCGATGTAGCTTTCCGATATGGCAAGAATAGTCATAGCCGGACGGCTCGCTTTCGCTCAACTCGATTTCTTTTATTCAAGCTCCAGAAAGACAGGGGTTATTTGGTCAGATTTACAACTGTCGACATTTGTTGACAGTTATATGCTGCCTTGGCCCATATCTGATGGAGTTGGAATCAGTGATCAGACTATAGGCGCTGGTGCCATATTTTTCAACGAAGTTGTTGGTGCTTCAGGATATTATTTGGTCCGATTTTTCGTTGACAGAGTTGGATTTTGGCGCTTAGTTTTCAAACATCCAACTCTTGGCACTGAACAGATTTTAGAATTCGACTCTGTACCTGCAGATTCACAAATGTCCGGACTTGTGGCGAGAACTGTCCCATGACTGCATATCTGCGCTGTTCAACATTGTCAATGGGAGGACTATCCCTGTCTCTGGAGAATGAGCTTGGGCAGCCCCAGGACGCCCAATACGTGGTTTGGACAGTGTCGTCAGGATTTAATGGAAAACAAATATCAGGCCTTCGCATGAAAGCCGTACGTAAAGGGGTCGGTCAATACTACGCTCCATGGTATGCTGACGATCCAACTGGCGCTTATGAAATCACTTGGGAATACCAACGTGATGTTGACTTCCCGATTGAGAAAAAGACTGAACGCTTTTTCATAATGGATCTGGATGATCCGACGTGTAAATCTGGTCATATTCACGGGCTTCCTCCGCCTGGAGGTTATGTCTTTGAACCTGGTGCAAGAATCTCGGGGAATGAAATTGTTTTGAGAGTTGTTGACAGTATTGGGTGTCAAAAAGATGTTTCCAATGTAGTTTGGAGTATTGAATGCTCCAAGGGGTTTACCGTTTGGCCAGAAACCTCAGCTGTTCGACTTTCAACTGGGTTATATGGGGTAGACTGGACGGTTAGTGTTCAAGGTGGGTTATACTTTGTTCGATGGAAGTGGTCCGAATTTCCCGGAGGCCCACTGACCAGCTTCGCTGATTCATTTCAAGTCGTTGATCCGAAAAACCCGCGCGTTGGGGTTGTGTCTGTTGGTCTATGATAGTATGACCACCGTCTGGTAATATATTACTCTTTTGAATTAGAAGACGCTGAACTACGCGCAATAACACATTATTGCGACTCTTCTTTGACCTTTCCTGATTCACATTCGAAAATTTGGTCAAAGAAATACTACAACAAACTAAATTTCTTTTTGGAGTGTTAAGAAGGTTCCTAACGAAATGGTGGTTTTTCCATGAAGTTCGAGAAAATTGCGTCCCGTATTGCAACTGGCCGACCCGGCCTTGTAAACATTTATGACTATGAACTTGTTCAACCTGCACTTGAAGCTTTCGCAGATGCGGTTATTGCTTGGGGTGAGACTGCCATAGGTGACGGAAATGTCCCCCCAGAATATATGGACGTGGTCCTTGACCAGGCTGACTTAATTCGCCAACTTGCATCTGGCCCGATTGCTGACCTAGATCTTCAAGCCCAGGAGTTATCTGATTCTCCTACACTTGAAGAGACGCCGGAGTTCTAATATTCAGCTTATTGTGTCAACATAACGGTATGTACCGAAGTTCATACATCCAAAAGAAGAATGGGAAATACTGCGTCAAATCAAAGAAAAACCCAAACTGGTCTGGTGGATGTTATAACACAAAAGCGGAAGCGGAGAAAGCACTAGCCCGTGTTGAAATGTTCAAGCATATGAAAAGTAAAAAGCGTAAGAGTTCCGAACCTATTGACCTGTTTAATCAGTATCTTTCTTACGCCGAAAAATTCGCTGGGGCAGATATTTATGAGCGCTTCGATGAGCTGACCCAAGCCATTAACACAACTAAGGATAGTGAATGTGTTCCTACGCAAGTAGACGAAGAGGTCGAACAGCTTTCAGAGCTCGACGAGCTTCTGCACAAACGCGATGACGTATCTGACGCTATTAAATCTAAAGATGAAGAGAAAACAAAAAGACAAAACCCGATTGCAGCGTCAAAGGCTTGCCTTGACGCTGAGTTGAATAGGGTAGCAATTTCGAACCCAAGACTTGCTGCGATTATTGGAAAGGTAAGCAAACAAATGAAGCCAACTGACGTTGCTGCTGAGCTTCGAACTATTGCCGGTGTTATTGACAGTTCGAAAAGACCTTCCGTCTCCCTTGTTGTTAAGGATATCAACAGAATGATCACGGCTCTTGAGCATGAGGCTACCGTCCCTGGCATGGAGTGGCTTGATGATAACGCTCTGCTTAAACTGAGTGAAGAACTCGTGTTTGCTTTGAAAGGTAAAAGCCCCGAAAAGCTTGAGAAAGTTGTCCCAAAGATTGTTGAACAACTAAAGAATTACGAGTTTCGTGCTAAGGCTGAACGTCAGAGGAAACAGTCTCGTAAATAAAAAATTTTAATTATTGTAAATTGTTTACCTGTAACGCAAATTTAATTTTTTCAGGTGTCTCTATTTTCTCATATTCATAAAATGCTGCATATTCTCGTTCTGTCATACCCTGACGAATTGCCCGTCCATAAAGTGTTTTCTTATTAATCACATTCCCTGATTTTCCAATATAATGATAACTCTTTGACGTCACTCCGATCTTTTTCCATCCACAAGCCGCATAAATCGTGCCTCTGTGTCCCTGTGCTGTATCGGCGAATGAAACTATGTGTGTAACTTCCGAAAAAATCTTTGGAAGCATTTTGACTACTTTTGACAGAATAAAAGACGCTGCGTTTTTCTTTTGAAAGACAGGGTTTATACAGAACCTGTCTAGTTCGATTACTGACTGATGACTAAGACCCATGGAAGTAGCTACCTCTTTTCGTACAACTGGCGCAAATTTAGCCACTGCCACGGTTTGACTATCAAGAAACGCGCCATAATAAACCTTTCCACTTCTCCCACACCCAGCATAATGGTGCTCATTCAGAAAGTCTCTTGCTGTTTTTTGTGGTATTTGACTAATTACAAGATTTTTGATCGAAAAGTCTATGACTTCTTTTGGTTTTGGCTGTCGTTTTGTGGGGACTACACCAACTTTTTCTTTTATCGACCAATAATACCTTGCCGCATTACAATTTGCACATAAAATTTGAAGACCACCAACATCCCGTTTTCCAGAATAAATCTTTAAAATGATCTGGCTGTCTTGTCCAAGTTTTCGTTTTTCGGCCCCATCATTATTAATATGATCTAATTCTAATATATCAATTCTAGTTTCACCACAGATTGTGCACTTTCCTCCCAGTTTATCTATACAGAATTTCTTTCGTTTTTGGTTATAAACGCATCCACAATCTTTACAATAAGATTTACCTCTTAGTTTGCCTTTTGACTCAGCAAACATACCGATCGGCAAAACTCGGCTACATTGAGTACAAGTTTTTGTTTCTTTTATTTCTGGCTTGTTGTTTTTGTCGATCGACCTAAGTCTATTTAATTGTTTCTGTTTATTACAATTGAAACATAATAATTGATATTTTTCATCCCATTTTTCGCCATTCACAATTTTCAAAGCTATTGTTCTGAAACTTCCTGCCTGACTAAGCCTTTCTTTTGACCCATCGTCGTTTATATGATCTATACACAGTCTTTCTGTTCTTTCCTCACCACATATCACACACTTTCCGCCAATTATCTGGTGAACTTTAGTCCTAAGTTCGGACCTCATCCTGGACTCTGCAATTTGTATTGAATGAGCAAACGATGTTCTCGTATCTCTCTTTCGTTCTTTTATTTGTTCGGCATGGGATATACGATATCTGTTTACGATTTCTTTTTGTCGTCCGCTTAACTTTTTGCGTAGTAAATACGCCTTCATAACGTCTGATTTATAGTATTCTGACATACATTCTTTACATACAGCGTCCATACCGTCCTTATTTGATGGATGTTTTCTGAATTCGTCCCTATTTTTAGTCTCTTTACAATGAATACACGTCTTATGTGTGACTTCGCATTTTTCTAGGGACTTTCTTATTTCATAGTGTTTCTTTCTTAATTTGCATATACACGATTTACATTCATTTCGGAACGAAAATTCTGATCTCTTAGTAAAGTCATTCTCATCCTTTATCTCACCACATTTGACACATTTTTTGGTGTATATCATTTAATTCCATATCATATTATAGATTTATTCTGTAGTGTTTGAGCATGAGTGTTGTCTTCAAGCGATGCCAAGAGCTAACCCGTGCTGATGGGCTGAACATTTTTCTGAAGAAAAGAGATGGTACACCGAAGAATGCCGCAGAAATTTTCTATGATATTTATGATTTTACAACGGGGGTAGAAATACTGTTGCCTCCTTCTGAGCGCCGACCTGAAAATCCATCCGTTGGGGAGTATTATGCAGCTTTTAAAATACCACCCGATGCCAATATTGGGAGATATCGAATACGATGGCACTTCCGCGAGTTTTTAAACTCTAAACAAGCTGAAGTTTTACAAGAATTCAACATCGTTGGGAATTCGCAACAAATCATTACCGTTCCAGGAATAACACAAATAGAAATTGACTTAATCCGTGGTCTTAGGATTATGCTTCGTGACGCAAATCCGGATAGACATTATCATTTTGTACCACCCGCCAGCGAAGAATCAATCAACCAACTCACTAGGGTGTTTGGGCATCTGTGGCTAGACGAAGAACTAAAAGAGTTCTTAAACGTATCATTGGATGTAATTAATTCTTATGCGCCACAGACATTCTATAACACCCTGGACCAGCTCATCACCCATCATAGAAACTGGCGAGCTGTTTTATTTGTCGGGGCAATGGTGCATGCACTTACTGCTATATCAACAAATTGGATTGCAGACGAATTCGAGTATTCAATAGGCGGTGTTTCATTGAGTCTGGAAAAATCTTCTAAATATCAGAGCATGGCAAACGATGCTCAAACTAGATTTAATGATATGATTACCGCCGCAAAAGAGACGGTAAAAATAATCCGCGGTTTGAAGCAGTCAAGATATGGCCTAGGAATTCGTTCTTCATTTGGTCCGAGTGTAGGCCGTGGTGCACTTACTCCGCGCAGGTTTCTTGGCATCTAAGTAAATAAAATACTATAATCTCTTCTGCAGACATTTATTGACACATCTGAATTTCTCAGTAATCCAGAAACCTTTGTTTTATGGTTTCTCACTTGTTTATTGCCTCGAAATTTTTCAGTTATCCATCCCATGAAGGTCATCTACCAGACTTTTTATTGTACATTTTGTAATCTTATTGGATTACCAGATTGTATATTTCTGCAATCCAATGAAATCCAGTTCAGCTTGCAACTAAACTCTTTCAGAATCCAGGGGTTGTATGACTATACAAATATGCGTTGGGTGTGGTCAAGAAAAAACATTAGAAAATGATTTTTATCGTAATAGTATAAAAGCAAATGGTTATGATGCTAAGTGCAAGTTATGCCGTTCTTCTATGGCTAGAAGATACCGGGTGGAACATTCTTCTCAAATTTCTGAACAGCGAAGGGAGAAGTATGCATTAAACCGGGAAACGATTTTAGAACAGAAAAAGCAGTATTATCGTGATAATGCTGAACACCTGCTTACTAAAAAGACTGAGTATTGGCATACCAATAAATCAAAAATCTCAGAACGTGTTGCAAAATGGCGAGAGCAAAATAAACACGCTCTAGTGTCAAAGAGCAAACAGTATCGCAAGTCTATCATTGAAGCAGCCCTTCTTGCACTCGGCGGGGTTTGTCAAATATGTGGGGAATCGGAGAAGGAGTTTTTAACGATAGATCATATTAATGATGATGGTAATAAAGAGCGCCATATGGGGTCTCTTGGATGGAAACGTAAAATCTTGGACGGCACGTTTGATAAGTCCAGATATCAGGTGCTGTGTCATAACTGCAATGTTGGTAGATACCGTTTATACCCAGTCAACAATTTTGTGCAGAAACCATTGACCGGGGAGACCAGATTTTGTCCGGATTGCTGTCAGCATCTTGATAAATCCATGTTTCTCCCACGGGGGCATGTTTTAAGATGCCTTTCGTGTGAGAATCGTCACCGGACACAACAACGTATGGCTGCCATACACGCGCTCGGTGGGACATGTCGGTGTTGTGGTATAAATGAGTGGCATAAACTTGTGGTTGACCACATGCAGAACAACGGGTCTACCCTTAGAGCGGACGGTCAACGCACCGGAATGAGTCTGATGACCGCCATTTTGCGTGGAGACTTAGATAAATCTGATTATCAATTATTGTGCTGGAACTGTAACCATAGTAAGCATAGAGGACATGGGTTGTGCATACATCAGCGCAGCAGACAATCTGCTCTCAATGGGACTCCTGCTAGAACAACTCGAAATAAAATTACTAATTTGAATGTTCCACAGACGCAATTTAAACTATCAAGTGTTTTAACATCGGCAGCTTCTCTCAAAGAATGTCAAGAGTTTTTGACTCAGCATCATTATGCCGGGTTTGGTCGTTCATCCAGTCTTGTATATGGTGCCTGGGTTGAAGAAAATCTTATTGGCGTGGCTAAGTTTGCCCCGCCGGTCAGACAGGGGATCGCCAAAGCTGTGGGACTGGAAAATGGACAAGTGCTTGAACTTGATCGTTTTTGTATTCATCCGATGTATCATGCCAAGAATTTTGCTTCATTCTTTATGTCAAAAGCTATAAAATGGATTGCTGCAAATAAACCTCAAATTGTGAAGCTTGTGTCCTTTGCAGATCCGCGCTTCGGCCATGTTGGTACTATTTATGTGGCCTCAAACTGGCAGCGCGTCGGGGAGACTGCTCGCAGCTATTATTACGAAGATACTAAAGGGTATGAAGTAAACAAAAAGACCTTGTACGAATTTGCTAAAGCGAGAAACATGCAGGAGCGCCAGTGTGCTGAGGCTCTTGGTTACAAGAAAGTCCATACGCCTCCCAAGATTAAGTTTGTTTATGACCTTCGCTAAAGGTATAATCTCCTGACAAAGGAGGTTTCCATATCAACAGTTAGAGGCGATCCGCAAGTCGACGTCGACGTTTTGAACTCTGTGAGATCGACAGAAAAGTTTGTAAAAGGCGCAGCCAAGAATTATCTTCTTCAACTCGTCTTGAGTGTACGTTTCCGCATGCAGTGGTGCCATTCTTGTAAAAAATTTGCTGACTTGAAAGTTTATCCTGACGGGTCGTTTGACTGCCCCATGTGCGGACGCGTGGAAGTTCCTCGCCACATGCATTGCGCTAGATGCGGGTTCGCGTGTCCTCATGTTGAATGTGCGGGAATTCATTGGTGTCCGAATTGCGGAGGCCCGAAGCCTGCTGGTTCACATTACGTAATGTATGAGTTTGGTCAAGGTTGCGACGTGTGCGGCTTGGATGGACATATGCCGAAGCCAGGACATATGGAACCAGAGCTGTGTGGGTCTCCCCGCGTTGGTCTTGGCCTTGCGCCAGGGTTTCACGAAGAGGATGTGGAAGAAATAATGGAGGAATGATGCGCTGTTCGAATTGTGGGTTCAGAACTTTTTCAAGCTTCGACATGACGAAGCATTATTTCAGATCAGGATCCAGATTCTTCTCGCTTGATTGAAGACGGGGGCATGATAAGCTGCATTGAGCGTATTCCGAAGTAGGCTGTTTTTACCTGTTTTCGGAATGACCAGTCTCGAGCTTTTTTTAAAAATTTCTCTATGTGCTGCGGCTTTCATCACTGCGTTTCTTGGCATTTTCAAGAAGACAGTGAACGACAACGGCCGTTTGACCGTATATGGGAAAACGTGCGCAGCTTGTGTTTGCTTGACGTTTTGCCTTGGCGTCGGGAACGAAATTTTGAACCTATCAAAAGAGGCTGAGTCGTCCGCGGAGAAAAAAGCTGCAAACGACAGGGTCCTTGTCATGCAGGGGAAGCTGGATCAAGCTTCTGACGACGGAAAAAAGCGATGGGAACAAACAAAAGCGTACATGGTGGAGGCTGAAAACGCCAGAAATCGTTTGGCCACACTTCAAGAAAAACTTTCTGTGCTTCAAGAAAAACTTTCTGCCATAAACGCGCGTGTTTCCGATCCGACTCTTAGCCGCATGATTCTCGAGGTTAAGCGCTTGGCCGGAAACGACATGAACTTGACGAAAGAGCGTTTATCTGTCGTGATATCGACTCTTTCTGAAGTGAACAACAGCCTCGGAGAAGCCAGGGTTGTTTTGGACGAGAACAAAAACCATTCCAGAAGAATTAAGGATGGTATGGCTTCCATGATGTCCGATATTGACATGATCAAATCGGAAGTTAGTCAGATAAAATCTGCCGTGGTCGTTCCGGTTTCGATTGTTGAATCAGAGAATGTGGATTCTGGAGGTGGGTCGGACGCTGCTTTGAGCCAGTTGGACGCCGAATAAGCTGCTGCTCTTGGTTTTCGGCGGTCTTACACGGTTCCCAGGATAAAGTTTGTTTATGATCTCTGCTGAAGTGTAACCTTCTGACACACAGGAGGTTTCCATATCAACAATTAGAGGTGATATGGAAGTCGATGTCGACATTTTGAATTCTATGGTATTGATGGAAGAACTTATGAAGACCGCCGCCAAGAATTTAGATAATAAGATCCTCTCCGACATTTCATGAATCTTTTATTCCTAAGGAACGCTGTGTGTAGTCTATCTCAGACTGCAAGTCACCTGACATAGGGTCATCTGGACCGGCCCATCTGGAGTAGTACTCATGCGTAATCCATCCCAAATTGCAAGTCACCTGGCAAGTGTTGTTACCGGAATCAACAATTCGAAGCGGCCCGACCGCAGTCTTGTGGCAGCAGAACTGCGTCGAGTGGCAGCAGAACTTGATCCGCAGACTCCGTCACAAGTATGCTCTCAAGCTCTCCTGCATGGATTGGCGACGGAGTCGCCAGAAGACCTTGCGACTCAGGTCGCAAAGGTCAGGCAGTATTGTGCCGATAACGGCATTGATCAAGTTAAGTGTCAAGAAGCAGTGGGATATTTGACGCAAGCATACGGTGATGAAGCTTCCCCATTCTTTGCAGGATAAACGTATCGAAATTTCAAATCGTGTTTGTCGTCTGCACTCTATCGGCCAGAGTGGTGACCTGTTTCGATCAATCGTCTCTGCCGGTGCGCGTGAGACTGTTCTGCTAAAATGGACTGAGCAAAAGTTTCATAAGAACTCCGACGCTGCCCAGGACCGCGTCAAGACTGCCGAGAACGTTGACCGGCTGTTTGAAATGGGCGGTGTGGTGAGCGGGGGCGCGGCTCTTGCTTTTACCACTGGCGCGTTCGAAACTAAAGATATAGATTTTTATTTTAAAGACGAAATTTCCTATGTTATGGCGCATCTTGCCGTTATTGACGATCCGACTATCGACGTGAATTTCTATATTGATGAGCCGCACGAACTTCATGATATGTCAGTCGTCATGTGCAATCTTGGCCCGAACGGCGTACATATGACTCCGCAATGTCGTGCAGCTTTGGACTCCGGTGTCAGTGACATTTATATGGCGTCAGTTATATATCCAATTCGCACATCGGCTCGCATGTTCAAATATCATGAACGTTTAGGGACCCGATTTAGAACGGCAGAAATCATTGCTTTTTGTAGCATGTATGGGCTACCATTTGACGTATGCCGGCAAATCATGGAGCTAGGGGTGTAACTTCCACATTGTTAGTCATGCCGCAGATTCGTAGATTTGTGGGAGTCATAAGCCAGTGGATGACCGTCACGTAGGGTATAAGTTTGGCTTCGATTGAGACATCCGAGGCTTGCCGCGTGCCTTCCTTGAAGGCGGTGTATCATGAACGGCGTATGCCTTCGTGACTAGAAAACAATGGCTGACTGAAAAATTGGGCAATGACGGGTATAATTGAAGCTGCATGTAACGGTCGTTTAGAGGATGTTCGCTTCCTGATGAATAACGGAGTAGACATTCATGTAGAAAATGACTTGGCATTTCAGTTGGCCGCTGCAAATGGATATCTAGAAACTGTTAAATTCCTCATGGAAAATGGGGCAGATATTCACGCAGGTAATAATGGCGCACTTCGATGGGCCATTTTTTATGGGCATGTAGAGGTTGTCAAATATCTTGTAAAAAATGGAGCAAATATTCACGCAGAGGATAACGAGGCTCTACAATATGCTGCTATATATGGACATTTAGAGATCATTAAACTCCTCGTGGAGAACGGGGCGGATATTCATGCAGACAATAACTATGCACTTCGATCCGCTGCCTATAACGGACATCTAGAAGTTGCACATTATCTTATGGAAAATGGGGCGGATATATCATATCTTCTGGACAAAAGAGGAAATCCAATCGAAATCACAAGGCGGGTCCTTACAAAAGATCAAATAGAACAAGCAAAGCATCTCTTCATAATTAGAAAAATAATGACTGATTGAGGAAACTTGGAAGTTAAATATGAAAGATCAAAGTTCGAGATAGTATAATGAGGAGATATGCAGCAGTGCAATTCACCTCAGATAATACACCATATTATTGCAGGTCAACCAGCGTGTTATAGGGTCGGAGATTGAATTAGCTACCCAGTAGTGGTCTGGGGGTCATATGGTTATCGCCCATACTTCTGATGGCGAAGTACCAATGAAACTAGACAGTTTATAAGGACGAACAAAATTTGGGGAGTTTTCTACAGGAGTCATATGACATGACTAGAAACGTAACACACGAGACGTTGAGAGAAGCCCTCGCGACAACAATTGAAAATACAGATTTTCATGGTCTAGGTAGACCATATATCGGGAAGGTGCGTGATAATTATATCGCCCGTGATGGGAGTCGTTTCATTGTTGTAACTGACCGGATTAGCGCGTTTGACCGGGTTCTCGGGACACTTCCCCTAAAGGGACAAGTGTTGAACCGTATTGCCACTTGGTGGTTTGCACAGTCTAGAGACACTGTACAAAATCATATGATACGTGAGGTTGACCCCAATATTGTGCAAGTTGTTGAGTGTACGCCACTTCCGGTGGAAATGATTGTACGTGCGTATGCTACCGGGGTCTCGTCAACAAGCATTTGGACGCACTACCAACGAGGGGTTAGATCATTTTGTGGACATATACTTCCTGATGGGTTGCGATTCAACGAACGTCTACCAGAGCCAATCCTCACACCAAGTACTAAAGCGTCAAAAGGTGACCACGACATTTCGGTCTCACGTGACGAAATTCTAACGATGGATTATGTTTGTAAGGAAGATTTTGACCAAGCTGCTGACATGGCAATGAGGTTATTTGCGTTTGGACAGAAAATCTGTGAGCAACGTGGCTTGATCCTTGTTGACACTAAGTATGAATTTGGTAAAACGCCCGATGGGTCATTGGTTGTTATTGATGAAATACATACACCTGATTCGTCACGATTCTGGTATGCCGATTCATATCAGAATCGTTTTGAAGCTGGACAGGAACAGAAATCCTTTGATAAGGAATATGTACGACGTTGGTTGGTCGATCAGGGATTTAGGGGTCATGGCTCAGTACCAGTCATTCCCGATGATGTGCGAATAGAAGCTGCGCTGAGGTATATTGAGATTTATGAAGCCATTACCGGTCAGCCGTTCGAACCGAATATGGATGACCCATATATACGCATGCGGCATAATCTAGGTATTTGATTCTTCTCGAGTAGAATCTCTCTTAAAAGCATGGAGGTGCATTGTGCGAGAATATGCAAGAAGTGAGCTTAACCCAGAACGGCTGATTCTTGTCGCACTGATCTGTGATAGATGTGGCGCACGAATACGGCCTCCGATCCCACCTGACAGCGGCTGGATGAAGATAGGTTAAGATCATGGACCAGGTACAGATAAGCTTGAATGGCACTATTGTGGTAATTGTTATAACTGTCAATAACTGCTAGACAGCTCAGGAATAAGGTTAGAAGACGTGGTCATGATCCTGGTGCTGACGTGACTGAGTAAAATTATTGTATAACTTTTATACTTAAATAGAAGTTATGAATATAAGTTCTTTAGCTATTCGTGTTGCAAGTAAATGGATCATAACTTCCGAGAGTACCCTAACTCCTAAACAAATCGAAGATCTTTTGCTTAAGCATGGTATTCCAGAACATTTTGCTTCTATTGAATCTTTTGCTAATTATCTTATTAACGAAAATAAAGATTTTTTCACAGCCAACGAACTAGAGCTCATGAAGATGAGTTTATATTGGCAATGGAAAGAAATGGGCTCACCCGGACAATTTGATGTAACAAATTCCAGTATCCACAGGGATCTTCATGACGAGTGGGGGTTTTATCTACAAAGCCGAAACTATGTTGAACCACCCCGTCTACCACCGGTCAAGCCACCGGTTCCGTCGACCCCATTGCTGAGAACAAGACCGATGTCAGATGAGGAATGGATTTCACGTGGCTTTGAACCACCAAAGTCCCCGGAACCACTGCGCACAAAACAAATTAAGGAACAGCCAGCCATCCCACCCGGAATGAAGCCCAAAAGACTTCCGACTTATGAACCCGGTGAAAAATTACCACTCCGTCCAAAGAAGAAGCCGGAGAAGAAGCCGGAAGAGGACAAAAAACCAGAGGACCCGTCTTGGGAAGAACTCTTGCGAAAACTCCGCTAGTTATTTACATCTATTTTTTGGAGCTGGGGCTCTCCGAATTCTCTCTTGCCTTAGTTCATCGTTTAGCATTATTAAAAACGTGTTTATCTGGAACGCTATAAATGCTTCTGGATTTGATAGAAGTGCAAGTTCAAATTCGCGCTTGCGTTGACTCCGCATCTCGGCAATCTCTTCTGGAAGAGCTTTCGGGGGGCATGCACTGAGCTTATTAACCCACATATACATTAGATGCTGATCTTTTTTTAGCATCTGAGCGATTTTCCGCTTAGTCTCTTTAATTCGCGCTGACATTGTTGTAGAGAGTTCTTTCAGAGCTTCATCCGAGATTTCTTTGACACATTCCAACTCAAAGTGCATGACTGACTTTACATTTCATATTCTTCAAGGTCAGTTTAAACTGTTCATTGTTATCTTTAGCATGGATCTAATTCGTGTTGCTAAGCGGATAAGCAAACCCAAAAAACAAAAAAAGCCCCTGAAGACTCCTTCGAAGAAGACTCCGCTTCCTGAAATACCTGAAATTCAGGAGAATGTGTTAGACCCCGGCATTGAATACTCTTTTAAAGTTGACTTATCCCTTACAGTTGATTTTGAAGGGAATGGCGTTGAAGTATCCGAGAGTCGGTTGCGTAATAAGCTCAAAAATGAATTGATGGCAGCGGTCAAGGGTGCAGTTCTCATGGCTGCTGATGATTTTCAGCTAAGAGCTGACGGAATTGTTATTAGCCCGATGACAATCAGTTCCGCGTTAAATGACCAGACGTCTGTTGGAGAGAGGGAAAATCGGTAACGTCGTATATGGAATCAAAAACCGTTAAACTCAAAGAAGAAACTTCTATAAAGATTACCCAAATTGATAACTCCATCATGTTTTGGTCTGTTCAGTTGGGACAGCTAACAATGAGACTGCGTGAAGTTGAAGCCCAAATTAGTGGTTTATACGATTTTAAGAAATCTGCCATATTGGAGGATTTGAAGACTCAGGAAATTGACGTTAAAGATTGTGATGTTAGCACAATCAATAACAACACGGTTGTGATTAGGCCTCAGCAGCCACAGCAACCGCCGGATCCATTTCAAATGAAAGCATCGCCAGGAGGCTAGAATGCCAGGGCCGAGAGACAGGAAGCTAGACCCGCGAGAGCGGCTTATGCCAAGCCTCCCGCTTGCTCCATTGCAAGCTTTCTGTCTATCCGGGACGGCCCGTAATGTTTATGATGTTAGATGGTCGGGCCCGGCTGAACTTCCCGGGAATGGACGTTTTAATATACTTGGCGTAAACATTTACAGAAGTTTTGGATCCGAATATGGGCCATTTTATAGGATAAACGCCGTTCCTGTCGGAGCTCTATTCTGGAGAGATATGTCGACGACTAAGGTCGTCTTGCAAGAGGACGTGTCTTCCAATTTCATTCCGAATGGCCCCGGAACTGCCCCAAATGGGGACTTCCTGTTCAAAACACAATACAGTCCAATAATTATAGACCCAATTCCTGGAGGGCTGAATTGTGTTCGAATGAATATGCGTGTAACTGTCGATGGACAACCTGGTGTTGTGGACTGGCTTGACGCTGCTAACGGAGTTGTGCGTTTATCGAGGGAGGATTCTTTCGACGTTATCAGTCAGAAAATGATCCCGGCAGTTCTTCCTGAAGTTGATGGCAGTAGCATAGTGCTGGCCAGTTATCGATATACCGATAACAAGATCCCAAGTTCGCTTGATAAGAGGATTTTTTATAGAGTCACAACTGTGGCTTATGCACAAGATGGGAGTCTACTTGAGACGCCGATCGAAGATGGGGCAAAATGCGATAGTTACGAGATAGAAAAACTGAATTACATATGGCGTGAAGCCATACGTAGGAACCACTGGATACTGGACCAGGGTGGGGAAAGGGTAAAGGTCTTCATAAAGAAGAATGCCGGGGTCTCTTGTGGGTGTCAATCAGACCTGCACGGTCAGCCAGAATCAAATTGTGACACCTGCTTCGGAACAGGATTTATTGGTGGGTATGACGGTCCCTACGACATCACGATAGCCCCCGACGACGCGGAAATGGGTTATAAGCAGGATATGCGTGGTAGGACAATGAATAAGCAATATGAGACTTGGACTGGCCCAAGTCCACTTCTATCACAGCGTGATTTTATTTTGAAGCTGAACGGAGATAGATTCGGCATTGGACCGGTGAGGACTCCAAGTAATCGTGGTATGCGTCTACAGCAGTTTTTTATTATATCTCAACTGGATGATCCAGATATTCGGTATAAAGTCCCAGCCATTGACCCGGCCACGTTTTCCTATCCAAAAACGAGGTATATAATTCCTGATCATGGTGAGGCAACCCCGATGATAACTGATAATACTCAAGTTTCTGCCGGACGTCAAGAACGCGGCAACACAGTTTCATTTTCGAATGAAACCCGTTAATGGCCATGCCTGGTGAAATTTCCACAACGCTCCATGCGGCTATGAATAGAGCTATGGACGGCATCATGGAGAAAATTGCTATAGACGGTTTGATTGCGCTGAAACAAACACTAGATGACGCTGGTGTGTCAGAACGTTTAAAGCAATGTGAGGTATACTCGCACGTGGCTGGTGACTCTGTTTTGTTTGAAATTATCGTCGATTCTTCCAGAGTTGTAGCAACAGATCAGAAGACGATGAATGCCATTAGGTCTGAGGCTTCAAAAATTCGTAAACAAATGCTAGATCGCGTGACAAAATCTTTCGAAATAGGTATGGAAGGCCCCCGACGCATCGTTCGTGATTTGCGAACACCCCAAGTGGACGCGCGTAAGTCTACTTTTGACGCCAAGCATCGAATTAAAGACGCTAGATACCCTGCACTTGATGCTAGGAAAAAACTAAATGATAAACGTATAGAAAACCCACACGGTATGAGTATAACTGATGACGGAAAGCTTGCTCTGACAATAGAGCGATCAGTGTCAACCGGAAAATTTGGCATCAAGCTTCCGAAAAATGCTTTTCAGGGTATTATGGGTGACTTTATGGATCGTCTATATGATGCTATTTCAAATAGATTTTCAACCGAATTGGAAACTATATTGACAAAACGTTTTACATAGAACTGAATCCTTTATTAATGAGCGGTAGTATGGATAGTTTCAAAGGTGTTAGCATCCATGTTTTAACTGAGATTGACCTGTTTAACAGACAGGGAAAGATCGCATTAGACAAGGAAGCAGCCCCCGAAGCAGCCCCCGAAGCAGCCCCCGAAGCAGCCCCCGAAGCAGCCCCCGAAGCAGCCCCACTCACAAATTCAACTTCTAAGGCATCCGTAAGTAGCAAGAAAAAACGTCGGACGCGGTGAGTTTGTCCCATGATGATGACATGGCTTACGAACGCCACTAAAAAAAGGATCATTCAAGAGCTCCGGCAAATCTTATACGAACATCCACGCTATCGAAACGACTCACAGAATGTTGTAAACAAATTTTCTTTCAAAGAAAGACCACAGCGTGGGATTGTGGTTAGTGGAACATCAGCCGATAGAGTCGGTCTTTCTGCAAATGATTATATAGGCCGGCATTCGTCATTCGTTATGCTTACTAATTATAATGATTGGCCTGGAACAACTATTGAATGGGCACGTGAGAATTTTTCACTATTAGAACAGATATCCCCCCGCAGGGATATATTTCCGAGTCCTCCCGGGGCGTATCTCATAGAAATTAAGAGTGTCCCTGATAGAGGCAGGAGTATTCCTGGGACATTCACAGTAAAACCGTATCCAACTGTGAATGGCGAACCCCTACTTATTATGTCAGATCCCGCCGGTGATGAAGCCCAAATAACCAATTTACCGTTATATAACGGGGCTATGAAGCTTTGGCTGAACGGTAGGAGACCTTTGCTTCAAGATGTGGATTATGACGTCGATTGGGACAGTGGGCGTATTGTCTTCTTGAAAACACTTCCACCTGGTGCAACGATCGACGCCGATTATAGGTATACCCTTCCCGAGCGCGGGCCTTTCAACTACGATTTAGAGAAGTACAATGTTGACGCCATCCCTGGAGTCGTATTGGCATTCGGGGATAGGGCACAAGACTGTGATAAAATGGTTGTTGTCATCACAGAGAACAGAGTGGACGTTGCTGAAATTTTTGGCGGGAAATTTGAAGTTCACTTTGATTTAACAATCTTTTCCCGAGATTCTGAAGATAGGGAGAAACTCTCGGATTATGTTGTCCATGCTATCATGGATAAGAAGCATGCTTGGGGGTTTGAAGGATTAGAATTGTTAGATGTGTCACCTGGAGGTGAAACCGAAGAAATTTATAACGCAGAAACTGATGACTATTTTTATGACAGCGCTGTTTCAATGACATTGCGGACTGATTGGGAATCATATATTCCTCTGCCTATACAAAACTTCCGCATTGAACAAACGTCCAAGGCCGAAGAACAAGTTAAGGGATACGCAGATGGATCGTTTGTTCTGGATCTACTAAGAATTGGGAACCTGATAGATGTTGCCGGGATGTCCACAACAATAGGAAGCAGGATCACTTTCCCACGTATAAGATAATAGACAATAACGAAGAGTTCGTTTAATTAAGATATAATTATGGTTTGATCATTTTCGTTTTTCTAAGAAAAGAAACTCCGACACTAATGTAAATGTAACTATTATGTGGTTAGTGCGCATCGTAAGAGACCCCAGATTTTTAAGGATAACACCATGAATACTAGGCTAGCGGACGCAATGGACACTGTAATTAGGGAGCGGTTCAGTACACTCAGGGACGGGAAACGTGATCTCTGCGCCAAGCAAATGCAATCATATCTGCTACAAGAACCACGATTCACTGGCTCTATAAAGGAAGAAGTAGAACACGTGTTATGGATGCTTGAACAGATTCGGTCAATGGATGATCAACAAAAAGCCGCACGATGGCTCGGTTTTGTTCAGGGTTGGATGTGGTGCATGAAAACAGCAACAATTGATGGACTGAGAGAGATGACAAGGATGCTAAAGGACTGAGTAGTAATGACGAAATAGATCGATTCTAAAATTGGATTATTTGGTTTTTCGTGTGAGCTAAAGACTAGCGTTGGTAAGTGTCATTACTTGCTTCGCGAGTTCTGGGCTTATATCACAACTTTCTACATAACTTGACATAAGCCCAGTTTTATCGTGTGTTGGACTGTTCCGTAGTACATGTCCAATTTCGTGTGCTACAAAACAGGATAGATAATCTTTAGACCTAGACCTGAAGACTCTAATGTGCCTATATGTGGCAGTATCAATGTCTGCACATGTGTCAGCATTGACATCGTTAGGAATATCGTCTATCATTTGTATAGATACTGTTGACTCCGATATTTTTGACTTCCCTAGGTAGACTGGTAATGAAATAATCCCATTCGTCGCCTGTTCCCAAGACTTCGCAGCTTTTAGGATTTCAACAAATTCAATACTGTTTGCACCATTTACTGCCAACCAAAAGACTTGTTTAGGATATCTAGTTAGTTTGGAATATTTAGCCAGTCTAGGTTGTTCAGTCGATTCTAAACGTCCGGTTGAATTTGCCATAAAGGCAATGATGCATGTAAAAAGTGTTAACTTCAGTTTAAAATTGATACCAATCATATCTCAAACTTCCTATTAAGTATAGTTACAATTGATTTAACAACATGTGACATTTGTCAATGTCACATTACAAGGAGCCCGACCATTCCTACTTATGAATATATATGCGACGCTTGTGAATCGATGTTTGAAGAGGTGTTTATAAGCCTCAAGGAAGCTGAGCTTTATCGACATGCTTACCCATGTAAGTCATGCGACGCCATCGCTAGGCGCGTTTTGTCATCAACAAATTTTCAATTCACTGGAACGCCAGGTCAGTCCGGTTCTCACGATTTAGACTATCCTACATTAGATAAGGCTGTTGGGAGATCTTCGGCTGAAAAGTGGAAGAACTTCCATGAAAAAAAGGAGAAACGTGACAAAATTCGTCGGGAGTCCGGGCAGCACGCCGTCACACAAGTTGGAGACAATGTGGTTCCAACTTCTCCTGAGAGACTAAAACTTCGGGAGCAGTCAATTCAGGCTTTCAATGCTGCAAGAAAATCTAAACCTAATGATTAAGCTCCCCGCATAATAATTTTCATTCAAGTCTAGAATTAGACGGTTATTACTCCATCTAACAAATTGAAATAAGGAAGCATTTTGCTTGGTGCACAAGGACTTAACCTGGACAAGTCCACACCCACCTCTTTTTCCCGACGTCCCATACGCGGAAGTACCCCTGCCCTGTACGAAGCTCAAACTCTGTCAAACCGCTTTCACGTTCTTCAGGGGTCTTTCTAAGTCCGCTTTTATGCCAGCGCCGCTGTCCCTTGCACCAATAATAATCCGCTGGAATCTCTCCGTCTAATTTAAACCCGAGGCGTTCATAAACACCCCCATCAAATAGACGGTTGTCGGAAAAGCTAACCACAGATTGTGGCTCCTTAGTTGCCACAAAATTACGGAATAACTTGGACCATATTCCGTGCACCCTAACATTTGGACAAGAAGCCATGCGCACGAGTTCCCAAGTATACTTTGACTGTCTAGTTGGGTGACTGAACGACATACAAGCCACTGGATTATCATTATAACGTACTATATAATTAATGGGAGCTTTTGCACGACCTATATAATGGTGTTTTTCGTAAAATTCATCAGCCTCTTTGGCTGGCACTAACTGTATGCTACACCGGGACGGCCTAACGGACATGGGGCTGTAAAGCCCTAGTTTATGTTTGACGACGGATTCGATCTTTGGCCTTTGCCAGATCCACTCGTCTTCAAATATTGAAATAAATTTCCACCCATGAGCCAACGCGTTCCGATATTTTATCATATCTCTTCGTTGTCCACTTTGACCTTGGTGCCATTTCAGTCCGTTATATTCAATGAGAATACTTTTGGACTTCACCGATATATCATACGTTAAGTCCCCAATTCGTTGTTCTACTACAACGCTTACACCCAAGGATCGAATAAAATCAGCCAATTCTGACTGACCACGAGATATACGATGCGTGCAGCATCCACATGTTAAGGAATGCCCTCTCCTAATGTTATCCCATGACGGTTTATACTCATTCTTACATGCTCCACATACCACCAAGAAAGGTTTTTCAGTGTTTAAAACTGGTTCAAGCACACGCAAGAAGCCGGAAGGAACTTGATCGCAAGATATTGGCGGGCGTAGCGCTCTTATTATTCCCTTATTTGAGGTATACCACTCCATGGCCCTCTCATGGCATCGACCACAGCTTGTTGTGAGTTTTCGTGTCACATTAAATACTGGTACAACAATTTCTCCGCCGCAGTCGCAAATCCAAGTTATTTTGACGTGAGACCCCGGTTTAAATCTAGCCGGATCCTTCATCCGCAATTTACCATATTTAGGCGTCGGCTCAGCATTGACGGCATTACACCATCCACATGACTTCATTTGTCCAGATACTACATATCCGACGCGTGTGTTTAACTCATTCCCACAGTCGCAAACCCAAGTGGTTTCTTGTTCTGAACCTGGATGGAAAGCCGCAGGCTGTTTCATTCTTAATTTTCCATATTTTTCCTTTTTGAAATGATCTGCTGCCAGCACTGAGCATTTCCCACATGATTTTGTGAGTCCCCGAACCACATTCCCGATCTCAGCCACCGTTTCTTTCCCACAGTCACAAACCCAAGTGGTTTTAACATGTGACCCACGTGATAGGTTCGTCGGGTGCTTTAGCCGTAGGAGTCCAAACTTCATGCTTGCAGCTTCAGAAGCTAAGACTAGGTGGCATTTTCCACAGGATGATGTTTTTCCGGATGTGACCTGTACCACGGGCAATTCAACCGTTGCCCCACAATCGCATATCCATGCAACGCGTTTGTGGGATTTTGCATGGATGTCAATGGGATTTTGCATGCAGAGTTTTCCATACTTTGCTAGACGCCATTCATCTGCATTGACGACCTTGCATTTTCCGCAACTATTCACATGTCCTGATATGAACGCCTTCCATGGTTTCTTAGCAGTTTGTCCACACGAGCATGCAAAGTCCACTAAACGGGACGATCCTTTAGACGGGATATCTTGGTTCGGTAATGGTGTCAGCATCAATAGCCTTCTATTCTATTGAAACGATAAAATCAGAGCTTCTAATGAAGCCTTTATGCCACATTCAGAATGATACGCAGATCATGCAAGTTGTCATATTTACACGCAGATCACCACTCCTAAGGAGCAGCCATGGGCATCGGACCGTTTAGTACCTACGCGCCTCCGGGCGTTTACACCCGAACCACTTCGGAACCTTCTGTTGGCCAACTTCTCGGCGGTTTGCGTGTTCCAGTTCTCATTGGAACTGGTAAAGAAGCGTTGTCTCAAACTGACTTTGAGATCATTAGAGGGTCAAGTAGTATTGCCGACACCCCAATATTTGGGGAAGATGCTTCCGGCCGTTGGGTTGTGAGTGGGTCTAACACTAATCCTACTCTTGGCTCCCAAACTGGTTCGGAAACAAAGTTCCGAGTAAGAAACTATCCGGTCGTAGACGGTAACGGGGCCGGAAGGGTTACTTTCGACCCGTCGAAAGTATCAGTAACTGTGAATGGGCAACAAGTTGTGGTCTCACAGCTTGACGGGACAAATGGAATTGTGTCATTGCTCCTAGCCCCCAATCCGACCGACCAAGTTTCTGTTAATTATTATTTTCATCGAAAAGACACAAGAACGACGGACGACGTTTCATCCCAGGTCACAGACGGTGCGGCGACTCTTATTGCTCCTCAAGCAGAGCCTTACCAAATCACAACTGGGTCAAATGACATCTTATATTTGATCTTGGATGATCAAACCCCCGTAAGCGTCACCATTGCCGGCGGAAGCCGCACTGCAACTGAGGTAGCAAATGATATTACGGCAGCTGCCGTTACTGGATTGTCTGCATCTGTCCATACTGATGCTCAGGGATATGATCATGTGCAACTAGCTGCACAAAGCAACCTTCGAATTTCAACCAATAGCCCAAACGCGTCTACCGCTCTTGGGTTCAATCCGGGTGATTACACAGGACGCAGTTCTACATTCCGTGTTTTCAATGGTCCAATCGTAGATGGTCTTGACGGCGGCTACACAACTACTGATACTTCGAAGGTTGTTGTGATGGTAAACGGCGTTCAAGTCATTGCGTCGGCAGTTGACGGAGCAAATAGGCTTGTCACACTTCCGTTTGCCCCGAAGGCCGGGTCTGTCGTAACAATTCAATACTATTTCAATACATTCCAGGATACATTTGACTACCTACCGAATAGTAATGTCATCACGGTTGGGAACGTCGGAGTTGCGCCTGGAAGACGTGACTACGTCAATGGGTTGGATTTTGTTGTTGTTAACAATGGCGATCAGTCTACTATCCAGTGGGGAACTGCGTTCCAGGTCGCTAGCGGTACGAAAACTGGCAGTGTATCATTCGATTCAACGCAAGTCTACGGATTACTAGTTGACAATCGGATATATGGCGCAGAGTGTACGCGCTATTCCGACCCAGTCACATACGCGGTATCTACTACGAAGTTCGTGCTCCCTCTTGCCCCAACGACTGGAAACGGTCGTGACACGCCCCTTGGGACATCTTTGTATCAGACCATAACGAATGGTCGTATAGACTTACCAACCAATCGCCCTGATCTGGTGACAGTGTATGTTGGCAAAACATTCCGAGATGCATACTCTCGCCCGGCTGTTTCTGTTATGGCCGTGGAATCGGCTACTGGTCTTGTAACACTGAAGAACCCAGTTCCTGCTGATTACAATGCATACGCAACGTTCTGGTATAACACAATCGTTGATGAACAGTATGTTCTTACATGCCTAGCCTCGGGCCCAAGTGGGATTGGAAAATTCTCTGTTACTGCTGCGTCCAATGGGAATCCCGCACACGAGGTCCGCTTTGGCGCGAAAAATAACTTGCCTCAAACAATTCAGTGGCCGTCTGGGGTTGAAAGTCTTCCGGACGCTATTCACTACGGTGGAACACCGGTCGCGGAGACTGTTACTGTTACATTTGACAGTTCATTACTTCCGGCGACGCATGCGTCATTTTCTAACAGCAGTCCTGGACCATATGATATTTACACATATTCCGACACGTTCGGAAGTGTTGTCGTCGATGGCAGTCCAGTCAGCGTGGACTTGAGCACTGGATTCGCGGCTCAATTACTTAGTGACCCAGTCTCAAGCCCTGGTGCTATGACATTCGCCTCGAGCGATTATCTCGCACTTCGGGTTGACGGTGTAGATGCTTCACCAGTTCCCCTTACTGGTATTACCACTTTGACCGCCGTTGCAACGGCTATAAATGATTTTATTGACGTCGATGTCCAAACTCATGCTGACGGATCTGCAACATTCGCATATAGCAGTGGGTTTGCTACCATTGTCACGCTTGCCAACGACCTACGTACGAAATATACAGGTCACTTGGCAGCCGGAACGTGGCATCTAGCAGCGGACACGGTAAATGTTCTCACTGCTTCTGCTGCTACTGACTGGGCCTCCGCTGTAACATTGTTAAACGACCTGCGCACGAAGTACTCCGCACACTTGGCGGCCGGGACATGGCATGGATCTGCCGACCTGACGAATGTGCTAACCGCTCCGGCAATCTCTGTTGGAGATCCGACCGCAGCCAGGTTGGCAGCCGCTCTTGCTTTAGCCAACAATCTCCGCACGAAGTATGAGGCTCATCGTGTGGATATCACTGGCGCCCCAGCTATCCACAGTGGAACTGGCGACGCAACGAACACGATTTCTGCCTTGGCGGCAACATTTACAAGCTTGGCGCTTGCTTCTACCGTTACATACGGAACGCAGGCCATGCTGAAGGTTGCTGGTCGAAACGTTAAAACACAAACAAATGGATACTCATCAAATGTTACCGTCCTTACCCCGACTGGGTCTGGACAAGTTGACGCTTCATCGAAGCTCGGTCTGTTGCCTGGTCGTTCTGCTGATGGCTCTTGGAACGCCATCAACCAGCCTGCCTTCATGGTTGGTTCTAATGCAGAACCATTCACTATTACTGCCGGCGTTAATGACACATTCTTGTTTGGTGTCGATGGAGTCAGCTACTCTGCAACTATTCCGTCCGGGTCGGCTGTCACACTAGATGCAGTCGTGAATTATATCAACTCCTGGTATGCAGGGTCAGCCCCCGCTGCAGATCAAGCAACTCTTCTGACTGACGTGGAAGCTTTACTTAACAGCCTGAAAACTAAGTATAACACCCACCGGGCAAGTGTTGTTTATCACACAAACGCTGATGTCACAAACACAGTAGCAGCTCCAGATGCCACTGATTTGTCAACAGCAGTAACACTTGCGAATCAAATCAAAACGAAGTACAACCTACACATTGCAACAGTTGGTGGTAGCCCAGTCCACGGATCTGCGGATGTAACCAATGTTGTCACGGTTGCAGACGCTACAAATCTGCGTACTTTACTGATTTTGGCTTATGAACTTAAGGTTAAGTTCAACGCACATATTGCTTACACACCTGCTGGCGCCCCACCAAATGTTCACCTTGTTGTTGATACATCGGACAATGTGAGCCTAGGGCTTTCCGAGATTGTTGCAAAGACCGGTCAGGGACTGAATGAAGGTCTATTGACTCTATTCTCGAAGGTTAACGACGCCACTTCGTCTGTTGTTGTTGGGATTGGAACAGCAAACGTTAAGCTTGGGTTCACCAACAACACTTCGGCTGTTCGTAGTCAACCCACGGCGTCTAGGATCGTGGGGGTCCTAAACGCTGACAGTTCATTTATTGCACTTGCTGCTGCTTGGACTGTCACCGCGTCTGGCCTAGGCACCTACCTGAAGATCGATTCGTTAACTACTGGTTTAACGTCAACTTTGTCGTTTTCCAGTACCACGAACACAGCATTCATCACTGATACTGGCCTTGGCATTGTCCCAGGAACAAGCGGAGATATCGGAGAGGCAGCAAAGAGCGGCTTTAACGTTACATCATCCGCTGGTTCTGCCGGTTCCTCTGGAACAGGGATTCCTGGCCAAACGTACACGGACGCCCTAACCGGCCTTCGTTTTACAGTTTTGCCACTTACCGTCAGTGATTATGCAAACGGAGGTAGCTTCACTTTGATCGTCGATCCTACCTTCATTTGCGACGCAAACCTTCCGTGGAAGGCTATTCCAGGCGTCGAAACGACTGTCTTCAACACTGTGAACGTTGGACTAGGCAGCACTGCCACTCTGTCTACCTATAGTAGAACAGGCGCAGAGCCCCAAATCGGTGATGTTTATTACGTCTCATACGATTATATGAAGACGGACCTATCGACTGGCCTTTATCGGGACTTGAAAGCAATCCAGGCAAACTTTGGCCCGCCGAATCCTTCGTACCCATTGTCGCTTGGAGCACGTTTGGCAATGCTAAACGGTGCCGTTCTTGTTGGATTGAAACAAGTCTTGCGGGATACTGGTTCTTCGCAAGCTTCTGTGTCGGCATATACAACGGCCATTAATGAACAACGCAAACCGATTACAGGAAATGTAAAGCCTGACGTTGTCACGCCACTGGCGACGGATCCACAGATTTTTGCATTCCTGAATCAGCATTGCGTGTTCATGAGCGCTCCTCGCCAAGAAGGCGAACGCATTGGTGTCGTTGGCCCTGCATCTGGGACCTCTTCGCTTGGCGTTCAATCCCTTGCAAAGGGGTTGTTGTCCGAAGTCATGGTTGTTGTTTACCCAGATGTTTACGTAATTTCAGTGGTTGATGACCAGGGAAATTCAGTCGACCAAGCTGTAGACGGTTCGTTTATGGCGGCAGCTGTTGCGGGCTCAACTTGCAACCCATCGTTCGATGTTGCAACTCCTTGGACCCGTCGAACAGTCCAAGGATTTAAGAGGATTGGGCGCGTTCTTGACCCAACTGAGGCCAACCAAATTGCTGTATCCGGCGTCACGGTTATGGAACAAGTTGACACCGGGACTCGCATTCGTCATGGTCTAACCACTCGCATGGACACCGTTATTACCAGAACGCCGTCTGTTACACTGGTCATTCAAGATATTCAGCAGTCAACGCGGTTGGTTCTCGATCCGTTCATCGGTCAAAAGTTTACGGGATCACTGCTCAAATCATCTGAAACTGCAGTTACAGGGATGTTTAGCAATAAGATTTCGCAGCAAATTGTGTCTCAGGTTGCTGGGATCCTAACTAGTATCGATGCGAACGATCCAACGATTATGAGGACCGAATCGATTTACGTTCCAGTCTTCCCGCTCGAGTATATCCTTTCGAGTCTTCAAATTCGGGTGTCTAGCTAGGATAAAGTTGAAGACCGGAGACGACACCCGTCCTTCCGTCCCCTGATCTAGTGACTGTCCAAAGAGCCATGATCTAAACTTGGGTAGGCTGTATTATTTTTCATGCAGTCACCTCGTTTACCAAATGACGCTGCTACTCTTTCCCGATTCGGTTATAAACCTTCAGCATTAACACCAGGCTCACGCAAACCAGCAGTGTTTACATGCGAATTTTGTGGAAGTAATTTTGAATCGACTTTGAAGGCTGTATCTAGATCGCACTCTGCTGCGTGTAAGCGTTGTCGTTCTATAGCGGCGTCATATACTAGAGCGGGGGCATGTGGCGACAAACGAGCTTTTCGGGAAGCTCGTTGTCCAAAACTGCCTGACTGCATAGACGCAGAGGCAACGAAAACTGTTTTTGGCTATGAACTGTCATCGCTTAGTGCTGGATCAACCCGACCTGTTGTTGCGCACTGCACATTTTGTTTGGGTTTATATCAAACATCGTTATGCGTTTTAACAACACCAACATCTACGGCTGCATGTAAAAAATGTGACGCCGTAGCCTCACATTGGAGCAGACTTGGACGTAAGGAAGACCGTCATGCATTTTGGCTTCGCACACGAGTTAACATCTCTGGCGTAAACTCAGCTGCGACATTGGCTGAGTTTGGGTATGACCCAGCTTCACTTAGCCCATTTACTACCAAAAAAGTTATAGCTGACTGCTTATACTGTAAGAACCCAGTTCGAATATCTATGTCAAAGTATGCACAGCGAGAAGGAAATATAGCGTGCTCAGCCTGTATTAGATCAAAAACAGTTAAAACACTTGAAACTAGATATGGAGTCATTAACACACTTGACATCCCAAAAGTTCGTGAAAAGCTGTCTAACCCGAAGACTGAACAACTTATAGAAATACTATTGCAGAATGCATATAAAGTCAAATTTGTACGTGAGTATATACTTGGCCCATATAGTTTTGATTTCTTTGTGCCTGAGTCTAACTTACTCATAGAATGCCAAGGCGACTTTTTTCATGGTTTCAAACAATATGGATACTCGGGGTTACCAAAGGATAGAGCGAAAGCTAGTTGGGTTGAAACCCATACTGGATATAAACTTGTATGGATATGGGAACATGAGTTAAACCTTGGTCGTGTCAAGAAAGTACTCGACTTTCATATTGGTGGCTGTTGTGAACCGCCAATAGATGTGAAACTTGTTAAGTTGCACTTCAAAAAAATACAAAATTCCGAGGCCCACGCGTTTTTAACACAGTTCCACTATCTTGGAAATCTTGGAACTATAGCTAGTTGTTATGGCGCTTACCTTGAAGAAACTTTAGTGGCTGTATGTGCTTTTGGCGGTGTAACACGTGCACAATCAATTCTTAAGGTAAACAACGCTGTTGGGGCCAGTTATGGCCCCAAGCAACTTAAAGAACTTCGACGCTTTTGCATACGTCCCAATGCCAGAACTAAAAATATGGGCAGCTATTGTCTACGACGCTTCTTGCACGCATATGCGCAAGATTTTAAAGATGTTCTTGCTATTTTGAGTTTCTCTGATACTACAGTGGACGATGCTGGAACTATATATAAAGCGTCGAATTGGAAGCAACTTCCAAGCACAAGTTTATCATATCATTATTTGGACATCAACTCTGGGAAGCGTATCCATAAACGGACTGTATGGGACTCAGCTAGACAGAATCATATGACAGAGTCAGAATTTGTGCGTCAAGCTGGTCTTGAAAAAATCATAGAAGAGCCTAAAACTGTATGGCTTGCAGTATTGTAATGGCAATGACCATAAAGAGTCCCCCATTCTAAGGAAGATATCGGCACCGAGGTAAGTTATGATTCCGTTCAAAACCACACCAGAACAAATACTAAACCTCACACACATTGTGAACGAAATGAGTAAGTCTGGACTAGACTCAAAATTCATTATGGCTGCCAACACGTTGGCTTGTGTTGACCAGGGTGTTTACGACCTCATGGCCCTATGGTATAACGAACCAGATGTCGATGAACGTGAAGAAATTATCGCCGATATCCAGTGTTCCATCAGTGACTATGACCGTCAGCCCCGTCAATCTTCCCAAAAACGAAATCATGACTGAGTGGATTCAGTCAAGCACAGTCCATATACAAACGCAGGAGATAACCTTTTATGGATCGCACAATCACACTTGCAGCCCCATCATTGATGCACATCATATGCTTCAACTCTTAAGGTTCAAGTCCATTGTCCACTTCTTCCAGTCTTAAACCTATGGCATCTGGAGTGGGTGATATATCCATAATAGATCCATTTATACCAGATTCGGCCATAGCATCGAGGATTTTTCTAGCCTCTTCTGGACTGAGAAGCGCATGTTTAATTACCAGTTCTCCCTCTTCGTCAGTATACTCTATGACATAAAATCGGTTCATGACTTTCCGTAAATTTTACAATGTTAGACGTATCATTCCCCATGAAAGTTATAGACATCTCTATCAGAATGCAAAAAGATACGCTAAAAAAACAAGAGGGTGGAACTGACGCTGATATTATTGAAATCGGCATTTGTTCCGGATGTATGAAAAGGTCTAGAATTCAAGATTACTGCTGCGAAAAATGCCGTGGAACTTTTGGACAAAAAAGTGGGATCCTCTTTAAAAGAATTAAAGAGGATGGGGAATTTGCGGGTAAGTTTTATAACGCTCTCATGGATAATAAGAAACGGTCGTTCATCCGTTTGTTTTTCCTCCCGCCCGGATGCCGCGAACCCGGAGAAACACCGATTCTAGACTCTCGTCCTCGTTTCCGCGTTGTGTCTTCAATGTCGAAACAAAACCACCAAGATCCAGATTCCTAAGAAAAGCAGCACTTTCAAGCATATTCAACGTCTTCAGGGGATTTCCTTTTATAGTCATAGCCTCTTGTACAAGTTTGGAAGCCATGTTATTCTTCCAACAGTCCATATCAGCAAGCGGCATCACTCGCATTTCTCTATTCGAGATAACCACCCATTCTCCCTCGAAGAGAACCGCTTCGGCTTTAATGACTGACGATTTTTCTTGCTCTTGGTAAGAACTAAAGAAACCGTTCTTTTCCAGAATGACGGTTTCACCGTCAATTTCTGCTAGAACCCTGTCAGGGATATGGGGGTCTAACTTGACCGGAAAGTACCCTATTATGCGAACGCTTTGAGAACAACTATTGTAAATATTACGATTGTAAGGCATATCACTATAACCCCAAGCCACTTTACTAGTCCCATGGACAACGTGAATATGTCGATCTTTGGACGAGTCAGAGCTTCCTCTTGAGGGGGAGTTATAAAAGGCTGTGGGCTCACTATATCAGATAGCTCCGACAGTTGTTTAAATGTTATGTACCCATCAATTGGGATATGAACTGGGACACATCGTGACGCCACTGGCTTGCAGCAGTATGTCTTACCTGACACTTCTATCCCGCAGACTTTACAATATATCATGACAGGGCTCCGATTCCTTCGGCCATCAAATCACGTATAGACTTTGTTTGATCGTTAATTGATTCGATAAACTTCTTGACATCTTTCTTTGAAAAACCAAGGTTTATCAAGCCCGATTTGAGTTGAGAAAGTTTTTCTGTGTCCGGTTCTTGACTTACCTTTTTGTTTTGTGTCTCTCGTTTTTGTCGCCTGATTAATGCGTTCATTTTCATTGTTGCGACTACTTTATCAACGTCTGATAGAGACTTTTGGAAAATGTCGACTAAGAAGGGAGACTCAAACCATCGATTAGCGTCCACCATGTCCAATACGAAATCAATATATGAGATTTCATTCAAAAATATTGACCTTATTTGAGGTTCTTGACTGGATATAGAGACTAGTCCGCATGTATCACTTACTGCCCCATCGACTTGCACAACAGACTCTAAGAAGTTAATTGCGTACACATTCTCTGCTTCAACTAGCATAAGCCGCTTAACTGACCCATCAGAGGAGAACACCCCAAATGTGTACCAAGCTCTGTGTAAACCGAAGGACGGGTGTTCTGGACCTGCTACCTGTGCATTCTTAATTTGGATTTTCATTCCCAATGATACGTCGGAAGAGTCGATATTTCCGACCTTAATTTTTCGGGTGTCAAGAGGAGATTTATATGAAAAAATTACTCATTTTATCGTTTGCCATTCTGGCAATTTCGGTACCAGCTGTTGCAAGAGCCCAGAAATGTGAAGGACCGGAAGAATTGTGCGCTCATATCTTCCAACTTCAAAAGGATCTTGACTCTCAAAGAAAACTGGCGGCCGATGCCAAAAAAGCCGAGATTGATAGCAAAAGAGTTGTTTTGACTCTAAAATCTCAGCAAGAAGATCAGGATACAAGGACGACAAAATTTATTGGAGCAATGGGGACTCTTGCAATCGTGTTGAAAATCTTACTCAACCTGCTAACATCATGGAAGAATACTCTTTTCCAAAGTGACAAAGGTAAGGCTGGAATTCGTATATCCATACTAGTGGTAACCCTAGGCATATTTCTAACAACGAATATGGGGTTTGGAATTCCCTGGTGGCAAGCTTTAATTCTTGCCGCGGGCGGCCCGCTATCAATGGTTCTACACGAGATGATGAAACTGATTCCAGTACTTATGGGTAAGGGTACCCTGCCACCAGATGATCCAACCCCACAAATCTGAAATCATAGAGTGTGCAAGAAAAGTAAGCCCCCACCTTATATCCCCGAAGGAATGAAGTAATTAGACGTGATTATGGGGTGAAATAATTGGACGACTGCATGTTGGACAGCTCGGTATATAACCCAGCTCTTTAACAATGTCCCCCAGTTCAGATTCGATCTTCGCTTTTTCACGCCCAAGTTCCATAATATCCTTTTCGAGATGTTTAATCTCTGCAGCGGCGGATTTTACCCTCGTCAAAGATTCAAGCTCTGAGGTTTCTTTGAAATCGCTTGGTAAAGGAACTGGTGTTTCGAGTTTTTCGACAGATTTACGTAGCCTACTGATTTGGCGTTCATACTGATAAGCAGTGTTAAGTTCTTCAGAAAGCTTTGGGTCGATAGCATCCGGGATGCTTACCGACTTAATCGGATCTAAAGCTTGAACCGATTGTTCTAGGCTGTCTATCCCTTCAAATCTTTTAATCTTTTCCCATATATTATACTCCTTCTGTGGAACCTCGGGCAGGCTAGTTATCTTTCCTCGCATGGCTATAACTGCTTTGGCAGCAACTTCTAACTTTTCCAGTCTAGTCTTCATGGAGAGTATAATGCTTATTTGATCTTCCATGTTACCATCTGAAATTCGAACCGTTTCAACGTCTTTTAATTTTGAAATTTTGGAAGATAACTCGAGCACTGACTCGTTTAATTCCTTACCTCTTGTTATCCGTCTCTCATACCCTGCAATTGATTCAGCCTGGCGTTCAAGCTCCTTAGTGATCTCCCCTAGGTCGTCAAGCTTTGTGAGCTTATTAAGACGTAGTTCTATTTGAATTGTCTCGGATTGCGCTGTCCTGAGGTCGTCAAGTGCTTTTCTCTTATTCTTGAGTGAAAGAGATATGGCATCTTGAAGGACGTTCAGTCCAGATATTTCAGAGATAAATTGAGTAACCGTTGAACCACCTTCATCAAGTAGAAACAACGGAGTCCATTGAGATGCATACCAGGGGTATAGATCCTTATCCCCCAAATGAACACTACTAAACCCAAAAGCTGATATTAGGTCCGGTCGCTTTTGTCCAACGTTTTCTAACTTCTCTGACTTACCGTCTATTGTGTAACGGTTCAGGCCTTTTTCAGCCTTCTCCCATGTAAATCCCCATGGTTTGTCCTGATCTTCTGACACAATCCTAACTAGACAGGATTTGCTGCCGGTCCTGATGAGATTGGTGACAGGCTTGTTTAGAAGAGCGCCGGAAATAGCACGCAGTATGGCACTTTTGCCAACATTAGTCTTTCCAGTGATACACGTGAATCCGGCGATTTCTATACCTATCTCTTCGATAGATTGAAAATCCTTTATTTTAACGTGGACTGGCTTTAGTTTCATGTTACACCCATTTAAGAAATCATCTCATCTGTGATCTCTGGGGTTGCAATCGTCCCACCTCCGTCGCTTTCGTTATATCCATACTCACATAGGCCCTTACCGTCTACATTTACTACTTCTCCGCCATCATCTGACTCATAATCCTCATCATCTCCTTCGCGCTTTGTGACAGCGTCTTCAGCAAGCTGGGCAAGCTGTTCATCATCTAGCATTTTGAATCCGTTCAAAATATTTTCTGTGCACCCACTGATCAGCTCGTCAATGAGTCTGCGTTTTGATAACTCTGCACGAAACTTCTCCATGCCAACAACCTCAATTTTTTGGCCACCAGCAGGAATGTATGTGAATACCTCTTGTCTTTGCTTATTTTTACTAACCTTTACGAGGTTATATGCTTGGGCCACGTTTAGCATGGTCCGTAGCTCATCAATGCCAACGCCATATCGGATTGTAATAAGCCCAGAGTGACCTTGTGTGGCGTCAATCTTGTTTTTAATCATTTTGACTTCAACATCTGTCGAAATCTGAATATCTTCTTTTTTGCGTGTTAATGGGTTCCATAACTTTGCCTTAGCTGACATGCGGGGTTTAAGCATAAGCCGGATTGAGGCCCAGAATTTTAAAGCATTTCCGCCAGTCGTTGTCTTCAACGATTCTTCGCTTCTCGACATCGGAGAAGCACCGATCTTATCTCGTGTTTGATTCAAGAACATCACATGAGACCCTGTCCTAGAAATAACAGGTTGGAGCTTTGGCATCCAGTTTGACATCAACCTTGGAATTTCCGCCACCCCTTGTTTTTGGTCTTCGTCAGAAGTGTCGCGCTTGATTTCGCGATTTGACACTAGGCCTGCAACCGAATCGATAACAATGAAGTCCACACCGTTTAACGCCGCCATCATGACCAGGGCTTCAGTTTCTTCGAATGTGTGTGGCTGAACACGAATTGCCCTACCGTCACCCCCAACTTCTGGAGGTCTAAAATCGACGCCAAGTCTAATGGCATAATGATCCTGGACAGCACATTCCAAGTCCACATATAAACCACATCCATTATCACTATGCTGAATAGCACGTGCCATCCCAGTCATGGCTATCGTTGACTTACCCGAACTTTCGCGACCGAATACCTCTGAAATCTTTCCGCGCGGCCACCCTGGACAAACAAATGTTCCATCGGGAAGACGAGACCCGCCTATGAGAAGATTCAGGATTGTGCTCCCTGACGGGGTATACTCCTGTTGGAATTTTGGTGTCACAAAAACACCCTTAATGTTTGTCCTTTTCTCTACTGATTCGGTGAACTTCTTTAGTTTTGGGTGCAGTTTCACTTGACTGGATTTGGACACAAGATCCTCCTATGACAGGCATTTAACCATCGATCCGTACGTTTATTTAGATCGAGTTAGCTTCCAACCACTTTATAAGTGCAGGACTGATGTTTGATTTTATTGGGAGATTTACACTTCCTACTGGGACTCGACTGAATTCAAAAAACCGAGAATTTTCGCGAAAGATATGCGCCGTCTTTTTGACGGACAACGACCCATCAATTTTCTTTTTCTTTTTTGATCTAGTCAAAAATACTGAAAGCTCATTTGGGGACAGATCTTTAGGGGATAGGAGTCCAGAACGAATTTCCATGAATCGAGCTGCTGACCTGGCGATACAATAAGCATCAGCCTCATTATTATCTATAAGTTTTGACGACATCGTGTCAAGTTGAACAAACCGTTGTATGTCAAGCTTTCCATATGTTGACTTCCCCACAATATGCTTGATTGTAGTTGGGTCAAATAAAACGCAATCTTTGCGTCGATCAAATATAGCTTCAAGTGAAAACATCATGAGCCCAAAATGATTTTCACTGAAAGATCCGGCCGAATACGCTGGCGATTCTATCCCAACGACGTCTACTTCAAATCTACGTAATAGATCAGCAACTAACGATCGGAAATGCATGAAGCGTGCAACAGGAACTGTTGGCGGAAGAGTTCCTTCATGACCAGAAGCCACACAACGAAGCCGTGGGTCAACAGCCTGACTATCATAGCATGCCCATCCATAATTTTTTATGCTTGGATCTAAACCGAGGGTTAACATATAGTATAACTATCAGAAAAACCGATTATGGATTTGTGCATCAACGCGATTACTAGTTATCATAGTTAAATTACACGCGGAAAATGTTAAATAAATAGTATGTATAAATTTATACTAAAACATCACGGTTGATGTAAACTTGTGCATGTTAGTAACCATTGATAATAACTCTGTCACACATATGCCCACACTAAATTGCAAACTCCACGCTGTTCATAACAATGAACTTCATACCAACACCAAGACAGTGTTGTCCAAAACACAACGACCTGAATCTGCGACGATTAATATTGCAGACAGTAAAAGTGTGTATTTACGTGCAGCAAAGAATGTCGACTTGTTAAGTCGAGATGATGAGATTAAGCTGGCCCAACAAATTGAACAAGGTGAACGAATTATACTGAATGCTCTACTTCGTTCACGACTGACGGTTAACAAGTTCATTTATCTAGGAAAATGTCTTGCTCTTGATAGGATAAAGCTAAGTGAAATTTTACGTAATGGCGACAATGACGACAAATTAACTAAAAACAGTCTAATCCACTTATTTGGAAAACTTCCAGAACTTCAATCAAAACGCGAGTGTGTACCATCAGTTGATGTACAAGCTGTCAATAATGAGATCTTTAAACTATTTGCTAATATACGATTACATCGTAAGCAGTTGAATATACACATCACGAACTTTCTGCAACAAATTGAAAACGACGAGCGTATAATTCGTGATGTACTTGGTATGGATATAAACTGTGCACGCGAGGTATGCGCCGAAATAAAACGTGGACAACATACGGCGGAACAGGCAAGGATAAAATTCATCCAGGCGAATTTGAGACTGGTTATATACATCGCCAATAAGTGTAAAAAAGATATAGACATTATTGACCTAATACAAGAAGGTAACATCGGTTTAATAAAAGCGGTAGACAAATTTGACTACCGTTGTGGGAACCGATTTTCAACGTATTCTTTTCACTGGATTTGTAACGAAATATCCAAAGCAATTGATGAACAGACACGCATGATCCATATACCTATTGGGGTTCTTAGAATGAGAAAGAAAGCTATATATACTTATCAAATGACAACGCGAGAATCAGGTAGCAACCCTACTGTGGAAGAATTTGCAACTAAAATAAATATACCAGTTAAAAAGACAAAAGAACTGCTTGAGATAGATAACACTGTCGACCTTAAAACATCAGCTAACTTAAACGATGACTATCAGGATGTATGTCTTGGTCCGTGGGATATACTCGTCAAGAATCGCTTAAACACTTTAGTCCACGAGTTACTTAAAACTTTAACAGAACGTGAGCAAGAAGTGCTGCGGTTACGCTTCGGTATGGAGGAATGTACGCTTGAAGAGATCGGGCAACGATTCAGTGTCACACGCGAACGAGCACGTCAAATTGAAGCAAAAGCACTGAATAAACTCAGGAAATCTGAAAAAATTCGGTTATTTTTAGAATAGAACTACCCCTTCCCTGATTTCTTCGAAGCTCCAGAAATTTCAATATCCGGGTACTTTCCATGGACCTTATGAACTACTGTTTTCAATAATTCCTTCAAAGAACCATTATACCAATCTGGTACAATATCATATTGATTAGCTCGACTAAGAGCATTTCGAGCTTGATTTTCGCTATTTATCGGAAAGTGGTCCTTATTATCTTTGACTTTCTTGCTACCTGCTGGAAAGACCACATCTCCACGATTCCGAACATCATCTTTAGAGTGGTCTTTGGCTATTCTTAGAGCAATTATTTCAAGTTTGTTCATAACTTTCTCCATCAGAGAACCACACTGATGAAAGTTACAAACTAACCTGAAGTTTGAATATTATCGTATGTGGATTTCAGTAGGACGTTGTGGGCTTCTAGCCCATCATCCCTGAAGTAGTTCGTCGTAACTCGACACTAGACGGGGAGCGTCAGACTGAGCGCTAGCTGAAACCTGGGAAGATGAAGCTCCGCTTGATAGCATACTAAGCTTTTCCATGAGCTTATCTCGCGTGATTTCGAAGCCAAGGTTAAAACCAACGTGTTTATGTGCACGCAAACCTTGGTCAAGCACCCAATTCCGTATTTCTGGGTCGGCGTCTTCTCTAGCCCAAAATGCAGTGCTCGCTGCCTCAATCTGTTGTTTCTGATATTTTGGGTCACCATCGAGTGTGACTCGTAAGTCAATGACTTCACGCTTATCATTCCTCGCATCAGTATAAGCTGCTTCAAGTTTCTTATATTTCTTGGCAGTCATGACCCACACATAGAAATTTGTGTATTTACGCATCTTAAGTAATTCGGCGTCAACTTGACCCTTATCATCAATTGGGTATGTCATAATGACAGACCCAACCTTTTGATCTGCCTCGCCAAATCTGTCACAGCACACCTCAGGTCTAACCATTGTTTGACCTTCATATTTACTAAGACAGCGGATCGTCCCAACACCATCATGGAAGTGTGTGTACGCCATGGATAGCTTTACCTTGGTGATGTCAAGCCGGTCGACTTCAGTCAGTTTTTCGACTGGTTTCTTAAGTCTTTCAGCAAGCTTCGCATCGATTCTCGACATATACTGCGCTTTCTCTTCATCCGTCAGGTCCCGACCTGCCTCGGCCGTCTTTCTGGCTAGGATTATGTCGTGATGACGATAGAAAGACACGATGGATACCCGGTGTTTCTCTCCAGATCTGGTCTGCTTGAATACCTCAACCCCGGATACCTTAATAACCTTCGCACTGTCGAATCCAAAATCAATTACGTTGCTCATCTTGACTCTCCTGTGTTAACCTTTGAACCTTTAACTTTTTGACCGTTTTCACAATAATTTACAACGAAGGAAGCATTTCAGATCTCGTCTCCGAGATCTTCAAGGTGTTTGATGGGTTTAACGTCAACATCGTGTAGCATTGATCCAGACAATACCTGAGTAGATGATTCCGAGTCTTCCTGTTCCAAATCCAAATGGGGTTTGGAACTGAAAAACTCTACTATTTGTTGGGCATGCATCTCGTCCACAGGCTCCGGCATATCATCAGGTCGTTTATTGGGGTCCAACAAATCTTTAGGGTCTATTTCTCCTGGAATGACTGGAGGGGGCATGCCTCCTGTAATAGACCTATCCTGTTTTGCCTGAGGCTTATCATACCCCTGACCTCCCGATAACCTGGCATCCATGTCGTCTTTCACAAATTGTCGTTGAGACCTGATATCAGCACCTGTCCGAATTAGATCTTGATGTTTCATTTTAATGATTTTCAATGTTTCAGACGCATCGAGAAGTTCAACCCTCAATGAAGCTAAATTATCATGTTCCGGTTTAAGAAACATCATAGCCAAAGCTTTCCTATCTTCTATGGAAGGCTGTTTTCGGACAAGTTCATCATCAGCTAATTTCTGAGCTAGCTTTAACTCCAGATCAAGCTCCATTTGCCGCGTTTCGACAGTTAGATCTTTCACCTGTTTTCCAACGGATTGTACATAGTATATGACACGGTTTAAGTACCTTCGACACTCAGCTACACGGCTGTTTAAATAGCGAACACCGAGTTCAGGACCTGTTGGATCTTCAACCAGGTCAACCGAAAGTGTAGCAATTTCTTCAAGAATTGAGGAAAGTTGTTCTGATGAGTATTTCATTGGACAATTTTACACTGAATGTTCATGTGATGACCATTACAGCCTACTGAATAGTATGGTGACGAGAAAACAGAATTCTACGAATCTAAGATATCCCTCATTAAATTGAGTTTGTATCGATTCTTTTGCAAAGTTTTTGAAATTTGCGTCTTATTGTCTGCCCACCATTGGGTGGACTTAAGAAGTAGGCTGACTTTCCGTACGAGAATAGGATGGTATCCCCGATGTCTAAACACATCTTCCATTATAAAGGCGAAGCTATTTGATAAGCCTGCCATAACGGAACCCGAAACTTCTTCGTCTTCGCCACCAAACATATCAACAAATTTCCCAACTCCAGCAAACTCCAGAAACTTTTGTTCTATATTTGTCTGTTTAAGAACTTCATCCCCCAGATGATGATCATAAATAGTTATATAACTATCGGAAAAGTCTAACTCAGAAGTATACTCGTCTATGTTAATAGACTTTATGAATTTAGAAAGCATCAAGTGCATAATGCTGTCGGCGCATAACTTAAGGTCCAATCTTCGGCTGATTTCCCTGTGAAAAGCATCTCTGGCTTTTTCCCGATTATACAACAATCATACTCCATAGGACGCGAGACTCTCGAGCGAAATCAGACTGTCACCTTCTGCCACCCCATCTTCACCAATATTCCCGATCGGAATAGCCGAGGCTAACGCCATCCAGTCTTGCAAAACAAAAACCCACCCAACGGAAATAATGCGTGATAAATCACGTGATATGAGAAACATAGACTCACCAGCTTGGGACCTCCACTCAGAGATGCCGTCATTGACTTTTCCATGTCTGCGATGTTCCTGAATCTCTGAAATTACCGGGGCAACAAATTCTCCAAATTCTTCATTCGAAGTTGACACTAGAAAGCAGTCAAGCGGACTTGACTCATAAGTAACCCCTGCCATGGGTGAATCGTATGTACATTCGGGCCATGAATAACGAACTTTCATGACATACCTCCTGTTTATCCTTCATCGGAAGGAGCCTAGTTAATTTTTCGTAGTGGAATGACCTTCCAAACACGGGACCAACTAGAATTCTTAGATAGAGGTTTATTATATTGTATGCTCAATGCATCACGCTTGCAGTTGAAAACCCACCCACATGACTGTTTAGAAAAATTGCCAATTTCAATTCTCCTATAACCATTTCTGGTGAATTCTGCCAGGAAATAGTCTCTGTCATTTAAATCAGGATGACTATATCCGCTTCCCTTTTTTAGATCGATTTGAATTAGTTTGTACCACGGTAAATTCATGCCAGGGCATACTTTTAAAGAGATGAAATTTCCGGATAGTTCTTTTCAACTTTGAAGCTTCCAGCATATCACATATAGCACAATAGCATTGAGAATACATATGAAAGCAAGTAACGGCTGTGACTGTGACCCAATCACAAGCGTTAATCCGGCCACAATCGATAATGAAGTGTTAACGTTTCGTATACATGTCGGACGTGTTTTTGTCATATCCTGTTTCACAGGTTCACGTGTAGACACAAAGATACAGTCCGGTGCAGCCATGTTATTAGATCTCATGGTTGTGGGTTCTACAGGATCAAGTATATGAGTGCATTCTATTGGGGGTGTGGGTGATACCATGGTTGTGGCGTTTTCTATACATTTACGCTGGCGTATTTCGTTCAACGAGGTAATCATACTTATACCTTTCCCATTATATCACGATCCGGTTATATACTATTATTACAGTTAGTTAGTCAAAGCAACTTATTTGCCACGTAATCAACGCCATTCTGAAAAATTTTGACCCCGTCTCCGAGCTCTGTTAGCTTACCCTCAAGTTTTCGTTGCATCCATCTAGGATGATGAAATCCATACAAATATGCATCCGGGTGAGGCATCATCCCGAATAAACGCCCTGACGGGTCACAAATTCCAGCGACAGCGTCAGGTGACCCATTTGGATTATCGGGCCACTGCTGAGTTGGTTCCCCGTTTTCGTCTACATATTGCACCGCAATTAGATGCTGTTTTTGTATTTGTTCCCGTGTACCCTCATCTCCTACTAGGAATTTACCTTCACCATGTCGTGCTGGCAGGTCCATAAAATCAATTCCACTAGTCCATACACATGGTGAATGCATATCCATTTTTATTCGAACCCAAGCATCTCGATAGCCAATCCTGTCGTTAGCTGTTAATGTCACTAATTGTTTATCATATACACCATTCAATCCTGGCAGCAGTCCAAGTTTTACCATCGTTTGAAAACCGTTACAAATACCGAGTACCAAACCATCATTTTGTATAAATTCCAAAAGTTGGTCAAATAAACGATATCGAAGTCGGTTTGCATAAACGACACCGGCACCAATATGATCACCAAATGAAAAACCACCTACCATTGCAATGATATTTCGATCATTTAATCTTCCGGCGGAACCATCAAGCATATCTTCAAGATGAACCAATTCTACTTGTGCACCACACATTCGAAATGCTTGCGCAGTTTCGTCTTCGCAATTAAGCCCCAGCCCCGTGAGTATTAACACCTTCACATTTGCACGAGCCTTATCCTGATCAGAGCACATTGGTCATTCCTTTCAAGTGCGCCTGGTTTTATGGCAACTTAGCTAGTATCTCATTAAGAACTGGGATGAACTCATTCGGTAAATCCTGTATGAGCTTCTCAATAGTAGCCCGATGGTCTTTTGGAGACGTATACTTAAGCAAGTCGTTTATGACAATATCATGTATATGACTTCCAATATCACCACCTTTTGGTAGCGCCAAAAGCTTATCGTATACCTGCCATAAGAGGGGCACACGGGGCTTATAGTCTTGTTCATTATATCTGCTGAATGTTCTAAGTGCCATTCTCGTCACTTTCCTTTATGGCGGTAAAACGTTCTGAAGACGAATTTTAACATCCTTTGACTATTATTATGGACATGATGAACAGCCAGTATTCTCATGCCCGACTAAATGATTTGGGCATCTCCACACGACATAATCTGCCCAATTTGGTTTATACCATCCCCAGCCATTTTCCGTAGCAATGACTGCATTTGTGGCGGTATACCTACATGTCCATACAACACATCTAATAATTGATTCCCTCTCCATCACGCCCCTATACTTTCAAAATATTTTTGACGTTCAATGTTATTCCCACCCTTTCGGTGCGTGGTTTATGAACGTTCGTTCCAAAAAATCTAAGTCATCTTTCGATAAGGGTTTTTTCATATTTCTTGCTGCATACCCTATAAAAGTTCGGCGCCGTCTCCAGCTTTTTACACCTGGATTATATATTATTCCGGTGGTTCCGTATTCAAGTGGCGCGTTTATTTTCTCAGAAAAAAGCTCAGCGGCACACCCTCTTGCCCATGATTCCCAATGATTTAGACCGTGATGCCTGAAGTATACTACTTTCCCGTCATTTTGTAAGGCTATGGTAAAACCGAAATCCTCTCCGGGAGCCTTTCCTACTAGTCCTGAGTTGCCAACGGGGGCAGAATCCGGTAGGTACATTAACCACACGGGGCCTCCGTCGGCCCATTCAGTCTTCTTAACAGCTAGTTTTAGCTCAAACCATTCCGCTGATATCTGTCTAAGAAGACGTTCAAAAACTTTCTCTGAAATCTTTTTTTGTAATCTGATGAAATAGCAGTTAGCCATGACGTATACTCCTTCTTGCGGCTAACAATGCATTCTTCAAATATGTGATATAATCAATCACATTCATCGTAAATCAAGATTCGATAACCCTAACTACTGAAGTCATATTTTGACATCTTCCTAATCTTAGGATTTAACTATATCAATTACACGCTAGAATATATATCAATATATATAATTTCCTCGGTGATTCATTCATGAGTCATCTCATTTTCTTATTATTCTCCTGAAAACGTCTTTTTCTTTCGTCTCTCTAAATTTTTCGTAATCCCGGCATTATCCATTCTGGGTCCAACCCATAAAATGTCATAATCCGACACTTCAGTCATTGCCGTATCACGTTCCCCATTAGAGAGATACCCGCCGATTGAGGGAAACCCCTCATTGTTCATTGGAGAAGATAGTGCATGATAAACTATCACTTTCGCATCAATAGCCTTCAAAAATCGCTGGGCCATAAGGTCAGCTCCGCTCCCATCTCCAACGACAAATTCATCACCCTCCAAGGCAGCTTCAAGTATCGGCCCGGCATAGTTAAGACAAAACTCATCATGTGTTAGGTCCGGGTTCCCTGATATAAAATGTATCTTAGGTATCTTTTCTTGTGTTTCATCACACATTTTCTCGTCTAGAACTGGAAGTATTAACTCGAGTCTCGACTCGTCTAATTTCCTAACGACAATTCTGTTTATAGTTTGATTACAACTTCCTGAAGAAATCGGAGTGCAAGGTTTCTCTATGGGATAAGATGTTTTATGCTGTTCGCAAAGCTTAAACCGGTGGCGGTCGGCCTCTTCCATAATGGAAGAATAGGTGTTAGTTTGACGTGCTAAACTACTTCTTGACATGTTTATAACTTCCATTAACAGTCTTTTCAGAAAGAGTTATGGAATTGACAGAATTGTACATGAGGCATAGATGGAGGTATTGGGATGGCCAGCCAGACCATCCAAATAGTTATCTACTAACGTAAAATGTGTCGTATAATAATGCACTTGTCTTTCGACGTTCGTCCCAAAGCGCGCCGTGTAGTGACCGGTTGTCACCCTACTTTTTTTCGCGGGGGTATACATTCCCCTATTTCAACGACCGTGTCGATCAAATCGAGCTGTGTCGGTGCGTCCGGGCAGCGTTCAGTTGAAAATATAATCTTTGCCTCATTTTGCTCTTCGTTTGTCATTTCCAGCCAACAACGTTCAAGCTCTGACGCTGTATCGGATTCAGCATCTTGTGGTAGTGGACCGCCAAAGATCTCACGCCTCAGCAGTAAGTCAGTCATCAGTTCACTGAATCGTCTAGCAGCGCCAATCATAGTTATCTCCTAAAATTTAGGCATGCTCCGGATAAGATTACATAACAATCTTACCAAGCACAACTGATGCAACCATGCTAGCCAGATTCGTAAAAATAGATTTCTCATCGGTATGATTAGCTGTCATAAATCTTAGATATAATGTGTTCGTCTAACAAATTCTTAGCGTCATCCGGAGACATAATAGTTAGCAATGCATTAGCAGCCATCAAAAAATTAGACATAATCCGTGATACACGTTTATCCTCTTCGCATTTGCGTATTGCTACTACCCGTGGGTCCTGACAGGTAAGAACAAACTTCTTGAGTTGTTCAGCTAGTGCTGATTTTTGCGGCTCTGTCAAACCGTGTGGGTGCCACCCAATCGCCCTTCGGACATAACCGTCATAGTCCACTGCAGCCGTTGATTTTTGTGTTCCCGCTTCACACCTAACCAAAATCGTTGACCCGTTCACATTTTCAATACTTAGTCTTACCATTTCATAGTCATCCTTCAAATTATCATCCGCTACATTCTTAACAAGAGGTTCAACTAGTCCTGAACTCATCGTCTGATCAGGGTGATTAGCCATTTTCTTCATACGTCTCCGACGTTACAATTTCTGACAGTTTATCAGATGGAACAAGCAAAGCATTTTTCATAGTTAAGGAAACCATTACAGGTTAGATGGTTACAAACCCCCAGCCCAGTCCCCATATTATATCATAATAAATCGAGGTGTATCATATATAATTCGCGATTATATGCCATAATAAAGCGGGATATATATAATTATCAAATATACACATACCCTACTGATCCGGTCGCCATAGGTACTTCTCAAAAGAACGTTATCCTTAAGCTCCCGGGTTGTATCTTCGACGACAGTCATCAATTTCTCAAACTTCGAACTCGTGGGGCTATTGTGCTTTACCACGCCTGGTATTTTTACTTGTTTTAATCTTTTGCACCGAATCTTCCTCAAATTCCATGATTTTGATCATTTTCAATAGAAAGATCCATTTATTTTCAAAATCATCCTGAACCATAAATTTAGGAAATTCCCCAAATATTTCAATGTCATTATTGACATTGTGGCTTTCCTTAATATGGAACGCCTTAATACTTGAAGGGATCCCTTGCATAACACACTTCAAGGGAATTTTATTAACGGAAGGATTCTTCGAGGAAGATTTTTAGCATCATTTCGAAAATGTTTCTTCATTGAGAAGTGGCCTTTTGAAGTATCCTACGTTTTATTTTGTATAACAGAATACCTTGAAAATTGTTTGTCTTGACAGTTTTCTGAGAAAGACATCTTTCGAGTGTTATCTTGATACATTTTGTCTGGACGAATACTAGCCTCCAAACGCTTCAGTTCAATACCAGCCTGTTTAGCTAGGTTGAATATTGAACTGTTTCCGTCCGATACATCAAACACAACGCGGGATATTCCGGCTGACATTAGAAGTTTGAAGCAATCATGACACGGAGAAAGGGTAACAAAAGCATGTGCACCTTGCAGGCTAACCCCATGACGGGCGGCTTGACAAATAGCATTGGCTTCACTGTGGATAATGCGCTCACAACACCTCTTTACGAGTTGTCCGTATTCATCTGTTAAAAATCCTTCTTTAACTTCCCCTTGTATAGACTGTCCATTTATTAAATGGCCGACATCTTTACACGATTTAATTCCGGGAGGGGAGTCGTTATAACCAGTGGCAACAATCCTATTATCCTGAACAAGGACGGTTCCGGCGTGCCTGAGATCGCATGTGGAACGAGATGCCACCACGCGTGCAATCTGCATGAAATATGAGTCCCAGGATATATGCATAGTTTTCCTCAGTTTGATAGATTAACGACAGCTGAAGCCAACTCTGGCGTAACAACACAATTGGTGAACATGCGAGCCATGATACCATCAGAATCATGGATCGGGTTTCCACGGAGGGCGTGACCTAATTCATGGGCTACGACACATGACATGTTATACGAAGCATTTGTGCGGAAAATCCGGATGCGTCGATAAGTAGTAGTATCACAATCAGCTCCAGCAGTGGGTTTTACTGAAATTGGGACATCTTGAAAAAATGTCATTCCAATAACATCACGTGATGAGATAGCGTCCCCATGAATGATAGGAAGAGCCAAAGCACCCCTTGAAGCTTTTTCCCATGCAATAGCAGCCACTTTAACTTCATTAAATTCTTCATATGTGGCATCCTTGACGGATACCCATAGAATTCTTGTTGGCCTTTCTGCCAAAACTTTTGGGAGCGATGCACAAGAAGCGGTTAATATGAACAACCCAATTGCGATATGACGTGTAAACATATGTACCTTCTCCTTTATGAATAACTCCGATCATACTTACGCGACCCCAGTCAAAATTTCCGGCATATGAGGAAATTCAGCTTTAGATACCGTATCGCTGAGAGATAAATTTCAACTGTATGTTTTCCCGAGGAGATTAATAAAATGGTGGATCCGGAATTCGAAATTGCTGCGCTCAAACTTGAAGTTGCACGTATGCGTCCAGTAGTCAGAGTCGTTGAGATGATTCTGAAGTCGGATGAAGTAACAGATGTCCATACCGAACTGTTAGCGGCGGTGTATTCCGTTTACAAGGAAGGTTGGACTGTATTATGACTGTATTTCTACGATTTCAGGCATTATATTCCGATGCAATAATTCCAGAATGCCACGATAAAGGATCTAACGGTCTAGACCTACATCTACACCACATTGACGATGCTAAAACACCATTATACACTATCGAGAAAGGTGATATGGTGACCGTAAGCACCGGGGTCGCCGTTCAAATTCCAGAGGGTTTTGAAGGACAAATTAGGTCCATATTCAATGGGGAAAACTTGAGATTGCATGTGCCAGTTACCACAATCAGTTCGGAACTTTGTGGAGAGATCAAAGTGTGCGTGCGCAATCTTGGTGATAGAGTCATATTGTCTCGGGGTGAACGAATTGCACGGCTTGTGATCGTTCCAGTAGCACGCTGCGTTGTACAAGTCGTTGACGATCTTTCAAAAGATTCATATAACATGCGTAACCCATGGTGAACACGGGTCACTCTTCCGTCTCGAACTATAATTGACTCTGAGAATATGCTACGATAGATTATGTAAGTCTCATCCACAAATCCGATGCTATGACAACTGAATAATTTATGTCGGGTTGTCATACATACTATTTCATTGGGTGAATTATGACTGATTGACAGCGGCGATCGCGCGCGCCCGCGCGTACCGATCGGGGAGGTGACAAGATGGAAAAGTCAAGCTATGAGAAAGTTTATGAGCTCTTGAGTAACTGTCCAGATGGACATGCTTTACGTGCTCGTGTTCTAGAGCGTATTGAAAATTTTAAAATAGACAAGATCGAATACATACTTGAACGACCGAAAGAGCTTGGTCAGCCCGCAAAGGTTATGGTCAAATTTCATACCATAGCTGGTATACTTACATATAGTTTCCAACCCAGTTCACCACCGAGAATATATATCGATATATATCCGTTCTTACTTCCGAACGAAGTTGAAACGTTAGTTAATGAGAACTTCGGTGTGAAAGGTCGAGTTTCGACCTATAATTGTAACAAAGATGTGATTCTAAATAAGAAGGATCGTAATGGTACGATTCCATTTGTCTCTTGGCTCAGACGAAATCTGAGCCAAGAATTTTATCCCATTCTAAAGAATGCCGAAAACAGAGTTTCAGAAGAGTTTAGTAAACTTTTAACTGATCAATCTACGATTGAAGGTGCTAACTCATTCTTGACTGAATGCGCAATAAATGACATCAAGATAGCCTTATCCAGTTATAAACACCTAGGGGATGACACGCTTAAGCGGGCAATACAGGAGTTCATATGTGATGAACTCTTCGAGTTCCAATCATGTGAATGATTCAACTGAAGATAATCTCTAGTCTCTATAAATCAAAAAGACTTTCGGCCAAATCGATTAGCCATTGCTTCAAATGACGGCCGCGATCGCGCGCGATCGCGCGTACCGATCGCGGGTGGGCAAGCGATCACACAGGCTACCACACCGACAATGACAACGGAGGATAAAATGGAATGCTCAAAAGAATCGATCGAAATGCCAGCGTATGTTGTTGATAACACTTCAAACGTGAAGGCCATAACAGAAGCCGTTGAAGGGCTCCGTAGAATGGTAGCGCTAGGGAAAGCATCAGAGGAGGCGCTCCAATCTTTGGAACAAAATCATCATTACAATAAAATTGTTGGATGGGCTACGAGTGGTACACATCCGGCTATTCGGTTTAGCCGATTCCCAAGGTATCAGCCAATTAGTCGTGATGACATGCCAAATCTAGCGGATCTTCGTCTAGATTTGACGACAGGGTATAGATCCCAATACGGTGGACATAAATGCGATGAGTACCCCGTTAGACTGTGCGGGGAATATTATATCTACCATAAAGATGAGAGTCTATCTATGGAACCCATAGGTAATGGGGACGGGGTCGTAATCGGTAAACTGCGTGTAAACAAGAATACCATATCTTGGATCCAAAATGGGAGATATACTTTTCCGGTTACTGAAAAACGCAAGACAGTTGAGGCAACTATTGCAAGAGTTCGAGCCTCCTATGGAGCGATCGAGGCAGTCGCCAATACAATCGGCGAATGGATTATCGTGGCAGACTCGAAGCGAGAAGAGAGTTTTTGCCTCAATCAAAAAGCAAAAGATCTAAAAAGAATGGCTCCAAAATGGCTTATTAAAGACGGTCATGTTCTTCGCATGCTTGAAGATATTGTTCGCGCTTCATGGATAGAGGGGGTTATGAATCAATAACCTAATCACCCATCACCCAAAAGTTTAGTTGTTCAATGTGTGTCGGAGAAACAAGGATCGTAATAGAGGCCGACGTGATTGGGTAGACTCCAGTGGACGGGTCAATTGGTGCTTCATAACGGAAGCTCCCACCAGGGGCTAGGGAGAAAATTGGATCAGCTGACCCATTAATCTTCACGTCGACGTCCGATGTCATTAGACTTTTGACAATGAAAACACGGGCTTTTTCAACGGATCCAAACGGAATGTCAATTTCCGTGGACACTATCGTCCCTGAGGGAACGTCAATGGACCCAACGTTCTGAGCGTTATAACTCGCCTGGGTCGTAAAAGCCGACTGACCCGAATTTGCTGGGGCAGAAGGCGGAGTCCATTGTATGCTTGATTGTAGTACTACAGTGTTTGCCATATTTTTACTCTAACAAAAGAAGTTCAAAGCTTAACGAAGTCAACCATTTACCTGAGATGTTTTGAGGAATGATATGATTACACAAGTTAACATTGACGCTGGGGAAGTTAAAGAATTGATTCGAAACCACCCAAGTACGGCTGATATACTTCAAATGAAGAAAATCTTGCTTTCTAGAAAGATTAGAATACACTCAAAGATTGACGAATTCAATGGGAAAATTAACGTTTCAATTTGTGTTAAAATTGACTGCAGCAGTCCATGCTGGATTAGAAGCAAAAAAGTGCAACTAGACTGCAAGAAATTCATTCTAGAAGTGCTAGAAATGCGACACCAGCATCATCGCTATGATGATATAATAGACTATTCCAGCATTCGCTGGACGACAGCGGAAGAAGTTATTTCTGACGCATTGTATGATTTACTAATAGAAACATCGAAGGATGAAGTCAATAAATTATACGCTCGGGTAATGAGTGTATTGAATAAACGTAACCCTGAGTTAACAGAAAGACAAGCCACAGCCCGGGCCAACTATTTGGAGGGAAAGCTACAACAAGTAAAAGATTCCCTACATAAAATAGTTAAAAATATTGGCGAGGACTGTATTTCTGAAGAAGATCTATTGACTCTGTGGAGAGAAGTTCTCGTGGAAAAGACGATGAATGAATAGCAATAGCGGGAATCGCGTATATATACACGTATTGGGCACGGAAAGGAGACGTTAAGATGAAGGTGAAAGTGTTCAGTTGGGACCGAGAGATCAATCCTGAAGTCACAGAGGTCGACCTACCAGTGGGCTTGCATGGGAAAGACCTGACAGACTTAGCACAACTAAGGGTGTGCGACGCCTGGAAGCGAGCGTGCACGCTTCCATTTGAACGTGAAGTTTTGGAAACGGACGGTGTATGCGTTATGAACTGGATCAGTGGGGATAAATGTTGCGGACCAACATATAAGGTCACAATTGCGTTGTGTCTCGACAATGACGCGGCAGCTGAAAAATTCATAACAGAATTATCCAACGCAAGTACGCTGGATGTCAATTAGTCCATATTGTGGTTGGAAATCTAATACTGAATATCGTTATAGCATGGTGTTTGGGCATACTATATGCTCAGATAAACACCATGCTGTCGAAAGTTGACAAGATCAAAGATCAAAAAAATGTCAGTTAGACGAAATCGTCGTTACACCGACAATCCATGAGCATGGAGTCATGAAAACCATTATCACGATTCTAGGATTTCTCATGTCAGCAACTCTAGTCACTATGATAGCTGTTTTGATAGCAACGATAAATATAATTCTAAATGGATACCATCCAGAATGCGGTACATTGGATAATGCGATCCCTTTTATGTGTCATATATATCATATATGAAACTCTTCCTGGCCTCTATAGAAGTCCATAACAGATGGATCTAAACGTTGTCCGATCTTTCGTAGAGAGTGGAGCGGACATTCATGCGGGTGATGACTTTGCACTCCGATATGCTGCCGGAAATGGACATTTGAACACTGTTCAATATCTAGTGGAGAATGGGGCGGATATCCATGCAAATAATGATTATGCGCTCTGGTGGTCTGCTATGAATAGGCATTTAGATGTTGTCCGATTTCTCATGGAGAATGGGGCGGATATGTCATACCTTCTAGACACTGAAGGAAACCCAACCGAAATTACAAATCGAGTACTTACGGAAGATCAAATAAAAGAAGCGAAACAGCTCTTCGCGGTAAGAAAGGTCATGACTGACTGACGGTGGCGATCGCGCCCAACCGCGCATATCCGATCGTGCGGGATTTCAGATCGGAGGTACCCTGAATGCACACCAACATCAAAGCAACTGATTTGTTTGAAGCTGCTAGAAATGGACACTTAGACGCTGTCCAACATCTAGTAGAGAATGGTGCGGACATCCATGCAGATAATGACCTTGCGCTCCGATGGTCTGCTGAAAAAGGGCGTTTAGATGTTATCCAATATCTCATAGAGAAGGGGGCAGACATCCATGCAGATAATGACCAGGCGCTCCGATGGTCTGCTGAAAAAGGGCATTTAGACGTTGTCCGATTTCTTATAGAAAATGGGGCGGACATTCATGAATATGATGACTATGCGGTCCAGTTGGCTGCCGGAAATGGGCGTTTAGACGTTGTCCGATTTCTCGTAGAGAATGGTGCGGACATCCATGCAAATAATGATTATGCGCTCTGGTGGTCTGCTAGAAATGGACATTTGAACACTGTCCAATATCTAGTGGAGAATGGGGCGGATATGTCATACCTTCTAGACACTGAAGGAAACCCAACCGAAATTACAAATCGAGTACTTACGGAAGATCAAATAAAAGAAGCGAAACAGCTCTTCGCGGTAAGAAAGGTCATGACTGACTGACGGTGGCGATCGCGCCCAACCGCGCGTATCCGATCGTGCGGGATTTCAGATCGGAGGTACCCTGAATGCACACCAACATCAAAGCAACGAATTTGTTTGAAGCTGCTGAAAAGGGACACTTAGACGTTATCCAACATCTAGTAGAGAATGGGGCGGACATTCATGAATATGATGACTATGCGGTCCAGTTGGCTGCCGGAAATGGGCGTTTAGACGTTGTCCGATTTCTCGTAGAGAATGGTGCGGACATCCATGCAAATAATGACTCTGCGCTCCAGTATGCTGCTTGGAACGGACATTTAGACGTTGTCCAATATCTAGTAGAGAATGGGGCGGATATCCATGCATGTGATGACTGTGCGCTCCAGTGGTCTGCTGAAAATGGACATTTAGACGTTATCCAATTCCTTGTTGAAAATGGGGCAGATATCTATGCAGATGATGACTGGGCGGTCCAGTTGGCTGCCGAGAGGGGGTATTTAGAAGTTGTCCGATTTCTCGTAGAGAATGGGGCTGACATTCATGCAAATAATGACCGGGCGCTCCGATGGGCCGCTATGGATGGGTGTTTAGAAGTTGTCCAACATCTAGTAGAGAATGGGACAGACATCCATGCAAATAATGACTTTGCGATCCGGTGGTCTGCTGGGAACGGACATTTAGACGTTGTTCGATTTCTCGTAGAGAATGGCGCGGATATATCATCTCTTCTAGATACCAAAGGAAAACCGACTAAAATTGCAAAGCAAGTCCTCACAAAAGATCAAATAGAACAAGCGAAGCAACTCTTCACAGTCAGAAAGGTTATGACTGACTGACGGTGGCGATCGCGCCCAACCGCACGATCGGATACGTGCGGGCGGGCGCGGCGTTAGGACTACACCCAGCGTCTTCAGGATTGTTCGTGCGCACGGCATTATCGGGGCAGCCCATGAGCAACATGGCGCCAAGTGCTGCGATCGGAATGGCAAGCCGATGCATGTTCACTCCAGCATCGCCTTGCCCGTGAGCCCGGAGGCGCTGAGGCCTTTGCGCTCACAGTAGGCCTTCAGGCCTTTGACCACCTTGATGGCGGCCAACGGGTCACGGAAGCTCGCGCTGCCAACCTGCACGGCGCTCGCTCCGGCGAGCATGAATTCAACGGCGTCTTCAGCGGTGGCGATGCCGCCGACGCCAATGACCGGGATCCTCACGGCACGAGACACCTCCCAGACCATGCGCACAGCGATAGGCTTGATGGCGGGACCTGACAGGCCGCCGGTGCGGTTGGCCAGGTGTGGACGCCACGTTTCCGGATCGATCGACAGGCCGCGGATAGTGTTGATGGCACAAAGCGCATCAGCGCCAGCTTGCTCACAGGCCTTGGCGACGTCCGCTAGGCGTCCGGCTTCCGGCGAGAGCTTGACCCAGAGAGCGCGCTTGGTGACCTTGCGCAGGGCGCTGACGACGGACGCAGCGGCGGCCGGGTCTACGCCGAACTCGAGGCCACCCTTGCTGACGTTCGGACATGAGATATTGACCTCGATGGCCGCGATACCGTCTTCGCAGTTCAGACGCGTGGCGAGCGCCACGAAGTCCTCAATGCTGCTGGCGAAGATGTTGGGGATCACGGTGACACCAAGTTCGCGCAAACGAGGGAGCTTGTCGAAGCAGAAGGCTTCAATTCCGATGTTCGCCAGGCCGATCGCGTTGAGCATACCCGCGGTGGTCTCGCGAATCCGGGGTGGTGGGTTACCCGCACGCGGGTGAAGGCTCAGACCCTTGGAGCAGATTCCACCAAGCTGCGCGATGTCGAAGAAGCCCTCATACTCGAGGCCGTAGCCGAAGGTTCCGGATGCGGTCATTACCGGGTTCTTGAGCGTCACATCACCAATGCTCACGTGCTGGTCGGCGACTTCCATGATCACTTCTCCCAGTCAATGAGTGCTGCGTCCACACACGCGCCGTCGGAGCACGCGTACAGGAATCCACCACCATTCTTGTGCACTGCACATCCAAGGCACGCGCCATAACCGCACGCCATCACAGTCTCGAGCGATATTTCGCACTGTACCCGCGCGGCGCGCGCCATTGCAACGACGTTTGCCATCATCCTCTGCGGCCCGCACGCATAGATCTTCGCCCGGCCTTGAGTTTCGACCAACGCCTTCTGCAGAGCAATGGTGACCAGCCCCATTTCCCCAAGACTTCCGTCCTCAGTGGTGATACGCATTTCGCTTGTCTCGCCAAGTTCATCTTCGAGCGCGAGCTCTGATGAGCATCGACCGCCGTACAGGGCGATGGGTCGCTGGCCTTGCGCGGCGAGAGTTCGCGCCAAGAACAGCAGCGGACAGACACCCACACCACCAGCCACCAGCACTGGAATGCGGTCCTTGGGACAAGGCGACCAAGGTTTACCAAGCGGCGCAAGCACCGAGAACAGATCGCCCGGTTCGCTCGCAGCCATACGTCGCGTGCCGTCGCCCACGACCTTCACCAGGATCGAAGGCCGCTTGCCGGCGGTAAGCAAGCTCATGGGCCGTGGCAGAAACGGGGTCTCACCCCACAGCGCGCCTCGCACCATGGCAAACTGGCCTGCCTGCGCCTCGAGCGGCGTCTCGTACTCGAACGTGAGCACGTGATGGCTAGCCCCAATGGAGTCTCGCCTCACTAGGGGGACCATGACTTGTCGCGCGTTGGCGTAATAGTTCGTCGATGGATCCATTATGCCTCCTCGAGCCGCGCTTCGTCGCGGCAGATCGATGGTGACGTTAACACGTGTGCATTTAAATATTCATGTTCAGCAGCCAACTGGACCGCCCAGTCATAATCTGCATGAATGTCCACCCCATCCATCACTAGATATCTGACGATATCTAAATGTCCATTTCTGGAAGCTTCAATCAAGTTCATTTTTGACCTATTACCGTTTTGTTACGATCGAATACGCGCGAGATCCCACAGTCATCGTCAATCAGTCATAACCTTTCTTACTGCAAAAAGTTGTTTCGCTTGTTTTATCTGATCTTTCGTAAGGACTTGCTTTGCAATTTTAGTCGGGTTACCTTTTTCATTCAGAAGACATGACGTGTCCGCGCCATTCTCTATTAGACATCGGACAACGTCTAAACGTTCATTTCCGGCAGACCGTCGGAGTGCAGAGTCATCATATGCATGGACATTTGCTCCATTCTCTACGAGAAATCGGACAACGTCTAAATGCCCTTCCCAAGCAGACCATCGGAGCGCACAGTCATTATTTGCATTAATATCAGCTCCATTTTCTACTAGATATTGTATAATGTTTAAATGCCCATTTACAGCAGCAAACCAGAGCGCAGAGTCATCATATGTATGGATATCCGCACCATTTTCTATAAGGAATTGGACAACGTCTAAATGACCATATTTAGCAGCCAACCGGAGCGCATAGTCATTATCTGCATGGATGTCTGCCCCATTCTCTACGAGAGATCGTACAACATATAAATGTCCCTTTTCAGCAGCCCACCGGAGCGCCTGGTCATTATCTGCATGGATGTCTGCCCCCTTCTCTATGAGATATTGGATAACATCTAAACGCCCTTTTTCAGCAGACCATCGGAGCGCAAGGTCATTATCTGCATGGATGTCCGCACCATTCTCTACGAGGAATCGGACAGTCTCTAAATGTCCATTTTCAGCGGCCAACCGGAGCGCAAGGTCATTATCTGCATGGATGTCTGCCCCATTTCTTATGAGAAACTGAACAACATCTAAATGTCCGTTTTTGGCAGCCTCAATCAAGTTCATTTATGTCCTATGATCTTTTTGTTACGATCGGATATGTGCAGGGTCCCACGGTCACCATCAGTCAGTCATGATCTTTCTGACCGCGAATAGCTGTTTCGCTTGTTCTATTTGATCTTCCGTAAGAACTTGCTTTGCGATTTCGGTTGGTTTTCCTTCATTGTCTAGAAGATATGATGTATCTGCTTCATTCTCTACTAGGTATTTGACAATATCTAATTGACCATTTACAGCAGTCCACCGGAGCGCAAAGTCATCACCCGCATGAATGTCCGCACCATTCTCTACTAGATATCGGACAACGTCTAAACGTCCATTCATAGCAGACCACCGGAGCGCATAGTCATTATCTACATGAATGTCCGCACCATTCTCTACTAGATATCGGACAACGTCTAAATGCCCATCTCTAGCAGACCATCGGAGCGCATAGTCATTATCTGCATGGATGTCTGCCCCATTTTCTACAAGGAATCGGACAACGTCTAAATGTCCGTTCCCAGCAGTATATCGAAGCGCAAAGTCATTATTTGCATGGACGTCCGCTCCATTTTCTACAAGGAATCGGACAACGTCTAAATGTCCGTTCCCAGCAGACCACCGGAGCGCAGAGTCATCACATGCATGAATGTCCGCCCCATTCTCTACGAGAAATCGGACAATGTCTAATTGTCCACACTCAGCAGCCCATCGGATCGCATAGTCATCGTATGCATGGACGTCCACCCCATTCTCTACGAGAAATCGGACAACGTCTAAACGTCCACATTCAGCAGCTTCAAACAGATTCATGTCAGTGTGCATTCATGATATCTCCGATCTGGAATTCTGCATAATCGGATATGCTCTCCGGGCGCACAGTTCCGGCCATCATCAAGCCAACATTATATCTCTGACGGACCAGAGGTCGAACCCGTCTCTGAGGACGGATTCGTCGACGTCTGAGCGATTCAGAAATCTCCTCAGATCGCCCCATGTCTCCCAATTACGCATTTTG